CATCGAACGCGAGCCCCGTCGCGAGGAACGCTACATCGAACGCGAGCCCCGTCGCGAGGAACGCTACATCGAACGCGAGCCCCGTCGCGAGGAACGCTACATCGAACGCGAGCCCCGTCGTGAGGAACGCTACATCGAACGCGAGCCCCGTCGTGAGGAACGCTACATCGAACGCGAGCCCCGTCGTGAAGGCTACGATGACCGTCGAGAGCCCCGTCGCGAGGAACGCTACATCGAACGCGAGCCCCGTCGTGAGGAACGTCGTCGTGTGTCATTCAATGACCTTCGTGAAGACACCGAACGTCGAGAACGTGAAATCAGCGAACGTGATGAAATGTACCAACGCGAAGAAGAACGTCGTTCCAAACCATGGCTTCAAGCTGCACTGAAACCTGCTCAAGAGAACCAACGCGGCCCATACGCTCATCCTCATGGTCCTCGTGTTCGCCTCAGCCTTGAAGAAAATGCACTCTGCGCATCCAAACACGCCGCCACAAATGATGATGAAAAAAAACAAAAACTCCCCCAAGCAGCAGCAGGAGCAATCGACGTCCGCAAAGTCGAACTCAACCATGCGGAGAATTGGTGCGATGAAGACAATGAACAACCATTCGTCTGCAACCCTGAGCAAATGACCATTGCGTTCCTTCAAGAGTGCATCATGGCGAACCTCACTACAAGCAGAGAACACGATTTCATCGCTGAGTGCGACAACCAGAGTGAGATGCCATTCTACTGCGGACAATAAAGGGTAAGCCAAGCCAACGACGCCAACGGTAAATTCAAACAGGTAAGTGTTATTTGTGTGTGTGTGTGTGTGTGTGTGTGTGTGTGTGTGTGTTGCTAACACTTTTTTATTCAATACCCTCCTCTTATTATTCTGTGGAACGAATAAAATTGAAATGTTTTGTATTCGTAATGATACTCAAGCGTTGATGGAACAACATTATCTGAACAAGTCTATAATTGATTTTTTAGAAAGAGAAAAAATGGAGAGACAAATCGAAGAAGAAGAATCCGAACTTGCTCGTCAGTTGGCAAACCAAGAACACATTTACAGTTACACAGACGGCAGTGTTTATATGGGACATATGCGTGAAAATGATGCTGAAAGCATCAAAAATGGGGGTCTAAGCCACTTGCGACATGGTCGCGGAACTCTTCGCACTCCTGCGCTTGTATGTGGTATTTCACTTAAAAACTACACAAGCGAAGATGCAGTTGAAAACGCACAATACGCAAAATGGTATGAATATGCTGGAACATGGAAGAACGACAAGTTACACGGACACGGCGTGAATGTTCAAAAATCAGGTGATGGAGGTGAAATTGTGGTCTTTGAAGGGATTTGGGACAACGGAAAACCAATCAAGTCGGTTCATTTCAAAGAAGAACATGACGATGGCGAAGATAATTGATTTGGATGGTAAGCACGCAGTGTTGCGAAAAAATTGAAATGTTTTTTTTGTTTATCAGGATTAGCAGACCAAAACGATATACAGAATAACGAACGACCATGCCTACAAATATGCCAACGACAGTTCCTGACCCCAAATACCGCCGCTTGGATTTTGCTAAACTCCCGCCATATCGATTGGAAAAAATGCCCCAAAGCGAACTGAAGGCAGCAATCCCGTTTTGGGATCCATTTTGCCCAATACGTTTTAAGAATATCTGGGATGACGAAAAAGAAACAAAACGTGCCGAAGACAAACAAAAGGCCGACCTTGCCCGACCCGCAACGCGCCGAACCCAAACGAAATCAACAAAGATGCGACGTCCTTTCTGTAAGTTTTGCATGCAACGCGGCCTCCCTCTCAAAGACTGTAAGACGCATTACACGAAAAGCGGTCCGGAATTTGGCGCGACCATCACCTGCCCGGTGTTGCTTCAACAACAATGCGCCCGATGCGGTGAAACTGGCCACACACCGAAATACTGCAAAAGCGAACACTGGTTGAACACCGACCCGTGTGAAACCTCATGCTACCGCTGCCAATACAGTTTCAACTGGTTTCCTGTTGTGTTTATTGGTGACGACTACTTACCACAATGGCAGAAACCGATCCCCCCAGCGTTTCAAAAAAGGCACGAAGAATACGAAGAACGATATGTGAAAACATCGCGGATTTGGATTGAAATGACGGGCGATCACAAGCACTACACCAACGATTTCCGACTTGTGATGTTGATCAAAAACGACGAGGACTGGTTTAACATCCGGGACAGAACTGAATACGAAAACAGGGTTCAGGAACATTGGGAAATGATGCGGTCTGTGATATGGGATGACACACCGATCCGAAAAAATCGCGACGCATTCTACATCATGCGTGATGCGCCACCAACTTACGAGGAGGCGACTGCAGCATCAGAGCTATTACAGGCGGTGGATACAACCGCAACGACCTCGGATGCGAATAAGGTGGAGCTTACCTCAGTGTTGAAGCGCCTCCCCGAAGAAACCAAGACGAATTTCGAGCGTGATTGTGCCCGGACAATGCGGAATATCATCATGAAATATATTGAGCATCAAAGTAAGTAAATGTGTGTGTGTGTGTGTGTGTGTGTGTGTGTGTGTGTCTGTGTGTGTGTGTGTATTTTTATTTTTATAATGATTTTGTACATTGTCTCTATTTCAAATAAAATTGAAATGCTTTTCATTTATTTACTAGAATACAGCGAACGCAGACATGAACAGACAACAACAAGAACAAGAACTCTTCAAAAGAACCGCCGAGCTGTTGGCGGATGACAAACTCACGCCGGAACAGGCCTGTTCCTTTATTGAGACGCTCCGCGATGCGGGAATACTTGCTGACGATATATTGGAGCCAGAAAACCTAGAACAAGAAAAGCAAAAAGGCTTCAACGAAATTGCAGGGGTTTATTCAGATTGGAAAGTCTCAAAAGAAGAAGCGTGCGAGGCGTTTGTGGAGTGGGTCGATGAGTGGAAGTCGAAGAAGTGAAAAAAAACACGGTTCTCAGGATGGAGGGTAGAATGAGATTTTGTTAAGGTTTTAATTATAGGTAAGTAAATATGTGTTGTGTTCTAACATTTTTTTATTGTTATGACCAGCCGGTTATTTGATGGATTTCACAAGTAAAAAAATTATATCACGTTCATTGACGTAGTTATTTGTCATTCGAATGGATTGCATGAGATGAAGACGTGTTGGGTTGCTGACCATTACACATGGTGAAAATCATATTTAGAATACCAACCGAAGCGACGCCAATGACCATCCATGAATTCATGTAAAAGTGCTTGGTTTTGTCCAATATATCCAGTATATATGAACAAAACGGATTTGCAGTATTGAATATGCTTGTTATCAAACCGATGAACCCGGGGGGCGAACAGAAGTTTGAATAGACCCGAACGCAAATCCAATGTATGAATGCAAACAAAGGAGGTAATAAAATCAAGAGTGCAAAATGTTTTTTTTCGGTCATGATATTTGTAATGTTTCTGCTGTATGGTTTTCATAATTTGAAATAATGAATATCAATTTTTTATACGTGTTCGAGCGGTATAGAGTGTCATATTATTGTTAGGAATACCTCGTGCTATATTATTCGCCTTTTCATCGAGTTCCGTAAGTGTTTCAGAAAGGTCGAATACCTTTTGTTTTTTGTATTCATCTGATATAGCCCATTCAGTATCTTTCGGTGTTATCCACGTCCCATCTTCTTTTGCATGTTCCAATAATACGTCGGGTAAATAAATCGCATTTGTGCGGATACTATGCCATCCGCGAATAAACGTGGGAATTCCCGTGTTACTCGTTTGTGTATCTTTGAATAAATATGTAATGACGCATCGCGTTACTGGCATATTTGTATTTTGCCCACCCGTTAATCTGCTTGTAGTACGAGCCTTATGTAGTACTTCACTTATAAATGTGTCTTCATTGACCTGGCTCCATACTTCGTTATTTTCAGAATACCATTTTCCAAGACATTCTCTCGCATTCATTTCAACATCGTAACATGTTACAAATATACCGTCAATTGGAGTTTTGATTATTTGTTTATTTGGTTTAAATATAGGGCGTACCAAAAATGACAAGTAACCTACAGCACTTTCACCTGGACTTCGTGTTCGTCCAACCCATTGAAACGAGATATGCTTGTGTCTCTTCAAAAAGAACCTAAATGTTTGAATGTCATCGATTTCATTCAGATATGATGCAGACGCGGTAGATAAAGAAAGAGAAGTCGTTACGATTGCGTGAGCTGCCTTATTTTCATTCATAATTGCATATTGAAATGGCTTGTGATGAGAGAAATCGGCAGATATAATGTAGAAGTTAGATGCTTTATTATCGACGTGTCGTGTTGTGTTTGTATTATTATTATTATGTTTTTTCGTTCTAAATGTGCGTCTTCCTCCCACTCCATTATACAATTTGCGAACATTGACCGGTATGAAGCGTATGTTATCTATATTTATTTTCCACTGTCGAAAATAGTGAAGAATTGAACAAAATGGTACATACAGTTCATGATGACAATTATTCATGTAAATAGAAATTATTTTTTCATTCGGGTCGGTTATTGGGTTGGATTGAATTGTAATATCTGGTTTATTATTTGCTGGGTAATAGTAAATATAAACCCGTCGGATACTGTCTATGTTACTCGGTTTGAACTGTAATGTATGAGATATGATTTCACCTGTATAGGCAGTACTTGCATGAGGTAAAACATAACCATATATGTCATCAACTATTGTGGAAGGTTTATCTGATAATATATCTTCCGTTCGAAACCATGTTTGGTTTGACATATTGTTATATATAGCAAATAAAAAGTGTTAGAATACATTTACCTTTACTTCATATTCCATTATTTACGTCATATTCCATTATTTACGTCATATTCCATTATTTACGTCATATTCCATTATTTACGTCATATTCCATTATTTACGTCACATTTTCTACTGAACATATTGCCTTGCCCAAAGATTTCTCTTATGAACAAACCAAGTGGGGTGCGATGTGTCGTCCTTTGCAGGGATTGGTGACCGATGAAATGGTGCAAACAACTCAGGATGCGTCCATTCGTTTTTGTCCTGCCAGACCGTGTAGTACCTTATACCGCCAGGGTATATATTTGAAGGAGCTCCGTATGAAGCAAATCGTACAAATGTGCCAGCCTCATCATCGTTGATCATCGCCTTCATTTTTTCAATTTTACGTCGGCTCACTGTGCGATGTCTGGCCCACTCTTGATGTCGCTCACTTTCTTCGTGTTTTTTCCAGTTTTTCGGTTTCCCAGTGTAGCCACAAACACATTCCCACATGCTGTTTTCATCACTGACACTCCACACTCCAACTGCATGTCTTGTGATGAATGGACAAACATGTGGGTCAGGATTTCGGTAGATGATTTCACGTGCGCCCACATAACATTCTGTTGCTTCGCGAAGGTACCGATATCGTGTTTCATAAGGAAGACCAACCCATTCTTCAGCGGAAATCCGGTTTTGAGAAGGGTCCGGATGATGAGTTTTCACAACTTTCCAAGCACGTTCTTCTGTGATATTTCCTTCCATTCCGGGTGGCAAAACACGGCGCGGAACCGGCGCTGCAAACAAATGTACAGACGCATTGTAGGAAGGAGGATGTCCGACTTGAACGGGGGCAGAAGGTACATGAACTACTGGAGCGGGTATTTCACGGTGTAGTGCGCCAAGTGCGTTCATCGCCTCCAGATACTCACCTTCTGGTATTTTGTCTTGATATTCTTCAATTACACGCATAAGTGCAGCCAAATTAGGATTTACGGCCATTTTATCAGTATTGTTTCGTTGTCCTTCTTGAACGCTGTATGTAATATATTCTAAAAAAACATTTCAATTTTTTAGAATACGTGAAAATAATGGTTAATGTAAAAATTCGATAGTATTACGGCAGGTATTTGAACTGTATTTTGGTGTAAAACTAAATAGAGTTGTTGTACTTACATTGTTTGATGTACCTCTAGAACCCTCTCCAGATATTACTGCGCCCCCCAAACCAGAACCGGAAGTAAGTTGCAATCTTCCAATTTCCACAATACTGCGAGCACCCGATGAAGTCCCAGTTACTACCGTGAAAACCGGTCGTGTCGGAGAAATTATTTGTCCGGTCATAATTTGAGGTATTTGAGAATAACGATTTACGCGCATAAAATGACGAACATCGCGGAGAAGCGAGCTCCATGAGTATGTGCGAATAGAAGCTTGATTAGAACGAAGAATGGAAAATACTGCATATGTCAATGCGCCGGCAAAGTCATTATTGATATAAGCGTCGGCGGACGTTTGTTCGTCACGCGAACCACTAATCATAAATACATCACCTACTGTGTCAGCATATTTACCATTAGCGAATGCCTTTTGCTGAGTACGCCATACCGGAAGGCGGTTAGATGCAGTAGGTGGTGACAATAAAATACTGAAATCCTCATATTTATACCGGATATCACAACCGGTGCCATTATGACAGCAGTCGAGAATTACATATAGTCGCGCACCACGGGGAACGCGATTTACAAGGAGTGTGCGTATTTCATCGTCGGTGATAATACCTCCACCAGCCGACGATGGTGAATTATAATCGAGTGGGCAAAGGCATGAGTCGGCGCCAGTTATTTCATCTCCATTTGTATCACGCACTAGAGTTCCATGGCCTGAAAAGTGGAATATAGCTTCATCGCCCGCTATCATACCGGCGACGAGGGTAGATAACCCCGCGATAATATTTTGACGCGTTGGTGGATTTGTAGATGCACCTACACCGCCACGATTTCCATCGGTTAGCATTATAATGGATGACTGTGAATATCCTAAAACGGAACGCAGATATTGGCCAACATTTACAACGTCATTATAGCATCCATTTAATCTAGAAGTAGGATTGTTATTGTAATTAATACCTACCAAAAAAGCGGTTCGACGAGGAGGGCGGGAAGCGGATATGGACATTTATACATTATAGAAGGATATAATATTTCATATAAAGATACAAACAGATATAATCTATAATCATGAAACTCGCATTCATTACTGGAATAACCGGTCAGGATGGTTCGTATCTTAGTGAATTACTGCTAGAAAAGGGATATAAGGTATTCAGTATTGTCCGTAGAACCTCCTTATTATTTTCACACACAAGAATTGACCATATTCGTGATAAATTAGAACTCCGTTATGGCGACATGACAGATGCAACTGGATTATCAAATTATATCAACACGATTATTCAGACACATTCAGACTTTGAAGTATTCGAAATCTATAATTTAGCTGCACAATCACATGTAGCAATTTCGTTTGAAATACCTGAATATACCGTAGATGTTGATGGTGTTGGAGTACTACGATTACTTGAGGTTATCAGAGGCCAACCTGAACCCATTCGAAAAAAAATACGATTTTATCAAGCAGGAACAAGTGAGATGTTTGGTGATGTCAAAGAGACACCGCAAAATGAAAATACCCCGTTTAATCCAGTATCACCTTATGCTGCAGCGAAAGTGTATGGACATTATATTACGAAAGTATATCGCGAAGGTTATGGAATGTATGCAGTAAATGGAATTTTATTCAATCACGAAAGCAAGCGTCGCGTTGAGAATTTTGTGACAATGAAAATTGTAAATGGTATTAAAAATATTCTAAATGGAAGACAGTCATGCATTGAGTTAGGTAATATTGATAGTCGGCGTGATTGGGGACACGCAAAGGACTATATTTATGGAATGTGGCTCATGTTGCAACAAGAACAACCCGAAGATTTCGTTCTTGCATCAGGAAAGACATACACAATTCGTCATTTTATCCAGAAAGCATTTGAGCATAAAGGAATACAATTAGAGTGGAGTGGCGAAGGACTTGCTGAAATCGGGAAAGACGTACAAGACGGAACAACCCGAGTAAAAATAAATCCGAAATATTTCCGTCCATGCGAAGTGAATTTATTGTTGGGTGACGCAACAAAGGCTCGCGAAAAACTTGGTTGGACATTTAAATACGATACATTAGAGAAGTTAATTGAGGAAATGTTTGATTAAGTTCGGGGTGTTTATTGATTATCCGCCGAATGTTCCGTTACAAACAGTTTGTTCATCGCACATACTTCTGGTTTCTCATTGCTACGCAACGCTGTAAATATATGACGAATAATATTATCATGGCGGATACGTATCGTATAATCCTGTTGGATTGCACCACGTCCAATACGTCCCATAGACTGTATCGCTTTCTCTTGTGACATTCCTTCCAAATCTTTACCAATATATCCATGACAGAACTGATAATTTGTGCCATAGATATAATCTGTCGCGGTGATAATCAAATACAGCTTCTGATGCTTTGCAAGTGTCTTCATAATATCCGTGTATTTTTGGTCGGTGGTATTCGTAATTGCGCCAATTCCCATAAGAAGCAAAAGTTTCCAATGTGTTTCGACATTAAGAAGCATAATTTGTTCCACAGTTTCATCCTCAACGAATGATGTGAATTCATTTGAAATTGCAGTTCGTGTTGTCCAGCGCTTCAAATGTTCTAATCTGTTCGGGACAAATAGTTCATGAAGTGCTGTATATTTGACTGACTTCTTTAATTCATCCACTTTGATATGAAGTCGGTCGGTTTCTGGATTAACGCGAGTATCTGATGTGAATTTGCGCATTTTCTTTTCGTCATCTCCGCCACCACTTGCTTCTTTGCTTTCACCTTCAAGGTCTTTAATCAATTTCTCTGTTTTCCCGATTTCTTCCAAAATGCGCGTATTGAAGTCAATTGTCTCCATAATATCTTCCATTACGACATTTGGTATTTTCGCAATCTGCAGCATAAATGCCGCAACCTTATCCACATTTTCCGTCAAATAAATTGTAGGGCCATCTGTGAGTGTATGTGCATCGCTTGTTGATAAGTTGATGACCGATGCGAATTTGGGCTTGCGAACACCAGTTAATGTTTCATACACACAGGTCCAGTATTTTGGGCGGATGTTTTCAAGAAGGAGTAAGTAGTATTCCTTGATACTCGTCATCGTTATATCTCCAATGTCAGCAAACATATTTTCAGGAAGGTACCTCTGGGACGTTATAATGAGACCGCGGTTTTCATCCGTATCGGGGTCGTCCGCATGTTTCGCTTTTTCCGATTTGGCATCGTCGCTGTCGTCGTCACTGTCGTCGCTGTCGTCGCTGTCGTCGCTGTCGTTGTCACTGTCGTCGTGCTTAACTGGTTTCGTAACTAATGCAATAAATCGCAAAATTTCTCGAAGGTCGAAATATCGCATCAATGTCTTGTATGTCTTGCAATGGTCGACGCATTCCAATATGCGGTTATAATCATCTCCAAACATATAATGTGGCAGTTCAATAAACCCACTCTGATTAACAATCGGTATTGATTTCTTGAAATCGTGACTAACTACACTATATACTTCCGCCCCTCTCTCGTGAAACTTCACTTTAAAATCCTGTATCACATCGACAATTTCATCTTCACGTGGTAATGTGGCGGATGATAGCACCACATTTGGAATAAGGTTGCCACTCCAATTTCGATGAATAATTGGGTGAAGTACGTGTTCAGGGTAGTCCAGTGATATTGTAGGCTCGTCCCAATACATCAACAACTGTTCAAGAGGATGAAACGCCATCATGTATCTCATTGCAAGTAAATATGACCGAATATCGCAAATCATGATTTCGACATTGTCGCCAATGCTGTTATCAACCTTGCGAATACGACCGCTTCGTTTATCTCTGATGGCTTCTTTTGCCGCGAAATAATGAAGACGGATGTCGTCAATATTGCTGCATCCAAATGCAAATGCAATGCGCTTCTTCACTGAAATCGCCGCCTTTGCCAGAGCCAGACCAACATGACGCGCTGCACAAACGAATATTATTTTATATTTTTCGGATAACCCAAGAGGCGACAGTGTCTTTCCAGTACCAGTTGGCGCAATATACAGAATGAGTTTCGCGTCCGGGCGTTTTGCTATCGTGAATAATTGCTTTTGATGTTCATATAACTGAAAATCGGCATATTTGAATACACACTCATTTTGCTCGATGAAACGATATGCATTTCGAAGAAACCCTATTATTTCGACTTCATCTTTGAATTCATCGATAATATAGTTTGCAAAATCGATAATATGTGCGTTAATTCCAACCACCGATTTTTGAAGCATTAATTTCAGTGTATAATAATGCTTCATCCATTCATTGGGTCCAACTGATGGAGTTCCTCCTCCTCCTGCTGCTGCTGTTGCCACCGGACCACAATTCTTCGCTTCCATCATCATTTCAATTGTAGTTATAATATGATGGTCGTATGTGTCGCCAGAACCACCAAAGGTGGTATTCATGTTCTGCATTCTCATCATGTCGGCTTTTTTCATCGGTTTGTTTGATTTTGTATTAACTTTGAACCGATTGCTTGTATTACTAAAACTATTGTGCGCAAGAATGCGTTCAATTCGCTTTTTGAAGTATTCGTCATATAGATAATCCTCCATTTCCGGCGTATTTGTTATTTTCAGCCGTGAAAATAGAGAAAGGTGTGTGTTGAACACAATATTTACGTCATTAAAACCAGCAATGATCAGTTTTAAAATACGCATTTCGTTTTCTGGCTCCATTATTTCAACACCATTCCATTCTTCGCCAGTGAGTTTAACTTGTACAAGAGTTGCTTCCGTCATTTTATTTAGTAGTCGTGTTAGTTACAATACCGAACTTCAATACATTACTATTCATTCGTTATTTTTAAATCAATTTTAGTCGTAAAAGTATTATAATGATTTGCAACAATAAATCGAATTAAATATAAGATTGTATTGTATATACCCTATCACAATACAATGCCTCTTCCTCTTATTATTAGTTTTGACGGAAATATCGGTTCAGGAAAATCAACAACATGTTATGAATATGAACAGTATCTTAAAAGTAAAATGAATACGAACGACCCAGTATTCCCGAACATCACGTCATTTGAAGAAGAGGTATGTTTTGTAGATGAGCCGGTTGATTTATGGAACCAAATTTGTGATAAAGACGGTGTAAATATTTTGACAAATTTATACAAAGATATTCGCGCAAATGCGTTCAAATTTCAGATGATGGCATATATATCGCGTTTATCTATTCTTCGAAAGGCGGTAAAAAACCCCAAAATAAAACTTATTATCACAGAACGAAGCGTCGAAACTGACCGAAATGTATTTGCAAAGATGTTGTATGATGTAGGAGATATTTCACATGATGAATTCCAGATTTATAACTTATGGTTCGATGAATTTTTGGTAGATGTGCCTTTATCCGGTATTGTATATATTAATGCGTCACCTGATGTATGCATAAAACGTATTGGAAAACGTGCGCGCGCCGGTGAAATTATTCAAGCGGACTATATTCAACGTTGTCATCAATATCATGAGGACTGGATACGCGGAAGGGCCTGTCATTTGTTGGAGTTGGCTGCCGACGAGGATATGAACGAAACGCCTCGCCTTCTTTCGCAGCGAATGGAACGTATAACTGAATTTATACGCGGATTATTGGTCTAAATGAATTAAACATTTATTACTCTTATTATCACGAATAGTAATAAATATATTTGATATGTCATCACATGAAGCAGTGTGTCGATTTGTTTCCAGTAGAGGATTACTTAAATCATGTAATGTGTATTCACAAAATCCAAAATCAAGCTGTCCTACTGACCTCGCTCATGTCGAGGAATTTATTTGGCAACAAAACTCTGGATTGCTTCCACCACGGGATAGCCCTGTATCTATTTATGTATGTTGCGACGCATTTCAAACTTTTATTAATGATTATGCATCTCAAATAAACGTACCATTCATTATTGTATGCGGCGATGGCGACCAAACCATGTTCCGCGAAACAATCTCTCGAGAGAAATTAAACATGTTTGTGATGTTTATGTTGAATACAAACCTGCGTGGATTATTCTCTCAGAATATGGATATTCAAGAGTGTCGGCATTTTTTGACTGAAAAAATAGAGAAATTATGGGCGGCGAATGCAACAATATTTAAAAGTGATGATGCACCAAAGACATTAGAATATGCAATCGAAACTGTTTTACAAAAATTACGGCAAATTCCAATTGGCTTGGATTATCATACAATTAGCGCAAATCCAAGACATCCATGGATATCGGCTACAACAGAAGGAACAACACCCGTGGAACAAGAAACCGTACTTATTGAACAAATTCGGTCTGTAATGAAACCATTTTATCAACGTAAAATCAGAATATACTCAAATGTCATGCTGTGTCCAGACCGGTTTAATGACCGGGTGGATGCTATAAGAATGATACCATCTGTCCTAATCTCTCAACAATCATCTTTTTTATCTAGAACGCAGACATGGAAGAATATGACGGAATACGCATTCGTATTGTCGCCGTTTGGAAATGGTATGGATTGTCATCGAACATGGGAAGCATTGTTATGTGGCTGTATTCCTATTGTACGTTCGTCTGTGTTTGATGAACTATTTGAAGGTCTTCCTGTTCTAATTGTGAATAATTGGAGTGATATTTCATTACCATTATTGGTTACAACAATGAATCGTTTTAAAGATAATATCGATAATAATGAACTCAAATATGAAAAACTAGAACTCTCGTATTATACAAAGTGGTTTTCAAATAATTAATGCACGTATCTGAAACATCCCGTGACAATTATTACTAGTAAATTGTTTTATTATTAATAGCACAATATTACACCCTTGCACATGTAAAATGCTCATTACTATTGCGTTAAATTATATAATAAGTTATATACTATATTTGTATAACTTATTGTATAAATGGATAATAATTCTTTAGCAAGTTATTATGTTACAAATAAAAATGAATTTCTAGGTGAAGATGGTCACGAAAAATTATTAGTTGGTCTAAAGAAACATATAACACATATTAATGATACTAATTGTAAAATAGTTGGTATTGATGTTGGCTGCTGTATTGGCGATTATATACACAATATTAACGCCATTTGTACGGAACAAAATAAAAAAATATTATGTTTTGAACCTAATCCTGTCAATATTTTCGCGTTAGAACCGAAAATAAAAAAAGATAATACTTTAAAATTATTTAAACATTGTATTTCAAATGAAACCGCTACGGCTTCTTTTTATAATTGGAAAGATAGTTATATTAATAATATAGGAAATGGAATAGCTGGACTAAGAAGTGGAGGTACGAAAATATGCGATGTTGATGTAAAAAAATTAGATGATGTTTTGGATGACGAATTTAATAACGAACATATTATAATTAAATTTATAAAAATAGACACTGAAGGCAATGATGGTAATGTAATTAAAGGATTTGAAAAATATTTACCAAAAACGAAATATATTATATTTGAGTGTAGTGATTGTTTAGATGATATTAGAGGTCCGGGAATAAAAAATCCTATGAAAGATATAGTCGATTTTTTATCCAAAAATGGGTTCGATACATATAGAATTGGAACAAAAAAGCTGTTTAAGGTAAATGATGAATATTGGCACCAAGTTTATGATGACTTGAAATTTTGGTCAAATTGTTTTTCGTTAAAGAAAGATGATAATTTGATACATAAATTGATAAATGACAATTTCGATTACACATATTAATTATATTATGAAACATCGTAAATTTGAAGATTATATGCAGTTGAATATCATTTGACATAAGACAAACCACCAGAACAATTTGTTAAGATGGATAAAAATGATGAAAAGACATAAATAAAAACCTCTTGCATATAAAGTTCATAACGAACAAATGAACTTTATATTCGATGAAATATTATACTGAATAGATGTCAGAACCCTACAATCTCTCGAATACTCGATTATATCGTTCTTTGAAACATCCCATTTTGCGAACCCTGTGTAACAATCGTCGGCTCAGCCCAATATATTTTAAGCACTAAATCTCTCGCGGCTTCATTCAACCACCAATCTACTGGCAAGTCGATTTTTTTAGTCAGGTTGCTTACGTAATCACATAGTTTCTTCGCACATCGTTGATGGATAATGTAACTATCCGTACATTTTGCTGCACCATTCCCCCCCCATGAAGTCTCATGCAGGCACTTCTCGTAGATATATTGATTAGGTATAAGTTGGTTTCTAGGAATATGCAAATTACATCCATCCCCAATGAATAACATGTCATAATCTCTCGGCATTTGTTTCATGTAATCTGCGAGTTTCTCGACGAAGCCGTTCGATAGAACAACGTCGTCTTCAAACACTAGAACCTCTTCATAATTCTCTCGAACCATTAATCTATATAAGTAAAGATGCTTAAGATGAAGTGACAACTCGCTGCGCCGGTCGGTTACGTATGCTCGGCTGAATTCAGGACATTCGTCGTCAGTGATTGTATCTTTATCGAACTTTTCAATGAATTCGTAATCCGTAATACCATGTTTCTCGAACTCTTTAATAATGTGTTGTTTTCGATGCGTGAGTTTTGAGTAATGATGTACGAAGATTTTCATTATTGTCGGTGGGTTTATGAATATTTTATATTATGTCGTTTATATCTTTTTATTACGCGCCAAATAACCATTTTATTCCATTTGCAATTAAATTTCCGCTGTTGGCACTTCCACCGCCGCCTAGACGTATTCCTTCATCATCGATGTCTGGTATATGAATACGAATATCTTGTTCGTCATTGCTTAAACTGGTACCGCTACCACCAGTTATGCCGCCGACATCTTCGATATAACCACCAAATCCATCATTGTTGTCGGAACCAACGCCACCACCCGACATTGCAGTCAATAATACCGACTTCGGTCGATACCGCAATATGTCAATTTCGTACTTTGTTATTTTAAACAGGTCTTTCCCATATATTTCATGAAGAAGCATCCATTCGAATATACCTCCTGTATAAATATGCACATTCGTAAAACCGAGTTTCACTAATTGTTCATATTTATGTAATATTGTAATATCGTTGGAGTTTTTACCATAGACAATAATCATAATATTGGGTTTTTTATGAATAAGTGCATTTACCACCCGTTCTTCAAATCGATAATCCACGGTCGATTTTATAAGACAGTGCTGCAATGACGGCGGAAGTGTATTAATTAATAGTGTCGAATGTTGAACATTTGAATTGCGATATACGACCATTTGAATATCTTCATAACTTACCTTCGGAATGAGTGAAACTTGATTGCCCATATATCAATGTATAATATCTAAAAATTACAGAATAAAATAATATTCTTAGTTATACTAACCATATTATTTGTTTTTATCTACGTTTATTATTTCACACTTTCATTGTATATTCCTCCATCTTTAATCGAATGTTATCACAATATCCACGAATTCTTTCTTGATACTTTTAGTTGCAGACAATGACAACTCCTCTCGTTTTTTTCGATTTTTAGGTTTTACAATAGGCGCGACCTCATTCGCGGCGGTATCATTTGTCATATCAGACGCCTTAATTTCACAACCATCAACAGTCGCTGAAGAAGTATGATGTGATTTCGCAATTTTACGTGATGTGTTATTTCGAATATTCATATCACTCTCGACAACCGAATAATTCTCGTGAATATAACGAAGTACTTGATTTTCAATCGCCCATTTAAAGAAATTCAATTGCCCGAGTGTTGTTTGAATATATGTAGTTCCATTCTTATGAGGAACATTAATTCGGTCCCAACGACAAAATGGGTCAAAACGTTTTTTCGAATATGCACGAAGTTTTAATTTATAATCTACATAAACTTTGAAACGTTTGGCTGGAGTTCCACTACCTTCAATATCATATACTGTATAATGCTTCTTTGAATAATTCGTAACAAACCAGTCCATAATACGAAGTGAAATATTCGTCGTTCCATTGATTACTGCAAGCATTTTTTCCATATTTTCGCCATCATTCTCGTGATAAAAACGGAGAACTTTGTGCAGGAGAAGGTCATTTTGAGTGTTATAAAGACTAGTTCCGTGTGCGAGAGGTGCAATAGATGTGGAAGGAAGTGTCGGATTAGGTCCTCCTCCAGACATAAAAAAAGTCGGAGGTTGTCTATCTTTTGGTGGTTGGATACAAGCCAGCATGTTCGTGTAATAGACATAGTTGGATAGTATTTAAACCTCTTTTATTGTTTTTGATATAAACACATTTCATTCATATATGTAGTTGTACTATTACTGATTATCATGTCTCTCGAACGTGCCGATTCTGGTTCTCCAGAAAACTGTGCTGAACAATATAAGTTGGCAAATTCGATGTTAAGGTCATCGGATAATGAATGTATCCATTCTAGTGACACAGAAAGTGAGTGTGATACTAAACAACCCAGCAAACTTTTAATTAATTTAACAAAGATGCCGGTAGGGCAATATAAATATTATACTGACACCCTCGGGATAATGAACCAAGTGCTTCTTTACTTGTATCATACGATACACAACTTGAGTTATTTACCTTCAAATTCAGGATATATGAATGATTCGTCGTCTTCATCAGTAACAAAAACTACCGTTCAGATGACACCTCTCAAGCTCCGCCGGCGTCCTTATAAATACGACAAAGATGACTTCTGCTATGTTCAAATTGGATATGGTGATTACAAATATACATATACTGTTCCTGCAACAAAGAGCGCGCCAGAGAAAACTGCAGATTTTCACATTTCATACCGCCAAGAGGATAAGGTTGTTGGAACACATGACACCCCTGAAAAGTTTGAATGTATGACAATTATAACAGATTCCCCAGAAATCTTTCATCATTTTTACCGTGAAAGCGACAATTTTCTTGAAAACAATGAATACGATGACAGCAAACTGCATATATATGTTATGTCAAAATATGGGGAGTGGATGCGTTACAATAAAATACCATCCCGTACGTTGGATACCGTTTATTTTGACGAGAAGCTAAAACTAAAACTCCGAGGAGATATCACGGAATTCTTAAAAAAAGAAAAAGAATACGATGAATTTGGTATTCCTTACAAGAAGAACTATCTAATTACAGGCATTCCTGGAAGCGGAAAGACCAGTATTATAAAGGCGATGTGTAGAGAAATTGGCTATAGTCTATGTATATTTTCCATCAATCACGACGTAGATAATAACACGGCACTTGCAGCGTTTCGCGATATTCCGCCCAAATCTGTTCTGTTGTTCGAGGATATTGATTGTCTATTTGAGAAGCGTGTAAGTACCAATGATAATAAGAGTAGTTTTACATTCAGTCATCTTCTAAATCTACTAGATGGAGTATTTTCCCGTAAAGGCCTGATTTCATTCATTACAACGAACCATCCAGAAAATTTGGATCATGCATTGTTACGTCAAGGACGAACCGATATGATAATTCACATGAACTACCCAAAGAAGGTAGATGTCAAACATTTATTCCGTGATATGATGAGAAAGGAAGAAATGACAGCAGATGAAATTGACCGTGATTTCGATAAGTTTTATGACCATATCAACAAGAAAACAATTACAATGGCTGGACTTGTCGGGTTTTTGTTTCGGTATCGATGCAAATGGGAAGATAATATTAACGAACTGCTGGATACGGATAAGTTTATTAAAGAGATTACCCGAAATGTGGAAGATAGCAAGTTGTATGCATAATTAAATAGTCATCATGTAATTTGGTGTTATTACTAAATATGCAATGGATGGTTACGTCGAACAAAATAGTCTTTCGTTGTAGTACCAGTGCCACCACTTCCAGGTAATATTGTAAGTTTAACCACGCTTCCGTGTTCTCCCCTCATCTTATTTCTAATCTTTTCTATTGTATCCCTTTGAACCGATTGATTATCGATTGCGATTAGCGTATCTCCGGGTCTCACCTCCCCCAATCCGGGTGTAGTACTACTTCTATTAATTATATGATTACCGTCAAGTACTAAATCAACACCATAATTGTGGTCGCTAGACGGTGTAACAGCTGCATTTGCGATGCTGGCGGGTATAACCCTAGCAACACTGCCACCGCTACCATTACCTCTAAATTGGGTAGGTTCTCTTACGATAGGATTGGCAATTGGCAATGAACCTTCGTTAAATTTAACACTCTTTTGGGAATGGGGGGGAACACCTGTCTGACGGAGGTTTGATTTGAAGGTTTGTTGGGATACCGCCGCTGGTAAAGGCATTCTCACGCTTTGATATGCTCCTCCTCCTCCTTCTACTATATTCAACGGAATACCTTCTGGTTTGTGGGCGGGTTGAGATTGTTCTCTCTGTAGCATTTGACTTAAAACATTATCCAAGAAATCTTTACTTCCTCGAATGAGTTTGACCTTAAATCTCAAACCTGCTGTACGTTCGAATGTCAATTCCACCGTGGAACCTTCAGGGCCAATTACAAACGGCCTAATCATTTCAAGACTCATGCCATGCGCTCCTATAATATCTATACCAACAAGGCAATCTCCGACTTTAACAGTACCTTCTCTGGATACAGAAAGATCTGGCACAATTTCTGAAACACAAATATTTTTATCGCCAGGACGATGTTCAAGTCTAAAACCAACTCCGTTAATTTGTGTGGTTTTTAACCGTGGGCTTGCTTCAATAAAGTCGATTAATCTTTCGTATTCCGATTTTTCGTTCGGGTTCTCCTGCTGCATCGGCCGTTTAGACTGCTCCGTCTCTTGGCGAAGTTGTTGTTCTAGTTTTTCCAAATCCAGTCGTGGTTGCTGTTGCTGTTGCTGTTGCTGTTGCTGTTGCTGTTGCTGTTGCTGTTGCTGTTGCTGTTGCTGTTGCTGCTGCTGCTGTTGCTGTTGGTACTGCTGCTGAGAGCGCTGCTGCTGCACACCTTCTGGCACAGCTGCTGCAGCAGCAGGCTGCATTGCAGCACTGCTTCCAGGGAAGCGCATTTTCACAACTGGCAGTTGCCCAGGCGCGAGCGGCGGAACGTAAGCGGCGTTAGCCAGGGCTTGCAAGTCTTGGAGTTGAGGAGGCACAAATGGGTAGGGATGCGCTGCGAGTGAAGGAGGGTGAGCTTGCTGTTGCTGTTGCTGCTGTTGCTGTTGCTGTTGTTGCTGTTGCTGTTGCTGTTGCTGTTGCTGCTGTTGCTGTTGTTGTTGCTGTTGCTGTTGTTGTTGCTGTTGCTGTTGTTGCTGTTGTTGCTGTTGTTGCTGTTGCTCTTGCTGTTGCATGTTACGAAACGAACTTAAAAGTTGAGGCGGGTTAAGAGTTGTATTCAGGACTGACCCACGTGTCATCTCACCGCCTATGCCAGGCGGTCTACCTCTCACATCAGCAGCATATCTGCTATTATCGCTTTCAGGGAGGAGTGTTTCTGTGGGTGGATGTAAATTTTTATCAAAAAATTTAGCGTCTCCTCGAATGAGTTTGACTGGAAATTGTTGATTTCCTCTTTTGAATGTCATATTTGCTATACTACCTTGCGATTTCTTCATCCATTCACGAATTGTTTCTACTCGTACCCCACCTATATCTCGATCATCTATTTGCACAAGTTGGTCCCCGACACTAACGGTACCTTCGCGTGCCGCAGAACCATTTTCAGTAATTTTTGAAACGGTGATGATACCATTCATGATACCATTCCTACGTGCCTGAGTCAGTTCAATACCAACGTCTGATTCTTTTCCACTTTCTAGTAGTAGGCTGGGGTTCAACCTTATTGTATCAACTAGTCCTTTATACTTTTGTTGTTGTTGTTGTTGTTGTTGTTGTGTTGGTTCCTCATGTCGTATTGGAACCTCAACATTCTCACCAAAAGAATCACTACTCCTATTTAATGTACTTAATTCAGGAGAATGCGTTTGAATTTCCATTAAAGAACCCGTCGATGAAGAAGAAGATTCTACTAAACTACAAACGCATTTTGTTTCCACATTTCCGCTGTTAGATGAGACAGGTTTGTCGCTCCATTTTTGTTTATACCAAGCTTCAAGACGTCCAATATTCTGCAATCCAGAGTTCCTTTTTTTTTGTAACCACCATGTTTCAAAAAAATGTAAAAAATCTAAATTGGCTAGCATTCCAACCCCTTTGTGTAATATTATATCTGGAACCACCTTGCCACGTTTTACTCTGGGAGGTGCTATAAAGTCCATAGTAATAGAGTTACTCCGTAAATATTTAGCAATACTATCCTTATTAAATCCTTTTTTATCCTCCTCATGTGGATAAAATTCCATCAAGAATTCAAGAAATAGGTATTCGACGCTCTCCTCATTTCGCTTTTCACGTTTAGACCCAAACAATCCAGTACGTTCAAACTGGTGTTGATCTAACCATTCGTTTAAACCTTCCTCGGTTACTTCTTCTCCTCCCAATCCTCCATAATATATTTTCTTTCTATAGGTTTGATGTCGTTTCGTCACTTTTAGTTTTTTTCCAACATTTCTTCTAATGGTATTTTTTTTCGCATTATATAATTTTTTATTTTTTATCGTACTACTGCCTCCACCGCGTTGGCTTGACCTTTTTTTTTGTTTTTTACTTTTATTGTGTGTTTTCATTCACAATATTATTTATATATTACACCAATATTTTATTGAAAGTAACGCAATAAAATATTTTACTCAATCTTTCTAAAGGTAAATTGCTTTCCTTGACGAAATCTCTCTGCATCCATTGTTCCACGCTTCAAATTACAATCCAAACATGCAATCACTACATTCGCATCATTGTGACCATAGTTATTGTCTATTCTATCTAATGTCCATTGTTTCCGACACATGGCTTCCTTGTATATCACTTGACAAATCTCTCGACAATAGTAACATAAAAGCTTGGCTTCTATCAAATGTTCAACAATTTTATTTGTTGTGATTGTATAACGCGGGTCGTATATATTATGATGTTTATCTTGATATATATACGATTTACGTTTTGCATCGATATCTCGAATAATATGAGAGATTATTTTCTGCCGTTCAATAACAGATAATGATTTCGCCGTTACTTTATTCGCATCTTCTTCATTCGTTTGAAATATCTTTGGTGGTTCTGGTAGTCCTGTTCCGAGAGATATATCTGCAATATGGATATTCAAAAATTCTAGGGTAAGTGACTGGTCCGAACTATAAAAATCGTCAGAAATGCATATCTTTTGACTTTTCGTAGTCTTTCTCTCAATAACCGCACCGGGGTCATCCATCTGTTTCATCTTGTCTTGGTTGCGTTTTCCCTGTATCTCTATTTTTTTCATTGGATGGATACATATTAAATCGACTAAATAACAAAAAGATTAACGCTACTTCTCATATACTACATACTTCGATAGTCATCAAATATGAATGTATCTGTATTATCATACCACTTATTATGTTTTGCATATTCATCATTCTCATCAACGTATAAATATATAATTGGGGTAGTTGTACGCATAGAAATATAACCTACATGTGTATTTACAACACCTACAATGTATTGTTCATTATTATAATACAACTCCTTCGCTTTTGTATAAATATCAAAATTTGGTTTATGCACAGTGCAGGGTTCGCGAAGACACCATTTCGTAATTTTATTTAATTCAGGAATAATTTCACGAATAATATTGACTGTCTCTATATTATTGTTTGTTATAATTACCGCATTTATTTTACCAGGGTTGGCATCAATACATTTCAACATTTCGATTGCATTCTTAGTTGGAGTTACATATAATGCCGCGTGTATTTTGAACGCTTCCAGCTTCTCATTTTGTATATCCGAGAGAATTTGCTCCATTCCGTGTATATCGTGTTTTGTCAATTCATATGCTACGTTTTCCAAGTATGTGTGAAAATTATTATAATTGATATAAATTCTCCATTCATTGTACGTCATAAACTTCAAACCACGATTTCGGAAAACATCCAAATAACTACGATAATGTGCATAAGATGTATGTGCAAGCGAACCATCGAGGTCAAAAACGACGAAATAAGTTGTAGTAGCTGCAGATGTTTCACGATTTGTAACTACTACATCATCATATCCATCACAAATACCGATTTTGGGATGCTTATATCGAGAGAATATATGAGGGATAGTTTCTGAAAATGTATGTGTGAAAAAATTATGGATATTGTATCGAGCATCCAGCAATTCAGTGTCATATGGATGTTTAAATTTACTGTTGTAATAAGTCAGTTCTTGATATAACTTGTTCGATGGTCGGTACGGAATAATATGCCAGTTGGGTATGTTCATATATTTCGAAATCTCCTTTACGATTTCATACCTTGTGAAACGATTATCAGGATTGTAGAAATGATATATACCGCTAAACTTTGGCGTTTCGTTACTATTTGCACTGATAATAGACGAAGTAGATGAGCATTGAATTGCGACAGTTACAATTACTCGAATGAATATGCATAAATCGGGAATATAAAGCGGACGGATAATAGAATAGTCGTCTTCATATTTTGTCATAGCTCTATTCGTTGTAGGTATAAATGGTACAATCGCTTTTGTATAGCGTAAATCCATTAAACCTTTTGATAGAATACCGACTGCATTATTGTGAAGGGGTGTGCATGAATTACTGGTATATAATAGAGGTGTGCGTATAATGCAGTAATTTGGCGCCGTTGGACCAATATTCGAAAGACAGCATGATAGAGAAATTTTTGGAACGTAATTTTTTTGAATACGGTATTCCGCCATAAGTTTGCTTATTCCATAATTTTGAATTGGATTTACCGGCGAACTCGGAAAATATGGCTGATGAGATTTCCCATCGAATACGTAATCGCTTGATAAGTAAATGAAATAAATACTCTCTTTTGCACAAAGCGCCGACATATTATCAACCGCATCCACATTTATTCGTTTAGTGGCATTCCAGTCATTCTCGCATTTTTCCAGATTTCTCTCGCCAATTAAAAATACACAAACAGACCAACGACCTTTGTTCTCGTAAAAAAAATCACATACTTCATCCTGGTTCGTAAAATCAACGCGGAACATATTCTCTCGATAGCAAAAATCGTGGTCATTGCATCTATGATACGTACCGTCATATCGAATATTCTCTCGGTCGAATAGGTCGCATAATTCGCGTCCAACATTACCAGAAGCACCGCAAATTAATATTGACATTTTAATATGTATAGTTCTATCACCCACTGTTTATGTGTTTTATGATTAGTTTGGGAGCGCGATGGCCATGTATTTTACGCAATCCGCGAGCATACCATAACGGCATGTCGCGCAACTTCGACCATTTCGCAATCCGGCGCTTGGGTTCGGATAAATAATAACTCCGGTATGATGCAACCGCATCGTAAATGTCATATCCATGACTGGTTCCAGTGGGTTGCGTTGATATCAACGATGTGCTTTCCGTGTGTATTTTGAACTCATCTGGCATCGCAAGTGCGAACGGTGTCATTATTCCGGGTATCTTGACGCGTTCAAACGCTGATGGCGGGGGGGCGTTACGGCGTAAATATTGAGCAACTCCATATGATTTATGTTGCTTGTTGGCAGGATGGCCATATCTGTATTTCCATTCGGAGTGCATTGCATCAATCAAGTCAAGCGTCCAAATGAAGTTGGCATGGGATGCACGGCACCATATTGTAACGGGGTGATTTTTGTGTGCGATTTTATAAACACATGGTCCGCATTTATCTGGTTGGTCGCCAACCAACAACCGTTGAGTTGTGCATAACATTTGCACTGCTTCCAGAATGATTTTGGCGATATGTTTGTCCATCATATATTTTGCGATTTTCTCGGGGTCGAGTGAAAGAATGAATAGGTTCATGATCAGTGTCGCTGTAGTGGTTGTTGTCCTTGAATATCAATGTAACATAAAATAAGTTTTCAATTTTATCGTAGATTTAGTAAAAATGACATAAAAGAATTTTATCTGGTTATATCATAAAATGTCTTTGAACTCCGCTTTCTCTTCTGCCGACTCCGCCGATGCCAAGGCTCGCATTTCTGGTTCTGTTTCTGGAACTGTGAACTTTTCTTTTGGTGGCCGCCCTTCCCCGAAATCAACCTATATGTCAAATGGCTATAGGATGAACTCTAGTGGGTATCTGGCCAATCCTACACGCTCGGCACAAATTGCAGCCAATAACGCTGGTGCGCTTACTCGCGCTGAGGCGTCTCGTATGGGTTTGCCCCTTGGCGGCCGGCGTTAAATACAATAATAGAGTTTTCAATACGATATAAAACTATTCTCTTGGTTTATATCATAAAATGTCTTTGAACCCCGATTTTTCTGCTGCGTCCGCTTCGACCGCCCCCGATGCAAAACTCACATTCAATGTGAATGCATTCAACGGCAATACTACGAACTTTGGTCGTTGCGCTGCACCCAAGCCAAAAGCGATGGTGCCCGTTCAACCGAATGGAGAGTTGCCGTTTCCAACATTTGGTACTCCACGGCGCCCGGGAACAATAATGCCTATGTAAATTCTATTCTCAGTGATGGCATGCATGGCCCAATACTGCATTATTCTATATTATGATTATTTATTTGGATATAATCATGAACTTATCAACACAATCTACTAAAATCAAAACGCGGGCCATTTAGAACAACAACCGGCAGCCAATTTATGACATCTGGATTACAGATATTTGCTGTAAATGAACCAACACCTATTTCAGCACATACTCCTATTGCCAAGCGACTAGAAATGATAAACCGAGAGATTTCACCGGACAGCTCAGCTCGGGCACCTACATTAGAACGACCTAGTTCAAATGATGCACCAGGAATAGGACGATTGATTGTAAATGTAGTCGTCCATGTATTGCCAACACCTAAAGAAATGCCAAGAAGTGACGCCCATGCACGATATCCAAAGTTAGATGGAGTAGCACATGGTCTAAACCATGCAGATGCTCCAATCGTAATATAGGTTTGAAGACCAATCATACACGCAATTTCACTACCACCGCCGCCGTCTCTACAAGTACAAAAATTAGGAAGACGAAAATTGCGCGTAACTGCCCCACAAATACTCACAGATGTAGGCTTCAACCCTTTTCCGAAATCACGCATTTTAGCTACATGAAACGCGTCCAAATTTACTACCGCATCAACATCGTTCATGTCGTCAGAGTACGTGCTATTCGATATACAACGAGCATTTTTAGAACAAACGAACGATGAAGGGCAAGAATATCGGGCATCATTGCATCGAACCGCATTCGGTAATGGAGAACATGCATAGAATAAACCAGCACCGCTAATATTACTCATACACGTTTGCCGTGGAGCACAATATATACCATTTGCACAATCTACATTCGCGCTAATTGGCGCCAACGCATTTATACTACCACCAAATATAACGAGACATGCTGTCAAAAATGTAATAACTTGCATCGTGTTTATATTATAATCTCATTATAAAACTTTATATAATATTCTTATCGAAATCATAATATACAAAAACAACTTTAAGTCATCTTTATATATTATGTATATCACGCGAACTAAATGCCTCGTAAATCTAACAGCGCCCTCGAGGTTGTCAAAGAAGTCGGAAATGAACAAGTCGGCGAAACCACGCACGCTACAATAACAACGAACAATGCCGACGATGCAGCACTCAAAAATATCAACTACAAAAATATGCTTCTTACAGGGAATTATTCGATGTTAAAGCCGGATATTGTTACAAATCCGAATATTGATGATATCTTAGAAAACGAGAAAAATGCTAGTAAAACCGACCCGTGGAATAAGCTTGATAAATCCGCAAAAGTCGGGAAACTGAAAGAGTTTGCCGGGCGTCATGGAAAGAAAGAAAATCATACTGACCAAGAAATTACTGTATTATACAATTTTCTTGTAAGCGCACTTGAGCAAAAGAAACTAATGCGCGCAAAAGATGTCGTGTATGATAAAACAACCGGTACAATTACAAGCATTCCTTGCCTAATTTATCATACCGGGTTTAAAAAATTCACGCTTAAACGTTGTGAGAAGCGTCAATCTACTCTGAAATCTCTCGCACCGGCATCAAATATGTCGAAAAAGCGAAAGTTGGGTATTGAAGACGGAAATGCGTCGGCTTCTGTTTCAGATTCTTAGTTATTATTCTTTTGTTTCTTACTCTGTGTCAGTCTTATAGTCTTTCTTCGGTTCCTCACAGTATGGTTTCGCTTCTTCGATTTCATACTGCGTCCTTCTTTTCGATATACTTTCAAACTGCATTTCGGCCCACAAATCGGTTTCATAAGTTTGTGTGTTATCTCTTTCTCATGGTCCAATATTATATCCACCATGTTTTTATAAAATGGTCTAAATTTCGAACGGTTCTTCCGTAATTCGGCGAATGAAAACCATTTGATTTCCGCTTTTTCAAGAAGACCATTGTGCGGGTTCTTTTTTGCACTTGGCAAATATTTCTCAAAAAAATGATAATTATTCGAATAATAGTCCTCTAGTTTCTCATCATAATCGGTTTTAAATACAATCGTCGTGTATGTTTTAAACTGCAATTCCGCGATTTTATTCCGTACAGCTACTTTTTTGAGTTTATTTCTTGACCCCAACAGTCCATTTAGCTCTTCACTTCCTTCTCGCGCTGCAACATCTAAAGGCGTTTCATTACGTTTTGAACCGCCACCAAAATCAGCCCAACCGGGTGTATCATTGAGTTCATTCTCTCGACCAAATAATAAATAAATCACGCCTTTATGGACGGCAGCAGGCAGTAATCCGGCCCCAACCATTTATAATAACTACTATTAAAATGTAAAATACTACTATAACCACATATAATATTAAATTGAACAATATAATTATGTAATTGATTGTATCGATATAAACGCATTTCTATTATTTATCTATTTATATGGATTATGTCAAAGAAACATGCTAAAATCTGTGCTGATGAATATTATTATGACAATTATGAACGGGGGGGTGACTACACCATCAAATGTTCAAACGACTGTGACTCCGATGCCGACGCCGACGCCGACGCCCCCACCGCCCCATATTCCATACTTCCGTCCGATGAAGATAGAGAGACAATTATCAACGACGCGCTTGATGAACTGGCCGGCATTGCGCGAGAGAATATACTGGAATTCAAACGCGAAGACTTCAATTACGAAGAAGTCATTGGAACGTGGATTGACAGCTATCTGTGCCAATATTTCGCAGAAATAGAACCTTATCACTTCAAATACACAAGTACATTCGAACAAGAAGCCGATGCATTGAATAATGTTCTTGATGTCTATATTCAGGATTTATATCATGAAATCGCCGAGAGATTTCATGAAGAAATCGCACCACCTCGTGTATCATCAGCGATAGATACCACTGAAAATTCTAATATTCACGCACTCTCCACAAAAATCCAAACCCTGCGTGAAAAACCACAACCTGAACAAAGAACGCCAGAATGGTATGCTCGTCGAAATAACCTAATCACCGCGAGTTCTGCATCGAAAGCATTTGGTTCTCAATCATCAATCAACCAACTTATCTATGATAAGTGTAAAAATTATAATAGCGGATGTTCTATAACGAGTGATGAGAATAACGTACATGGAACTGGCGCCAATAATACAAGTATCACGATTGCAACGCCTATGCAAGGACCCGTAAATTCGCCACTTCATTGGGGGCAACGATATGAGCCGGTTACCGTTATGGTATATGAATACCGGAACCATACTAAACTGGGAGAATTCGGATGCATTCAACATGAACAATATCCGTTTATTGGTGCATCGCCAGATGGAATTAATATCGACCCATCATCATCCGTATTTGGCAGAATGGTAGAGATTAAGAATATCTTTAACCGAGAGATTACAGGGCATCCAAAAGAGGAATATTGGGTTCAAACACAAATTCAAATGGAAGTTTGTGACTTGGATGAATGCGATTTTGTAGAAACACGGTTCAAAGAATATGAAAGTGAGGAAGAATACATCGCCGATACATCTACCCCAACAGATGAAAAGGGCATCATCCTTTGGTTTCAATCCGCACCAGCACTTACACAACAAGGGCATGTATCCCCACCAATACAATTATACGAATATGCACCGATTGGAATGACCGCTGATGAATATGAGATATGGGAGGCGGCAGTATTTTCCAAACATGAACAGCTGCGAAGTATTTGGGTGCGAACGATTTATTGGCGATTAGATGAATATAGTTGCGTTTTGATAAAGAGAAATCGTTTATGGTTTGAAGAGGCGGTAAGAGTGATTGAATGCGTATGGAAAACAATCGAAACAGAACGCCAAACTGGTTATGAACATCGCGCTCCAGCGAAACGGAAGACACCGCAATCGAAAGATACATCGTCAATCGCTAGCTGTGGAAGCGGTGGAGGAGGCGGAGCCGACGATGGAACAATATATAAAATAGTGAAATTAGATACGGCAATTATTCCTTCTGACCAACAAGAACAATGTTCTGTCGCAATAACCGATGCAACGAATATTGCGCCACTTACTGCGACAAATATGGCATCGTTTATGGCGATAAATAATAGTATTATAACTAAGAAACATAATAATAATAATAATACGAAACGGCCATCGGATGTCTTGATCCACTGTTTCAAGATAGATGACCTTGAAATCAATGAAAGTAAGATTGAACAATAAAAACAACGAATAATGTAATTTTTATTGTTCATTAGTTTAAACTTTATGTATTTACGCCGACCCTGCTGCATAAAATCCTACCCTTCGCGCGGGATGATTTAACGGTAGAGGCTGTGGAGATTTGTATTCGTCGGGCGCCTTCGGTGCATATAATGCACCACACATCCCAGCAGGCTTACATGACCCATTATCCGGGGTTAGCCAATCACGCACATTATTGGTCGATTGGTCATAACTACTTATATTTGAAGCAACCGGATAAAGTGATGAGTTACTTTCAGAATTCGTCTCTTGGAGAACCACTCCATAACCTGCACCTTTCTTGGGATACGTCGGGTAAAGCAACGGTTCCTCCACCTCTCTCGGATATTCACCTGATGGGACACGGTCGGCAGCGAACCCCTCCCGCTTCTTTTTTTCATTATTATTATTAGTTACTGCATTAAAATCATGGATGGCGTCAATCAGCGGTCCTGCAATTACGACTGCAACAACCAGTAAAAATAAGGCAAGGTATTCATTACAGTATTTCATTTATAGAACGTATGGATGAATGGGTTATGAATAGATATTAAACCTTCGGTATGTATATATTATATATATTATAGAACAGAATATAAGATGTCGGTATCTGGTTCGGATATGTATGTTCTTAAACGAAACGGCGAACGAGAGATTGTTGCATTTGATAAAATCCTTGCTCGCCTAAAGACACTCGGTAAAGACGCGTGCATCACCGGCGTGAATTACACTCAACTTGTCATTAAAATCATCGACCAGTTATATGATGGAATTCCAACGACAAAAATTGACGAACTCACCGCCCAGCAGTGTGCGATGATGGCCGTGCAGCACCCCGAATATGGAACACTTGGGTCTTATATTATTATTTCGAATGCACACAAAAATATCCCCAGTGGATTTTATGATGCCATGCGCAAACTATATGAATATCGTGACGCCAACGACAAACATGTACCGATTATTAGTAAGCAGGTATGGGATTTTCTTCATGAAATCGTGGATACGCCTAGAAATGGAACTGTTGGAGGGCCTGGACCATATTTGGTTCATCAAGCAATTGAGCAAATGATTGTATATCAGAGAGATTATCTCATTGATTATTTTGGGTTCAAGACTCTCGAACGTTCGTATTTAATGCGATGCAATGGCGTAATCGTAGAGCGTCCGCAACATATGTGGATGCGTGTAGCCATCGGTATTCACAGCCAACGCACCGATACTCAATCCATTTATTCTACATTGACATATATTCAAAATACATATGATGCGATGTCACAAAAATACATGACACATGCTACACCTACGCTTTTCAACGCCGGTACGCATCGTCCTCAATTAAGTTCATGCTATCTTATCGCAATGGAGAATGATAGTATTGATGGGATTTTTGATACCCTTAAAGACTGTGCGAAGATTTCTAAACATGCCGGAGGTATCGGACTTCATATTCATAATATCCGTTCATCAGGTTCGCATATTCGCGGTACAAATGGTTCATCCAATGGTATCGTGCCTATGCTACGTGTCTTCAATAATACTGCGCGATATATCGACCAGGGTGGGCGACGTAATGGAAGTTTCGCGATTTACCTAGAACCATGGCATCCTGATATTGAGGATTTTCTGGAGATGAAGAAGAACCACGGTGATGAAGAAATGAAAGGACGCGATTTATTTTATGCATTATGGGTACCAGACCTCTTCATGGAGCGTGTTCGTGGTGGCGCATCATCATCGTCGGATATGTGGTCTTATTTCTGTCCTGATGAATGTCCCGGTCTCTCGGACGTATATGGTGACGAATTCTGTGAATTATACGAGAGATACGAACGTGAAGGTCGGGCGCGAAAACAGGTGAAGGCGCGCGATCTCTGGTTGAAAATCCTCGACAGTCAGATGGAAACGGGAACACCGTATATTTTATTTAAAGATGCGGCGAATAAGAAGTCCAATCAGAAGAATATTGGTACGATTAAGAGTAGTAATTTATGCACAGAGATTATGGAATACTCTGATGCCAACGAGACTGCTGTATGTAATTTGGCGAGTATTGCATTGAACCGGTTTGTTGTCGTCAGTGCCTCCGAATCTAGCACAACTACTACCCACTCCGAATTGAGTGGTTCTAGCGTCGTTGGAGATCGCACTCCCCGGCGTACCCCAGTATTCGATTTCACTGAACTCGAGCGTATTACCGCTCTCGTGGTCGATAATTTGAACCAAATCATTGATATTAATTATTATCCAACAACCAAAACCCAAACAAGTAATTTGCGTCATCGTCCCATCGGTATCGGTGTTCAAGGGTTGGCGGATGTATTTATGATGATGAATATTCCGTTTCATAGTGAAGAAGCAAAAACACTTAACAGAGAGATTTTCGAGACAATTTATTACGCGGCGTTACAAGCATCAATGACACTTTCTGCACGCCATGGTTCATACGAAACATTCAAAGGGTCGCCCGCGTCCGAAGGAATTCTTCAATTCGATTTGTGGAATATCGACCCATCAGAGAAACCATTGGTGTATCGCTCGAGAGAATATGACTGGAATGCTTTGAAGTACAAAATAATCACACATGGTCTTAGAAATTCACTTCTACTGGCACCAATGCCCACCGCAAGTACATCGCAAATTCTAGGAAATAATGAATGTTTTGAGCCGATTACTAGTAATATTTACACACGGAGAACACTCGCAGGTGAATTCATTATGGTAAATCGATACCTTATCCAGGACCTAATTGAATTAGGAATATGGAATGAACGTGTTAAGACGAACATTATTGCAAATCAAGGAAGTGTTCAATATATTGATGGATTACCCGACGCACTAAAACTAAAATATAAGACGGTATGGGAGATGCCAATGAGGCATATTATCGATATGGCGGCCGACCGCGGAGCATTTATTTGTCAAAGCCAAAGTATGAACTTATGGGTTGAAGAACCGAACTACAATATTTTGACGTCGATGTTGTTTTACGCGTGGAATAAAGGATTGAAAACGGGTGTTTATTATCTACGGAGAAAGGCTAAACATCAACCACAACAATTTACCGTTGAACCAGAGAAAGCAGATGGAGGAAATGGTGGAGGTTTGTCCGTAATGGAAGAAGATGAAATATGCGAGTTTTGTTCATCATAAGTATAAAAAGAAATTGAAAGTATTTTTAGTATTTATGGAGAATACGCGCGTGAAATTAGAAATCAATGTTTCGCATATCTCCAACACAAAAAGACAAAAAACATTCCGGTGCAGTTTCCTCGACGACATCAGATGTTTCAATCGATTTATCCAATCCTGTCGTAAGATGGGGTATAGAACACAATTTTCGATTTCCTGAAACATTGACACTTGACTCTCACACGAAATGCTTGGACACTAGCAGGTTAAAACCAATTCACGAAGTACCCAAGTTAGGAAATACATTATACCACTTACTTTCCCAATACAATCCATGGCTTGACTGTGAAATGACACGCGAGAAAAGGGTACATTTGAAACCCATGGTGAATGAAATGTACTGTGCAATGTATTCAGTGCAACATAATAGCGAAATCAACTTCTTCAGAAATGAGACAGTCATCGACATCATGAATTTGTATCTGTGGCCACTTCTTCATTCCCGCGCAGATGATGTTATTGCATGTAAAACATTTTCAGACTGGAAACGGCTCTTCTCCCGGACTATTACTTTGGCATTTCCAGATTATGACTATTGGGTATCGGTTGCATCTGCTGGTATTGCAGCCAAAACAATGTCGGCATCTAGTGCTTTGGCAGTATTTATTCCTCTTTCAGACCAACGTCGAATGTTGCGTATGCTGAAGTACATTACGCCTGCACGGGTTCTTTATCTACTAACTACTCGTGCCAATATATGGCCATATGGTGTGCCAAAATCTCAGCGCGACTTACGTTCTTCCATGCAATACGGACTGTGTTCAATTAAATCAAAAATAAAAGAATACACTGACAAAACAGAAATAGACTGGTTGGTAAGTGCAGATTTCTTGCGCAAAATGAAACGTGTTCATATGTATTTTACATCATTAATGAGTGGTCCGTTTGGTGTTTCATCCTCCTCGAATTCCACATATGTTTATGATACAGATGACGATGAATAAAATAGAAACGGATACTTCTTCTTATTGTTTTTAGTGATTATATTTTCGAGATATTTTATGGTATATTCGATTGTTTTTACGCAGCCGTTTTGTTTGTTTATTTTTGGTTAATTTACGTGTTCGCTTATTTCCACCGCCATGACCCTCTTTGTGTGTTTCGCACCTAATTATATCACTAGGATCTATTGAACTATGGTCGGTTCCTGTAGCTGGTTGATGTATTCTACAGCTGTAATAGTTCGTTTTTAAACTGGCACGCGGATTTATATATATTAATTGTGTCGTTACAGGCACTTCTTCTCTTGCCGCCGAACTTGCTGCCGCTCCTTTACTTGTTGCTGTTCTTTTTTCTTCTACGACGCCTGGTTTTACATATTTTAAACACAGCACTGTTTCTTTTGGAATTCTAATACCATCGACTCTACGTTCTTCATCTCCATGTGTTTGTGCAATATGACCACCTGGCGTGTTATCTAATAAAAAGAATAGATCTGTTTTTTTTTGAAACTTTGGTTTTAAGGCATAATGCCGAATAAGACTTTTAGATGGGTCCAATACTCCATCTTTTATTCCATAAACGGGATTGTGTGAGCCAAAAATCATACCCTCACCACCATGTCGTAAAGTAGTTGCTGCTCGTCGGCGACAATTCTCTTCTGCTACATCCATAGGTGCATATACGGCAATAGATATAACCTTATAACCAGCACTTTTAGCCCTGGCCATACAATAATGTATCGGCCTTTTCATATTTCCTGTTGTATCAATAATAATATCATCGCCATTTCTGATTAAATCGTCGATTATATGATATAAAAATGTACGTTGAGTAATGCCATTTCCTGTACCTGTTTCCCATCTTTTTTTACCTTGTGCAGTCCTCGCTAATTGTGCCATAGCAGTAGCGTACATTACTGGTTCATCTACATCGACATGAGTTGCATTATTGTTTGGAAACATTTGTTGTATTGTATATGATTTACCAACGGCCGCGCCGCCAATTAATATTAACATTATGGGGGCTGCCTTTCCACGCTTGTCATTTACTTCATGTTTCATTTCAGCGTCACTCACGCCTAAATGAGGGCATTCGTCATAATTAAAATATTCTGAATGTACCGAATGCTGGCGTATTGCCGGTTCATATTTACTCAGATTTTTTTCACGTTTCTCTCTAGCTAGTTGTGTATTACGACGTAAATGCATAATAAATGGTTCTAAATATGAAGGGTCATTGAACCATTTTACATCAGTACCCCTTACGTGGGCATCCAACGGCGACGTCGGTGTATCGTCATTGTCGTCTGTTTTATGGGGGTCGGCCTTTTTACTACTCGATTTACTGGATTTAGATGGCGGTTCTTTCTTTGCCGACGACGTTACAGTCATTTTTCTACTGGATGCAACTCCACCTTGGGCCGAAGCGGGGGTGGAAGGTACTTCATCATCCTCATCATCACTAGAAGCAGAAGCAGCAGCAGCCTTCTCTTTAGCAGCAGCAGAAGCAGTTTTAGAATCTCTGGGAATACTTTGCCGTGTAGCGGCTGGCGATGATGCACTTTTAGGAGGCATATTATATATTATAGCAATAAAAAATAGTTTCACATATTTATTTTATTTACGACACTACATTTGCAGCACTCATTTCGGTCATTCGTACATAACACTTCAAACAAACATCCACATCAACTTTCGCATTGTGAAGTCCAATGGGAGAAGGTGTGTCTTCTCCGAACAGCGCGTGATATAGTTCGATGAGCTTCGGATATTTGAACGAAATCGTTCCATCTTTCCACACCTTCACCAACTTACAAATCGGCGTACCTTGCTTCATTGTACAGTATTCCACCGGTGGAAAAACCGTATGAAACATTCGATTTCGGTGTAACTCAACGAGAATCATATTTTTGTCAAACTCTAAATTATGCGCCACCATTTTTCTGCATCGATTGGCTGCATGTTTGAAATCAAAGAGCGCCACTTCGATTGGCACACCTTTCGCGCGTGATAACTCACTTGTAATCCCGTGGATTGCCGTCGATTCCGCCGAAATCGAAATATGTGTTCCGAGAGATATAATATTGTCCATTTCCTCTTCGATTTGCTTGGTTTCTTCGTTATAAATTGCCCAACTTAATTGGACAATATGTGGCCATTTGTCGACATGGTTTATCGGCGTATTTTTGGGTTGGAGACCCGTTGTCTCGGTATCAAAGATAAGAACACGCATACTTGGCTAGTTATAATAATGTGGCAATGAACAATATAAAGTAACACTGTGTTTGCTTTATATTGAAATTTTAATATCAATTTTATCGACGAATAGAGCCCACGGCGCCAACTACAGCGGCAATCGGCTGAAGAACTGGCACAAATGGTGCGACAGCGGGGAGAACTCGTTCGGCGATAGGAAGAGCCTTCTTGAGAACAGGAACAACCTTCTTCTTAAGAAAGTTTTTCTCGTCGGGAGCAGCAGAGGAAAAGGAGAGAGTGTCGGACATTTCAAAGAGTTGTTATACTATAACTACATATTATAATATTTATATTGTTATTGAATTTTCTAAACATGTATAAAATTGATAATTATTTATAATTTACACTTAGTATTAACACCGTCATCGGTTAAACATACATGGATTACGAACTTACAATCGCAGAAATAAAGCGCGCTGCATCAATCATTGGACTTGAAAAATCCGAAAGCGCAGACGGACGCATTGACAGTGCAATGAAAGAAACCCCCTACTTGAATGATTTGAAACAACTTATCATGACCGACCATCCGGATTGGGATGTTCAAATTTCACCACCCCGCGCATCATGTGATATTATGGTGAATTCCGTTCGTATCAACCTGAAACTAACAGACTGCAAGTCATCGGACAATAGTATGAACAAACCATCCATCTTTTACAGTATTACCGGTCTTACAAATTATCCATATTCATCCAACTGGAAGGATTTTCGTGACCGCATTCAGGATGCCGGACGCGCAAATCAAATAAAACACCGCCGACACAAGCCCACCGAATACCATTATCTTGTGAAGAACAAAATCACCGGAGAGGTATTATTAAAACCAATATTTGACATACATACCTATGTCAGTAATCCGAGCAATGACCTTCAAATCAATTGGAAAAACGAGTTTATCAATTCTGGCTATTATATCGACAGTAGTGATGACGAAGTCTATATGAAAAAAGTCGAAGAACTTCTTCTATGCATCCAGAAATCTGTAAAAGATATGATTGAACGGTCGCTGCCGTTTGCAGAAGCCGACATTGCATCGTTGTTGCGTAATTCTACTGGGCTTTGATGGGGGCTTTCACGGACTTCATGTCCCGACGACTACTTCAATTGACGGCGGTAGTATCACAGAACATAATTGCTTGTGACCTATTTTAAATCTACCCGCGTATATATAATCTTTTTGGAAGACGGTTGAGTTTAAATAATCTACTATTTTTTGTAAATCTACAGAAGCGCCGGTGGCGGTATTTGGAACAAGACATAATAATGCCCCTCCAAAATATTGCACCTTTCCAATAAATGCTACATCTTTATGTCGGGTCATGTTTCTCACATATATACAATCCTGACCCCAATAGGTATGCATACTTAAAATGTTACGCGGTGCTCCCCATTCAAACCAGTTTCTTTCTGAGAATTTTTTAATTTTGCGTTTTAATAGCGCGTCTTTATGTGCATACAAATGAGAATCTATTTTTGATATATTCGTCGGCATTGTCTCTGTGAATATAAATTTTTCGGTCCGACCTTCGTCAATAAGAACATCAATGTTGCCAAATGGAACGCGGTAGATTTCATCCTTGCCACTAACAAGACCGACATACGCGGAAAATAATGTTTCCAATGCAACCCCTCCAATGATTTCAGTATCACTGAATGTTATTATCCCCTTATTTACATTACAAAACATATTCTTTTCATACAAACCCTGCCCGTCCGATGATGCAACAACAGTAGTCAAATGATTGAATACCCCCTTTTCATAGCGAAATACAAGAACATCTATACTTGCCCCTTCAAAGAGTTTTTCGTTGTTCGGAAATAAGAAGTCAGTAAAACTTCCATGTTGTGTCATTTTATCTATAATTCTGGCAGCACTCGTGAGTTTGATGAAGTCAGATGGTACAATAAATATCATTTCACCACCATCACCATCTAGATGGTCAAAACACAACTCAATGAATTTTATATAGAGATTTCCCGTTTTCTGTTTTACATACGGTGGATTACCAATAATTGTTTTGAATTTTTGTGATATGGAGGAAGTATGTTTTATGAAATCTCCATAGATGCATTGTTGATATTCATTGAATGAAACCACCGGTTTAACTGTGCTGTCAAGTTCATAACATACCATCGGATAATTTGGGTCATATTCTTTGAACTTTTTCAACAAATGACCTGCTCCAAAGGATGGCTCGAGCATAAGAGATGACTTGTGTTTTACTTTATCGAATACGAACTGTTGAAGAGCGTCACTTATTGTGAAATATTGCCCCAGGTCTTTTTTTTCCTGTTTTTTCATGTTATTTTTGATTGTCTGATGTTGGCGCACCTTTACTATTAATAATATATCAATTTTTATATGTAAATTGATATAAGCAATTCTATTCAAATATTTTTCATTACGAACATAATGAGTTTCCAAATGCGACCACAGCTAAAATACCTAATACAAGACCTATATGATAATTATACTGCATCGTACGATACACCTTCAGCCATGCCTGAGTTTCTTGACCCGACTTTAAATGAAGCACCATCCAATCACTCTTTGGCGAGAGAATATAGTAAAAGTAATTCACGCTAAATGCGACAGCTGCTACCATGCAAAGCAGACCGCCGCGCGACCCACCTGAACCTATGAAATATTTACGACAGCATACCAGGAGAACCATCGCAAGTACAAAACCTAGGAACAAGCCCATAAAATAAATTCCTTGTCTCTCGCGCGTTATCGCTTCATATCTCTGTTGATTTTCTGGCGATAACTTTGCAACGAATTCTTGGATTGGGCCGCCAGAACGGTGAGAGAATGCACAACAGTAGATATTGGCGACAATAAAAATAAACGCAATAGCACAAGATATTCCGCACACCATAACGACGGTTGATAATTATATATATTATACACATTATAAAATTGAATTGAGTTTATATTTATTCGATTATGAACAGACTAACAAACACAATTCAATCGTTATTCAATAATGGCTTCGTCATCTTTCGCTATCGGCGTCCCTACTACGTCGTATCTCGCCGCCGCTGCATCCGAAAAAAACAACAAGACCACGTTGGAACTATTATTGAACTTGCAAAAGCTGATGGATGAATTTAAAGGTAAGGTAGCTGAAATGGATGAAGAAATGCTAACGATGAAAATCGAGAACAAACTACTTAAAGAAAAAATAACAGAACTCACGCGAATTTCAACAACACCATCTTCGTCGCGCAGAGGGTTTTTCGGGTATGGCGCGGATGAGTTTTAGGACCATTCTATCTATCTCCCATCCGTTATGCGAACTCTTTGCAAATTCCATACGACCTCCGATGCCACTGTGTAATACCATGTTCGCGTATGCCGTCGATATGTTTTTTTGCACCATACCCCTTATTTCCGCGCAGTGAATACATTTCATCCAAAATCGGGTGTTGGTCGCATAATTTTTCAATATAGTCATCACGCGCGACCTTGGCAAGAATTGATGCTGCTGCGATGCACGCATACGTATTATCACCGCCTTCAATACATACATGCGTATATGTATCAATTTCACTCGTTTCTTGGTTATAGTTTCCTAGCGGGATGAAATCGTTGCCGTCGATGAGAAGAAGGTAGTCACTAATCGTAGGTTTATCTTTATTCCGATGTTCCATAGATTGAATATGTCCTTCAATCGCACTATTTATTGAGTTTCGCATACATTGAAGTGTAGCGCGCCGAATATTGATACGGTCAATTACGTCGGCCTCTTCGTAAGTTATTGCCCATGCAACTGCACGTTCCTTTATATAATTTGACACATCTCGTATTTTCTTATCAGAATGAAACTTTTTACTATCCTTAAGAAGAGAGAAGTCGAAAGATGACGATGAATCATCAGCAGAGGGAAGAATTACTGCAGCAGTATAAACGCGTCCAAATAATGGTCCGCGTCCAGCTTCATCTACACCCACTTCATAGGTATGAAACCCAGACAGAGGCCCAGACCCATGCCAGGAGCCAGAGCTGGCATCGGATGGTGGTACTGTATAAGATGTGAGGAGAGTTCCAGCGCTTGTTATCGATGTGGTCCGAGATTTTTTTGATTTTGTCGTAAGAACGACCTTCTCTTCTTTTACTGGTGATTGCGGCGATTGTTCCATAATTAACTTCACTTGTATATTTTACGAAATCTATACTATTTCGTTCAATTCTTTATTGGAAAACTTTTTATCTGTATATTGTATCATAGTAGTACGAAAAAAATAGTCATATGCAACTCACCAAAGTTCATCTATTCCTTATTTTAATATTTGCATTAATACTTGCATCCAGTTTAGGCAACTACATTCGTGATGGATTTACTACCACCAGGTCATCAGACATTCCCGACCCACTTAAGCCTATCGCCACGAAGGAGTTATCATCCAATACAAAATTACCACCAACGCCGAAATATGATCCTAATATAAATGATGGAATTAGTGCGTCATCTCTCGGCGCACCGGTTTCCGCCTTGTCTCCAAGCACTTTCCCCATAAATATACCTGCTGGTATTTCAGGGATGAATAGTGTCGGCGGAAATGACCAAGCGAATAGCGCAAGTTCGTCGTCTGGTTCCAACGGCGATGGACACAAATGTCCTCCTTGCCCTGCATGTGCTCGATGCCCTGAACCGGCGTTTGAGTGCAAGAAAGTACCTAATTATTCACGTTCAGAAGACATTAATGCACCCAGACCGGTGATGGCTGATTTTAGCCAGTTTGGTATGTAATGAAATACGGAATAAAAATAATATACACCTTACCTTGTGTATATTATTTCCCTTACCTTTTATTATTCCTTCCAGTAGGTATCCAGTAGGTATCCAGTAGGTATTTTTACCCCCTTGCGTCCATTTCCGGTTCATCGTCGCCGCTCTCATCGCTGTCGTACGGAATAATGTTGTCGTCCTCGTGGTATTGCTGCAAATGTGCCAGGTAAATCTCAGCGAAATTGTTGATGGGAGGAGGAGGCGGTACTGCAATGTGATTTTCCTCATTCTCGTTCCGTTCGCGATTGTCCTCATGGCGGCGAAGTGGTGCATCATTGGCATCTACGAAATAGTGCCACGCATGATTGTCGATTGCATTCGGGTCCATCACGTAGAAGCCGTAGTCATCATTGTCATTTGGGTCGGGTTCGACAAACGAAAATCGCATTGTGGCAAAATCCGGCTGAAGGAAACAACTGTGAAGAAGGTCCATTGCTTCATCATCACTCGCCAAGTATTCGAGGATTTGGTACTCTGTTGCTTGAAGGACAATCGCGCTGGCGTTGGTGTCAAATATCCGACCTAGCGTTTGATGGGTCTGGCTTCCTTCCCCAAATTCAAACTGGACCATGTGTCCGTCGCGGAAACAGCGATGCGGAGACAGATGAACGAACAAGATTGCCACATGAACGCCCGGGCGGAAATTCTCTTGCAACAAAAGCGATACGTCCATCTGTCCGGCGAAAAGAAGTGTATTGGTTGCATCATTGACCCATTCCATTGACGCTTGAGCGTATGCTTGGAGAACCGGGTCTAGATTTTCGCGTCCGAACAGTTGGGTCCATAGTTCTGGTTCGTGCATTTGTATTGACCGCAAGTGATGTATGCGGTTGCCAGTATGGTAGCCTGGAGTATTGTTGATCATTTGGCTTCGGTGTCTTCGCCGTTCTTGGACTTGATTGCTCGCATTCCATTCGAACGTTTCCCTGTCATATTCCTCCATTCCGTTTTGAACACGGTCAAGACGGTCAATCTGCTGCTGCTGGTTCTGGTTCTCAGGTTGCTGTTGTGCCATTGTATGTCTCTGTGGTTGCTGTCGCTGAATATGATGAAGATGAAAAAAAACATTTCAATTTTTTCGATTTGTAGAGAAAATGATGGGATCATCAATTTTCGGGAGAAAAACAAGCGGGAAAAAAAACACCACCGCCACACACACACACACACACACACACACACACACACAATCATACACACACACACACACACACACACACACACACACACATCATTACGAATCATAATCATCATCATCATCACTGTAAGGATATTGGTCATCACCGTCATCGTCATTGTCGTTGTCGTCATTGTCATCAAAGTAATCATCGTCATCATAATCACAGTCACTGTAATCATCGTCACCATATATCGAGCGAGCCGAGCGTCGTACTGTAGCACATTCCATCCCGTGTGCGTATACCCGTTCTTTGAACTCAGCTGTGGCGTCGGCTGCCGAGATGATATTACCTGTGTTTTGATGCGTCTCTGGAAAGCCTCGCATCATGTCAATCGCAATTTCCGGTCGGGTTGTTTCTTCAATGAGGTCGTACACCGGCGAGTAGGTCATTCGAAACCGCGCATTGTTGTCGCGAGACACTCCCAGTAATGGTGCATCCTGATTTGGATGAACTCGTTGAGACGACGCGTTCAGTGCATCCGCAGTTCGCAGGATATGGCATCGGTGTTTCATGCGCAATGACCCGAATACTGGATGTCTCGTTGGAACGTGATTGGCGCAACTTTTCAAAGACATTCCATGGAACAGAGAGGGCGTACTTCCAAGTTTGTTCAACACTGGCGCATGATCGTCAGTGACCATCTGTGGCTCGATCGCAGCCAATGCAAGAAACGACGCAGTAGAACCATCGTTGGCAAGACGGGTCCATGTGTGTTTCGTCGTTTTGACGTAATGCGCGTAACTTTGGTTCTGGCTGTCGAATAAATGAGCGACGTCATATTGATACAACATCGGTGCGATCGCAGCCTGCTCTGCGATTTGTGCAATCACTGAGATACGCTTCGCTTCTTTTCTTTCTTCGAATGATGGCATAGGAGAAGTGTAGTCGAGATACTGGGGAGGTGCCGGCTGGTGTTCAAATTCGGTCTTCATTTTGATCATCTGGTTTGCATAGCGCCAAAACGCCGTCATCAATCGTATAAACTCTGGGTCTTCGCGAATCTGGTAGATGCTTACAAACCCGCGTTTGAACATCTCAATCATCGCCAACAGACGGTCGACGTTGGCATTGTACGACTCACGGAGTTCATCTTGTGTAGCGCAAAGCGCATCGGGTGCGATGTCGTCCGCGGTGAGATTTGCTCTCAAATCACTAACAAGGAATCCGACTGGGTGTCTGACACCCAAGCTACGATGATTGATCATGAGATTCCGGTAGTAACGATTGCCAATGAGATACTCAGCGGCGAGGGCAGAGTGCAGGTATTGTTTGGTGATTTCAGCGTGTTTTTTCTTTGTTTTGGGCGAAATGAGTTGGGGGCGGTTGATGAGGCGTACAACAAGCAAACCAGTCATTCCAGATAGACTGGTGAGATGATGTTTTTGGTATGTGGATGCGAGTTCAGTGAAAGGGGTTACGTGTTCGTCATCGTGCACGCGTGCATATGCGAAACGACACAAAGTGCCGCTGGCATTAGAACAGCCGCGTTCATAGCCTGTAGTCACAAACGGAAATTCGCGCGATACGAGTTTGGATGAAGAACAGCGCGCGGCAAGAATGAGTGCATGGTGGCGAGGGTATGAACGATTGATGGGTTTGGGTTCGGATAGTTCATGTAGATTGCGCGGAAATGCGCCACATTCTTCTTTGTAGTAATAGTCCGTGATGACACGAGCTGATTTTGATGATGACATGTGTTCCGGGTTCGGGTTCGTCTTCGTACTTACAATATTCCAAGAGTGAGACCATCCATCCAGACGTAGAGGTGTATATTCGGGAGCGGTGGTGGCGGCAGCGGCGGCGGGGGCTTGAGTGTTTGATTTCATCATTGTATCTGGCTTGTTGGGCGACGTCATTGGATGAAATCAAAAAAAGCATTTCAATTTTTTTCAATTTGTAGAGAAAATGATGCGAACATCATTTTTCAGGAAAAATTACTTTCGTCCTTTACGTGAAGATGCACGACGCAACTTACGACGGGATTGGCGTTTATTTTTCTTGGATTTCTGTTTTAGTCCCGATGATTTTAGGCGGGCCGTATGTTTTGAACTTGAACGTTTGTATGTATGAGCTTTACCACCACGGTTGTATTCTCCAAATCGTGCTGCAAATCTAGCCATGTTTTGTTGTTCTGTTTCGTTGTCCAGTTGTCTATTCCGTGTTTGATTAGCAATAGCGGACCTCTGATCAGCTGCTTCATTGGCGCTGTCACGTTCTCTGGGGCCAAACGCAAAAACTTGACCACTATATCTTTTATCCCGGGAGGAACGTAATATATCTACTCCCCCGCCTGCGTTGGGTATATAAACCTCGTCCGTTTCATCACGATGCGGACCCAAATCATCAGCCTCAGCCGCTACAGCAGCCGCCATATCCTGGCTGAATTCTGTTGGACCATTACCCATCGCCTGCATGCTTGAGCCCTCCTCCGGCCGAAGATGACGGTACGGCTGGTCTGGATATTGTTGTAGATTTAATGCCGTAAATACTTTTAAATTTCCTTCAGATAATGTTTTACGGTCTAAATTGCTTAATACTTCTTCTAAAGCTAAACGTCCAACAGATAGTTCGGGTCGTTCGGGTTTTGGTAAAAACCTGCGTATATTTCCATATAATAAGTCATTAACTGCTAATGTAGTTCCCCGTTGGCTTACTCTTTCCAGTGCGGTATCCCACACTGCTTCTGTTAGCCTGCGAGGTACTTGTTTGATGCCGGTTCTAAGAAATGAACCTACGTTCATGAATAAATCATTAATATTTCCCACCCCATCTTTAAATGCCATAATAGAACCAGCACAGAACCATCTGATAAGATATTGAATACATTTTATAACTGACGTGATGTCGAGTGGTGACTCTGGCATCCTAAGACCACTCGACCCCATTATCAACCGTCGTGTCCTTTCTTTATCCGCGTTTATTACGCGGTCAAATAATTCTGAAATTAGTGCTTTTTCAGTAGGAGGAGGGATTGGGGCTGCTCCATCTCCAGGAAGTTGTTCTGCTTCATCGGATCCTATTATAACTCTTATTAATTTGCCAATATTTGCTTTTATTGTTGATAGAGTTTCTCTCGATGCGTAAGGCAATAATACAAATGGACTTATATGACTAGCCACTTGGAATATATCCTGTGAAAGTATTTTAGCAAAACCAGGATCAGGCAACATGCTCGTAATAGTTGCAACTGATGCTTTAATAAAAAGGATTTTTACTATAGTTTTGGCTATTAAAGGAATATCATGCATATTCACTGTATCGACCATAAGATCTGCTGCTGCCATGAAACTGTCCAATTCATTTATCTTCATATTAACATAAGCCAAACATAGTTCTTTTACGGCTGTACTATAATTTTCGTGGTCTTCGTTTCCGGGTCTCAGAAAATTGTCACGAAGCACATTAATGACAGGAAATAATGCGTGGCATGCATTTTGTGTATTCCCGGCATGAAGAGTACAACGAACATAACGGTCCGCTAACATAGACTTATCAATAGCCGGGTTTTCTTCCAATATGGCACGTGCGTCGTTTGCCGTTTGCATCGCAATCGCATCGTTCAAAGGAACTGATATATGGCGCACGAAAATAGTTTGTTGGTCATCGGGGAGTAAATCAAATTTTTGTGAAGCTAATTCTAAACATTTATGATATGCGTCTGTTGATTCTTCCGCGGAGCGCCATAGGTCTAAAAAACGTGGATTAACTAGTCTGTATTGTTCTACCCTATTAGCATTTAATTCTTTGTTTGTATCAATCTCCCTTTGTAAATCACCACCTACCGTATTCATTTCTTCTAATGCTTCGCGTTCTTCATCTGTAAATTTAAACCACGTATTGGGTCCTGATACACGTTCATACTCTGCTATTAACTCGTGCATGTCTGTCGACAATCTAGTTGATACTTCAATTCTCTCGTTGCGATCCATCGTTTCATGCGCAAACACTTCTTCCAGGTTTGCTTTTACTTCTTCTATTTGTGCTGTAAGTGCTTGTAGTCGTTGTTGTTGATTCGGTTTTCGCTGTCGGTCGCGATCTTCTAGAGGATTTTGTTGTCCGCCGGATACCCTGCCGGATACCCTGCCGGCTACCCCGCCGGGTACCTCATTGGTTGCTGGTTTCTTTTGAGGTTTCATTTTATTTCAGGTTAATATACTGTATATTAACATTTTATTTTTATTACTAAACAAAACATTATATCATTCTCCCCTCCTTTTTATACATGCATCATCCACGCTAAATGTTGGGACTTTTACTTCTTGCGGAACAATCGAAATCACACACTTCGCCTTCTTCCCATATAATGGTTCTGTACATCCCTTCTCTTTTTCATGTTTTTTGTTACCCCGGTAAAAGTCCTTAAAGTTAAACACTTTCGGTGCATCCTGCGTACAACGCGAACGGAAATGTTCGTATCTCTCGCGCACATCGCAGTATGACAACCCAGAATTCTTCCCCAGTAATTTATTCACCGTTTCATGAAGTTCATAAATAAAACGCGAAAATGTATCGCGACTTTCCATATGACACATCCGAATCGGCCGTGTTGCTAAATTGTTTGTCAAATTCATTCGGCAATATTTACAAGGAAGAACATTCCTTAAATTCAGTATAAAATCCATATAGTGCTTCTTCTGTTCTTGTGTAGGACTAACAGGATAGTTAAAGCTCATCGTATGCAAGAAGTGCCACATGCTTGGCCCCCATACCGTGGTAAGCATTCCATCTCCACTATGAAAATCCTTCTTGGTAAATGCTCTCACCTTTTTCGTACGATGTATCGGAATTAAACGCGCATCGTTATTATTTATTCTCCGGCTTCTTCTACTATAACCGCCAATGCTTCCGCCGCCACTTAATAGTTTCGCGCGTACTGAGACCGACGATGCAGCCAGATTTTTTCGTTTTCGTGTTTTACTCATGATAATACGTAATAATCTTAAGAAAACAATAGCGTTTATACAAATAAAATACTATTATCGTTTCGTATTATATTAACTTGATATTATAATTTAATCTACGCATAAATGATTTCATAAAACGGAAACAAATAAATCTAGTGTATAAAATATTGTTATTGTCAATAAGAGTAAGTTCAATTACCGCGACCACATTTAGAAAAATACGAAACAGAAAAGAGCGAATTTGACAAGACTTGATTTGCACCAATTGGCAAAAATTGCACAGTATAGGCAATGAGATTGAGATAATAATTAGTTGATATAATATATATAATATATAACAATCAATCAGTAATATAATCAATCCAGTAATATAATCATATAGTAAAGTCATTATGTCGGCAAATTCCATTCTCGAGGACCCTACAAACTATATTGTGCAATATAGTGAAAAGACTAAGTATTCGTGTGTTCTTTTAGGTGCATCGTTGCTTCTTGTAATTATATTTTTTATAAGCCCTATTTCAGTAAATTCTGGTTCATGGTCATCATGGTTTATGAAATTGATTGTATTAGGTATGTTACTCGGAACATCTATGATACTGTTCAATGCAGTGAAACCAATTCTAGATACAAAAGGAATTCTCGAAACAGATTTATTCCCCGAACTGAAATATAATTTTTTTATTACTAGTGGATTTATCATTCTAATTATAGTTTTAGGTATAGTTATTTTGCGATTGTAGAATTCTGAACGGTATATGGTGCTTTATTTATCGTCACTTGACTGACATGAATGGAGTAGTATAACGCGGTGGTTTAGTTGAAATATTTTCATTTCCGACACCAACGACTTGAATTATTTCTTGATAATACAAACGGTCATTAATAAAATCGTCTTTACGAATATTTAGTAAAGCACCTGTCTTTTTATCGCGAAAAATCATATGACGTGTTTCTGATATATACTATTCATACATTGATTTCATATTGTTTTCATGTCGTTCGGTCGTTCGGTCGGTCGGTCGTTCGGTCGGTCGTTCGTTTGTTATAAATAATAAACATCCGTGTATTATAATATAATAGATTTATAATGGTAGAACCATCGTCGTCGAGTTCATCATCTACATCATCAGTTACTGCTTCTGCGTCGTCTGCAATGGCATCGTTGAGTTCGACACTGTCTGCAAATTCTAAAAATATCATTATTGTACTGGTAATACTGGCTGCAATCGGCGGTCTTCTTTATTATATTATCAAGAATGATATGATACCTGGACTGAATAAGTTTTTCCAACAGTCTCAGGGTGTTACGCCAGCGCCTGATGGTATTGGTAATACGGATGATAAAGTAGCACAACTATTTCTATTCAAAGTTGATTGGTGCCCACACTGTAAGACTGCCAAACCCATTTTTGATGAGATAGAAAAAGAAATGAAAGGAAAACAAATCAACGGTTATACTGTTACATTTACAACAGTTGATTGTGAAGCTGAACCAGATATGGCAGATAAGTTTAAAATCGAAGGATATCCTACAATAAAGCTTGTAAAAGATGGCCAAGTCATTGAATATGATGCAAAACCCGATAAGGATAAAATTACTGAGTTTCTTAACACTGTACTCTCTGCATAATTTCGACAAAATACAACGATATGTGTATATTTACACCATCGTCATGTCGGCATTATGTACTTCAAATGACGTCGTATTTTCAGAAGATACCACCGAGACGGTTTCTGGTTCTGGTTCATGTGTTTGTTCGGGTTCCGGCGTTGGCTCTACACTTGTATTTTCTTCCAATATAGTAACTGGTAATTGTATTAGATGATTAGAGGTGGTCTTCGGTACAGAGTTTGCAGATTGTTCTGAATGTAGTTGTGTTTGTTGCGATGCCTCATGATAATTACGACGATACGATAGAAATACATTCGCAAATGTCTCTCCTCGAAGAACTAATTCACGGCGGTAATTTTCATCCTTAATACAATTTAACCAATCTTGTGATGAAAAAACTTTTGACACGCATACAACTTCATTCGGTATTGCCCGTGTTGGACGATTTTCAAATAGATTTGATTTTATTTGATTGAAAAATGTGCTAATGAACTGAAATATGGATGACTTATCTGACAAATTCGCAGGTTTCCTCTCCCACATCATTTTTACACCCAATATTTCCGTAAGATTACATTTTTGGTCACGAATACACTCATTCACCGGATAATCGTTAATAATACCACCATCAACATAACAACACCCATCACGGTAAATAGGTGTAAAACCTAGAGGATAACAACCACTCATATAACAAGCCTCAACAACTGACTGGTTCGGATGTGTCTTATAACTAAAATCGATTACTTGAAATTTATTCAATTCGGTTACAATAAAATGTAATTCAATACCGGTTCTTTCATAAAATTCTTGAAAAGTTACATTCACTGAAATGTCCTTTCCTTGAAGTGGAGGACGAAGCATTTCTGTGAATTCTTTTAATCCGTATAATCCGTGGTTATTGTATAACCGACATACATAATCAAGTTTATTCTTTGCATCGGCAAAGGTTGAAGCCGCCGATGCTGCCGCAGAACCTGTATTATGATTGTCTGTATTTTTATCATTAGACGTTGCCGAGACAGAGGACGACATCATGAATATTTTATCCCATGGACGTTTAATTAAATAATCATCCATAACTTGCCAATCATACCGTAATGCCAGTATAACTGCAATATATGCACCAATAGAAGAACCATATATTGTTTTAATGTTATTAATATCCCAAACACCTTTTAAATTCAATGTACGTAAAATACTGTACATCATATGGCCAGCAGGTCCGCCCGATGAAATAACAATATGTTTAATAGTATTATTATCACTATTCATGGTATTTGTATTCGCGTTTATAAAGTTATTCGTCATAATTGTTTAATATTGTTCGCGTTAGTATTCCGACCATTATTTTCTACGTTGAATACAAACATAATACATCCCGAGATAAGAAATGGACGACCTGTTTAAATTCTCAGGAGATAATGTCGAAAATGTCGAAAAAATAAATTTAGATGAGTTATATCAAAAAAAACAGGAACAAGACAAGAACAAACTCTTCACATATAATAAAATTTTAACACGAATACATGAAAAAATCAAGCTGACATCGCGTCAGAAATGTAATCAACAGTTTTGCTGGTTTGTAGTTCCTGAAATAATTCTTGGCGTTGCAAATTACGACCATGCTGGGTGCATTGCATACCTGGTCGATAAATTGCAAGAAAATAAATTCATCGTAAGATATACTCACCCAAATCTACTTTTAATATCGTGGCTTCATTATGTACCAAATTACGTTCGAAATGAGTTCAAAAAAAAGACAGGAACTGCTATCGATGAGTATGGTCGTCCGATATTATATGACGAAGAAGGCAAGGTCATAAAATATGATACTAATAACAGCGGCGGTAGCGGTGGTGGAAATGCAGGCAATCAACGTACGCCCGAAGATGCAAATACATTATTATATAATCAGCGTAATGACCCGTCGGGTTCGGGTGGCGGTGGAGTAGGAACATCATCCGCTGGACCTAACGGCTCTGATAAAAAGGAATATAAGCCGACTGATACTTATCGCCCGACCGGTAATTTGGTATATAACCAAGAGTATTTTCAAAAATTAGAAAATAGACTGCAATAATGCTCGCCCATAAATCAACTAATTATTTGTTGTAAATTTTGGTCTATATTCGTTGATGATGCCTTGGAAATACCATATCTATCTATTTCATTTAATAAATTACGTTTGATTTCTTCATTAATATCGGTGGATTTCCCCTCGTCTATGATGCTTTTCACGACAAAAATATTAAGGTTTCTTAATTTATTCGTCATTTCACTTTTCGTATTATCATTATTTGTTGAACTGGCAATCTTATATATTTCTTCGTACTTTTCGCGATATCTTTTTGCTACATCTCCATTTAAATTACTAAGTTCAATATGGATTTCATCCGAGAATGCTTTTTCGTCGGGAAGTATTCTCCGTTTAAGAGTGTCGAATTTTTTCTTATTTTCGGTAGTTGGATTTTCGGTTTCTTTCTTAGCAAGTTCTTTTGTACTAATCATCATATCAACTTCAATATTTTCTTGTAGTTCTTGCAATATCTCGAAACCAACAAGGAAATTTTTATAACTATCTGCGTACAATCTAACAATTCGCGCGCGCGCTTCATTTATGATGACTTGTAGTTCAGCGTCTGTCAAATTCGGATTTATAAAAAAATCATATTGCAAATTAAGACGGAAAAAGTCACGTGAGTATTGGTCGTCCTGTTCAAAACCGGTATAACGTTTAAAATCGGCTTCGCCTTGTCGTTCCTCAATTTCGTGTAATACGTCTTCATTTTTCATCATAACATTGAATACGCGGTCTAATAATTTTACGATTGCTCTTCGTTGTTTTGAAATATTATAATTCATATTTTGGATATGTTTTATGTATTTTACAAAAACAGAGTTATATCGGACATCGTTATTCACTTTAATCTCTAGATCTTTGTTTTTTTCACACCATTTATTTATGATATCGTTATCGTTGATGTGACGAGATACATCAGCTAGGGTTTTAATATCATCACCTGGCTCTTTTCCGCCGGTAACGATACGATATAACTCTTGAACGTCACGTCGATATATTTTATTTCGCATATCGTCGCTCATTGCGATAAACTGTGGGCTTTTAGGATTAACGCTTGACGTTTGATGAAAAATATCAAAATATAATTCTTCCAACATTGCAAATATAGAAGGTTTAATCTTGTTTTCTGTTATAGTGGATGCGGTCGTAGTTGTCGACATAGGCGTTATTTTGATATCATCCATATCTTTTTTGATAGAACAAATGCCTTTACCTGGTGAGATTTTCATGTCTATATCACCAATTTTTAATAACCGCTCCATTTTCATCTTAACATCGTTTTGTCGTCGTGTGAAACCGGCCATATTATAAGTAAAATATTTTTGCTTGTCCTTATTCATACTTTCGCGTCCGTCAAGCAGTCCGAATGTAAGCATATCATAAAAATTGTCGGGTGTGTTTTTTTGTATATACTCATAATTATATGGTCGCATCGTTGACATGATTGCATTGAACAAATTTCCAATCTGAACATAAAACCGCGCAATACCAACACACATTTGTTTTTTTCTAAATACATTTTGTTCATCTAACTTACTCTCTTTCAGAATTTCCGGATTTGTATTCACCAGAAGCGCTCGATCAACTGCATTAATCATCTCGTATCTCTCTGAGAACAACTTATGCCGACGGTCCATATAGGATATTAATCGAAATGGTAGTCGATTAAGTACTTCACTTGTAATAATAATCAACTTTTCACATTTTCCACTATCACCAAGAGTAGAATTGAATTTTACCTCTTTTAAAATAATACGTTGAGCATACAAGTCTAATCGAAGTGCCATATTTCGAATATCATCATCCGTTTTAGATGACGACATAGAAAATTTATTACCCATCGTTATTGTTATATTGTTAGATAATAGTTCATGAATTGCACACGAATTGAATATATGTAATCAAATGAATATACAATAAAATTGATATAAAGATATAAATATATATTTTATTTAAAGAGTGAATAAACACATCCATCGCGCGACCCCATATCATTCGTAATAATGCTTTCAAACTTGAATTCGTGTCATGGCGTGTTTATTCCTACTACTTTATCAGGCTCTACCAATAGCAGTTATGGCGGTAGCGCCACAAATGCATCATCATGTTCGAGTACGCGACATTATCGTTCTTATACATCAAGTCACTTACATCACCACTCCACACACAATGAAACAAAACGAAACAAAAAGTCACTAATGTCTGATAGTATATGGACAAAGATAGAAGAAGATTTCATGCCCGAATTACTTGAAGAGCAAAATAAGTCAGAATTCAATATTCCTGAAAATGTACAACAGTCACCAAAACAGACGTCATCACGTATCACCAATGAACATGAACAAAAAGAAGATACCCACATCGATGACACCAAACATCATAATCACAAAGAGATACAAATTCCCGCAAAAAAGATGTCTGCTCTCTTTATCAGACCGGAGACGGATGTTGAATGTCTGTATCGTAAATCAGGTATTCGTGAGAACTGCGAAGTTTGTTCTAGTGATGTCGTTCTTACTGACGATGGATTTCTAACATGCAAAAATCCGGCGTGTAGTATTCTGTATAAAGACGAATCTCTCGACCAGAGTGCAGAATGGCGATATTATGGAGCCGACGACAATCAAAATAATGACCCAACTCGTTGTGGTATGCCGGTAAATCCATTACTCAAGGAATCATCATATGGTTGCAAAGTGATGTGCGAAGGTGGCTCTTATTCACAAGACATGATGAAAATCCGTCGTTATACCGAGTGGCAGTCCATGCCGTATCGAGAGAAGGCGCAATATGATATGTTTCAGAAAATCACCATTTTCGCACAAAACAAAGGAATTTCCAAGATGATTATCGACGAAGCACTCCGCGTACATAAACGCATATCTGAGCACAAAACATTTCGTAGTCTCAATCGTGACGGAGTTGTCGGTGCGTCTATCTACATCGCTTGTAAAATACATAACTGTCCGCGCACACCAAAAGAAATCGCAAGTATTTTCAATTTGGATAATACAAGTGCAACAAAAGGGTGTAAAAATGCCGTCAGCATTATCAACGAACTTGAATCGAATTTAGACAATTCAGAGAAGACGAACTTCTGTAAAACGAAACCGGAAGCTTTCATTGAGAGATATTGCAGCCGTCTATCCATCAACGACGAACTAACCAAGCTCTGCCAATTCATTGCTGTCATGATTGAAAAACAAAACCTGATACCTGAAAACACGCCTCACAGCATCGCATCCGGCATTATCTACTTCGTCGCTTGTATGTGTCATCTACCAATTACAAAAAAAGACGTGAATCGTATTAGTGACATGAGCGAAGTTACAATCAATAAATGCTATAAAAAGCTCTATGATATGCGCGACAAACTTATTCCAAAGATGATAATTGCAAAATATGCGCCCACCGCTACTTCAGCCGGTTCGTCATTATAATATTCGTCTATCGTTATAATAACATATTTTTCTTATATTATGATATTATACTCTCTTCCTAGTTAGCCTATTACAATACGCTATTATGGATACAGATGTCAGCTCATCATTCGTAAAAGTTCCAAAATACGTTTTTATTGTTCCTTATCGTGACCGCGAGCCTCATCGCGTATTTTTTAGTACATATATCTACAAAGTTATGGAGGATATACCCGCCGATGATTGGATGTATTATTTTGTGCATCAAAACGATAAACGCCCATTTAACCGGGGCGCCATGAAAAATATCGGATTTTTAGCATTAAAAGACGCCTATCCCGAGGATTACAAGAATATCATCTTTATTTTTAATGATATCGACACATTGCCGTATGACAAAAATGTATTAAACTATCATACTGAATATGGTGTTATAAAACATTTCTACGGATTTCATTTTGCACTTGGGGGAATATTTTCAATTCGAGGTGTAGATTTCGAGAGAATTAATGGATTTCCGAATTTTTGGGCATGGGGTGGTGAGGATAACCTTATCTATCAGCGCGCGAAACAATTTGGACTTACGATTGACAGAAGTAATTTTTATACAATTGGAAATATGAAAATTCTTCAATTTGCAGATGGTATGAAACGTCTCATCTGCAGAGATGAATTGGCGACGTCAATTATGCCAAATAATGTTGATGGACTATCTAAATTAACAAACGTTACACACACAATTTTTAATGAAACGCATATCATTGATGTTACTTCTTTCGATACGTATATACTATATTCTCAATTACATTTTGAAGAACAATCACTTGATAAAGTGAATAAAATTCATGTTTCACCTTTGCATGCTATGCGTAACATAAAACAATTACAAAATGATTACATTGTAGATGTAAATAAGAATATACATTCAGTTCAAACATATCAAAACGATATACATTCTCACACACGTAAGCCGGATGGAAGTAGTGGTGTAAATACCATTAATGCTCCAATACATGAAAAATTACCATTTATGATTAACCGTGATATGGTATTCAAGCGTAATACCAATACAGGTTTATTTATACCACAAGATAGACCATTCGTTAGCGAACAACAAAGGTTAAATACAGTCGCAGCAGCAACAATAGCAAGCGCGGCTTCAAAACCTGGGTCCCATTCTACTCGAGTATATCAAAACGTCAAGCAAAATGCCGACATCATGATACCATTACAACGACCGAACACATCGACCGGATTACATGGTCATAAACAATTCGGAATGAGAGCATTGTTCATGTAATATCCGTTGCGTAGTTTCATATAAACAATGTTTATTTACACCTTTTATCACGTAAATACCCATTAAACAAGTCAAAAAATAAGAAAAATAGTAAAGATAACCTTCGTTAAAAATCAGCATTAAATTCAAACACATTATCTGCCACCTTCTTTTCTGCAAGGGCATATTCCCCAACCCGACGCTCGAAAAAGTTTGTCTTCCCTGCCAAACTAATCATTTCCATAAAATCAAACGGATTTGCTGCATTATATATTTTATCGTAACCAAGCTGCAATACCAACCTGTCGGCGACAAACTCAATATATTGACACATTAATTTGGCGTTCATACCAATGAGACGACACGGTAAAGCCTCAGATATGAATTCTTTTTCAATTTCTACTGCATCACGCACAATCTCATACACACGATGACGTTGAATTTTCTTCATCATCTTCGTGTATAATAACACAGCAAACTCAGTATGAAGTGCTTCATCACGAGAGATGAGTTCATTACTAAATGTTAGACCAGGCATGAGACCTCGCTTTTTCAGCCAATAAATTGAGCAGAATGCACCAGAGAAGAAAATACCTTCAACACATGCAAATGCAACGAGACGTGTCTGAAATGTACTACGTTTATCGCCAATCCATTTCAATGCCCAATCTGCCTTTTTCTTGATACATGGAAATGTTTGAATTGCATTAAATAATCGGTCTTTTTCCACACTATCCTTGATATATGTGTCAATAAGGATACTGTACATTTGTGAATGTATATTCTCCATCGCAATTTGAAATCCGTAAAATGCACGCGCTTCAGCCAGTTGCACTTCTGTCATAAACCGCTGTGCAAGATTTTCCATCACAATTCCGTCACTCGCTGCAAAGAACGCAAGTATCATCGAAATGAAATATCTCTCGTCACTATTCAGTGAATTCCAGTGGGCGATATCCTTCGTTAAATCGACCTCTTCCGCTCGCCAAAAACAATCCACCTGTTTTTTATACATATTCCATATTGTTGCGTCTTTAATCGGAAACAAAACAAACCGATTATGGTCTTCTTCTAATAGCGGTTCGATAACTTGGGGTTTCATATTAACTGTGTTTGGCGCGGTTGTTGATGAGGGCGATGACGATGATGACGATGATGATAATGCTGATGATGATGGTTCATTCATAATAACTGCCGACATGTTACGATAATTGGTCTTAAATATCACGTAATGATGATGTAATTATATAGTCAATAACGATTTAATTCGTTTTCCTAAAGAAGGGGTAATCGTGGATATTATAGATGGATAAAAATAATTAGTATCTATCGTTTGAAATTAAAATATATTTTGCAAAGCGTTTTATATACATAATTATGGTTATTCACACAGTAGGAGATAGTCATTCATACTTTGGTTTTACAGGAATAACGAACCATCATTTAGGTCCAGTTTTATGTTATAGCTTTGGCAATGAAAAATTAAATAGATGTGATATTCGCAATTTCAATATCAATAATTCTGATACCATTATATTTAGTCTAGGTGAAATCGATTGTAGATGTCATGTTAAAAAACATATAACAGATACAGTTTCATTTCAACATATTATCGATAATATTGTCAATAATTATTTTGATGCAATCGAATTAAATATAACCATTTCACAAATTAATTTCAAAAATATTTGTGTTTATAATATCGTACCACCTATTCAAAAATATAACACTTTCGAGGACCCTCAATATCCGTATGTAGGGTCCGATGAAGAACGACAACAATACGCAGTATATTTCAATCAAAAGTTAAAAGAAAAATGTATTGAAAAAGGATATGTGTTTTTTGATATTTATAACAAATATGCAGATGAAAATGGGTTTTTGAGAAAGGACCTAAGTGACGGTTATGTCCATATTAATAATGGTACGTATATAACTGAATTTATAAATGAACATTTATTGTAAATCATATGTTTTTGTATAACATTTAACCACCATATTCGTCATATCCTTATTACAATTTTCCTGCGGCAGATGGTTGGTAAAAAACTTGAGGTACTTTATGAATTACTCTAATTTATGGATATAACGAACAAACGATGGTACAGTTTGATAATACAATATCTTTTAACCAAACATATATATAATGTCTATTCATACAATCGGAGACAGTCATTCTTTGTTTAATTTATCTGGAGTTTTAAATCATCATTTAGGCCCAGTTTTATGTTATAGCTTTGGTAATGAAAAATTAAATAGATGTGATATTAGAAACTTTAATATTAATGAAACAGATACGATCATTTTTTGTTTCGGTGAAATTGATTGTAGATGTCATATTCATAAACATATAAAAGATACAATGACGTATCAAGATATTATCAACAACATAATTAATAACTATTTTGATGCAATCGAATTAAATATAACCATTTCACAAATTAAACTAAAAAATGTATGTGTGTATAATGTTGTCCCGCCTGTTCATAAATATAATACTTATGAAAATCATGAATATCCATATTTAGGTACAGATGAGGAACGAAAACAATATGTCTTATACTTCAATCAAAAGTTAAAAGAAAAATGTATTGAAAAAGGATATGTGTTTTTTGATATTTATAACAAATATGCAGATGAAAATGGGTTTTTGATAAAAGAATTAAGTGACGGCAATGTTCATATTCGTAATGGTACGTATATAACTGAATTTATAAATGAACATTTATTATAATAATTATTCAATTGCATATTACCAAATGATATATGCAATTGAAAGAGTATAAATGTAATCATAATTATATTATATCGTTTTCGCATAATGGATATCAATAAAAGGGTAGATATTGCGGTAATTAATCTAGAACGGCGCCCTGACCGTATGGAATATCTTCATAAGAATTCACCGGTTCCTTTTCGCCGTTTTCCTGCAATAGATGGTCAAAATCTCTCGAGTGTCTATTATGATTTCCCAGATTTACTGGACACAGTACGCGACCAACAACGCGTTTTGGGTGAGGTAGGTTGTTCGTTAAGCCATTATTCATTGTGGAAGCATCACGCAGAACGTCCAAATGCAGATTTTTTGCTCGTTTTCGAAGACGATGTCATGTTTTCTGAACACACGCTTGAGAGATTTAAAACAACTGTAGATGATATCCAAACCAATACAGTTGATTTCGATGTATTATACGTCGGAGGACAATGGACGCCTGATTATGATATTGATGGCGCAATATCACCATACTTCCAATTTCAAAAAACAACACATCAGACTCTCGACACACATTATCGTAAATCTCTCGCCACCGGAATTTATAAACGCCGAAATCTCTCGCCAGCCGTCATTCAAGGCGGGCGGAATGTTTGGTTCTCTCCATTATTTCGCACCGCGGGTGCTTATATTGTCAGCCAACGCGGTGCGAAACGATTACTTGATGCAGTAGAGACTGACACTGCTTTATTTATGAAAACACCTCTCGACATGTGGTTGCTCGAAATGGATTTTCGAGGTTATGTTCAATCATTTGATAGACTACCGCATCCATTTTACCAGGCTGGATTTGAAATGGTTCGAGAGCCTAGTCATGCACAGAATGATATCCATCGTTCTAATTTTCAAACCGTTATACTCCCCCCCATGCGAAGTTAAACGACTTTCATTGAAAATGTCGACCAATCAAACCCAGCTGCCCATTTCACTCGACCATCTATCTCACTATATCCTTCTTTTTGAACGATATATTGTTCGTTTGCAAGCCAACACTTATACTTCGGTTGTATATATTCTGTATACATGTAATCGATATTCTTGCGTTCCAACTCTATTAAGTTCGGATATGTATCGACCAAGTCAAGAATTGGTTTATACATGTGCTGTTTCACAAGATAAGCATGGTTGCACCATATGGTCCCATTTACCCATTTTCGAGAGTCGTCCATTCCATCATATTTTGTTAAAATACCGCCAAAATATAGAATATCCCAGTTATTTGATGGAAATGAGATTGTACGTAGTTCGTGGATATTCTCTCTAATCAGGACGTCATCTTCTAGAATAAGGACACTCGAGAGATTTTTATCTTCAGCATACCGGATCGCACTAATATGCGAACGAAAACACCCTATCTTCGTATCTTCCGGATGAATATTATTCAGCAAAATTTTATGTTTTATTCCATGCGATGCTAGATGTTGGCTCACATAATTTGTTCGTTCAGGTCGTTCTTTTAAACAAATGACTACGACTTCATCTGCAAATGGAGGACTGTGTAAAAATGAACATGATAATGCAGACGATGACGCTTTTTCATCAATTGACGCCAACATTATTTCGGGGGAAGACGGTGGGGTTTGTATAGCCTGTGGTGTAAAATTTACATCTGAAGAAATGGATGATATAGAACGGTCGCTGAATAACGGTGAATTATGAGTTCCACTACTACGATTACTATTACTATTACTTTCACTACTATTACTCATTAATTTAAAGTACTTTGTATTTGCATGTTTATAAACATCTTTTGATACGGGCTTAATTACTGAGAGATATGGGTTCGTCGTTTCTTCATATCTATTTCGTATCATTACATCTTGTAATCGTTCATACATCTTATCTGAACTTACAACAACACTGATAAACCCAATTGAAAACACTTTGTTCAATACAATCATATTAATGCATTCATTTTCCACGGGTTCTTGCGAAGTAATGGCTGAAAGTTTGTTCTCCTCAAAGAACGTCGAGAGAATTTCGTATTCACTACCTTCACAATCAAGCGAACAGTAATCTATGTATTCCGGTACTGAATTCTGACAACACAAATCATATAGAGTAATAGTATCTACTTTATAAGACTTGAAACCCGAATGTGTCCATTCTTGACCCTCCTTGTTATTTTCAAGCGAACATTTTAAACCGCTTAACTCTGGATGCTCTATTTCGTAAAAAATCGCACCACTTCCACTTCCATTTGTAATTGATGAGGTTACGTTTGAAACAGCAGATGTAATCGGAGATGTACGATATTTTCGAAGCGATGTTTCATATATCTTTGCAGGTTCGACAGCAAGACCACGCCATTCACGATATTTCTCGAAAAAATAAGTCGCCGACCCGTTTTCGCCATCCCCTGCACCCATTTCAATAAAATACCCACAATGTTTGCCTTTTGTAATATATTTATCGACATATTGGTCATTACACAGAGTGTGATAATATTCAGGATAAATCGTAAGATCATTTTCATCGCATTCATCATTATTGTCATTATTCTCTCGAACACTGCATTCTTGAACTATAAATTTCGGCGCCAATTGCGGAATTTGTTGTTTTTCTTGATATACAGTAAGTTCCATTTTCTGCCTATGAAGAAACTCATTTCTACGCATGATATCACCAAGGATTGTCTCCCATAAATGCGTTCCATACGACTCATGTGGAAATTCATAAGGCAAAGTCTCGGAACGTATAAAAGCCTCGGTATCCTGCCAGTGAAGCGGCATAAACATCTTCCAATCAAGTACGCGAATACGATACTTGTGCATATAATGTGGATGGTTTTCGATTAGTTGCTTATTTGAATCCCGAATATGATGAGCCCATATACCTAACCGGAGACCGGATTTAAACTCATTCAGCCATAACTTAATGAATTCATTCTTCGGTTTTGACGCCAAAAATGCGTTAATGAGCGCACCACTACCGCGTCCATTTGCACCTTCACGTTCCTCACTGATATAGAATGAATGACCGGAATTAAACACTTCGTGAAATGGACGAATAATCAGCATATCGATATCTAAATAAACTCCTCCGTGCTCATATAATAGTTCTAGACGCGATACATCTGCCTTATACTGAAAATGTTTTAGTTCAAACCCATCGTAATATTGTGGAGCTTCCATTTTATGAATACATACGCGCGGATGAGTTTTTATTTCATCCCAGTATTCATTTCCTATGGGTTCTTTTGCATTATAAATCCGGATTTCATAATCCGGCATATATTGCAACATGGAATGCACGCACCGATGATGAAAATTGTAAAAGTCGGTTTCACCAAAATAAAGCAAATGAATAATTTTCGGGATTTGGGAGCAGGGGTCGGCGGGATATAGCATACCTAAGTTGGCCAATGATGCTTCTTTAATAAAATCCGGTAATTCCGAGTCATTATCATTGACACCATTTGGCGCGTTTGGAGGTGGCGACGGTGTATCGACAATTTCTTCAAACTGTTGTATTGCTGCCACTGGATTTAGTGTAAAGTTTGAACACGCACGATAAAACCGCACATAATTTGTGTCGCGCTTGTTATACGTCGGAAAATAATCGAGATACATATCAGCTATTGCAACTAATTTCTCATGTCCCTTGTAATAATGATGTTGGTTATGAATTTCTTGAAGCATTTGATTTCGGTCCATGTATTTACTACTATTTTGGTAATATCGATGCCGAATTTTTTGTAAAGATAATTCATTTGATGTTTTATTATCAGATACATGTTTGTCTGGTAAAAAGCAATATTTACCCCATGCCATCCCACGCACGCGACAGTTTGGGTCCAGTAATGTATTATCTCTCGACATTATTTCATAATAATCATCATAACCGTCTTCAACAATAAATGCCGACAAAATCATTTGTAACCACGCATTTGTAGGTTCTATCGTATAGTGTGCATGACGTTCTTGTGTTTTACATATATCATCGATTGCAACTACTGTGTGCGAACCAGCTGCTAATCTCTGTGAATTGAAAATATCCTTCATTGGAATTTCACCTTGATGTCCTCCGTCAATAAAAATAAAATCAAAACGTAAAGGTGGCGCTGTTTCGGGGTTCTTCATCCGGTGCGCAACCTGTTCTTCATATTTTGGGAGTGTCACCGTACTATCACCGGTAACAAGTGTATGACGTCCAGGAAATACCGTATCGATATAACGCTTCGCTGCAAATACATAAGCATACTCACCAAGGTCAAAGCTGACTACTTTTGTTTCAGGTGGCGTAATTGCAAGAAATAACAGCGCGGAATGACCGGCATTAAATCCGATTTCCATAATTGATTTGGGGGACGATTTTTCAACAAGTTCGCGAAGACGATTTCTTTGATGTTCGATTTGAAATGAACCGCCCTCAATGATGTCATATTCAGCGATTGCGTTAGTTAGACCCTCGAGTAATTGAGGATGTTCGGCTGCACGGGTTCGTTCGTTATTGGCCATTATATAATTCATATCTTCGAGAGTCTTGAAAACAAGATGTATGAATTGTATAATGAAAAGACTGTTTTATATTTATATGTATTTATTGCGTAGGCGCAGGTTCGGATATCGGTGCAACGTATTTCGGATTTGGGTATTGAACCTTTTTATTTTTCATCTCACCGCTTACTTCATCTTTCCAGACGATAATCTCTTCAAAAAACTCGGGCTCTTGGTATGGCTTATAGTGTAAGCTATGGCGAGCACAAAGTAAATGATAAATAATGGTATCATCATTTCCCCATAGAGAGTATTGTTCGCCTTCAATTGTTATTTCATAATGTTCATTTCCAGTGGGCATGATTAAAACATATTTAATTGTTGCGGAGACAGTTGGAACAATAGATATATTTTGAAGGTCAATTTTTGGACCTTCGATTGTTGCTAAAATTATCTTAAGCATCGCGTATATATTTCTATTATTATATTTATTATATTTATTAACGTAAATAACGGTTATGCTGTAGATTGAACGCTATATGGGCCTAACGGAATTACTTCAATCGATAGGTTAGCGCCTTTTAATGCACCACTATTATTATCATAAGCACCAAATCCAATATGTGTTATTGTTGTAAGATCATTTGTTCGTTCGAACATACCGGTATATTTATATTGAGCAATCGACCCAACCGCCTTAATTACATATGTCATATTACCTCGGCATACCATTTGTCGTGTGGTATTTGTTGCAACATCGTAACAACCATTAATTTCAAAGTTTAATATATACCAAATATCATTTGAAATTGCATCTGTAACTGGAGGAGTTATACTAAAACACATAGAACGGTCATGATACTCATAATGAGCTATTGTCCCAGGATATGGAGCTGTTGTATGGTTCAGGACTTGATTTGATGCCATTTCATTCACGTAATTATTCACGCTAGGATATGTATGATTTGTATTGAATACCATGAGGGGATAGTTAAAGGTGGATGTAGCGCGTAATTTTGCAGTTCCTTGTATTTTATTAAAACGTAAATCAATTGTAGCTCCTAAGTTAAATGTTACTTTTGCGGTAGTAGATGTACCATTACCCCAATATAGATTATATCGTGGATATCGGTTCAAAGAAATAATGTCGCCTATGCCGCTTTCATTCACTTTATACTGGTTCAAATCGATAGGAACCAACATAATTACACCATCACCGTTTCCAATCGAAACTTGATACGGAACTGAACCTATAATCAAATGTGTTATTATGGCATTTAACCGGTCAATATCCTGTATTACAGTTCCATTACTTCGTATTGTCTTTATAGTTGTTATACCTGTTGATATAACAATGTTCTGATTTATTGCAACAAATATACATACAGCTTGAGTTAGAATTGGCGTTATTGCTACATTATATCCTTGTCCAGCATTATTAGGAACCGTCACAGTTATCGTTTTTATAAGATTTAAACTTCGTAATGAAATCGCTGGTTGTATTGTTCTCAATTCTGATATTGACAATGATGTGAGGTTATTAATCGCTGTTATATTCAAATTAGCCGCTCTAAGAAGTAACTGACCTTTCTGCAAATTACTAAAGGTTATTCCGGTAAGGGTTGCGCCAGTTATAAGCGTATTTCTGAATGTTGCATTGGTAATAATCGCATTTGTGAAAATGACATTCGTCGCGTTGGTGTTCGTAAAATTTGCACCTGTCAAATTTACACCTGTAAGGTTAGTACCAGTTATATTTTGGTTTGAATAATCTGTCATTCCTTCTTATATGTAAATCATAATTTATATTTACATATAAAATTAGTAGCGTGCTTCTGAAGATAAAATACTAGCATGCATTCATTCATACATTCATACATTCATACATTCATACATTCATTCATTTTGTACTGGACGTCCTATGTACGGCTCTTTGTCACAAATCCAGTTCTTTATATAATCATCATTTGACCCCCAATTTATATAATCGGACCCTTCTAAATAATAATTCTGATGAATACAATCCTTTGGATTTTCTGTGTAAATAATGCAACGAAATGACGCAGACTGAGAAAGAGTGATTGTTATTGGATGTATATGAACATGCGCACCCTTATCAGTCCTAAATGACGACATAGACATTGTTCAAATAAATTAGCCGAATACGATGATATGTATGTAATAGTAATATATTTTTATCTATGTAATCATAACGATTAAATTTGATGCTTCTTTACTTGCGTTATCGTTAAGTTAGATGTTGATGCGATTGTATCAGTACCAGAACCATCACCTATCCGGATTTGAAAATTAGATGGCGCCCATCGTGTAGCATCATTTGCACCAGCACTACTGGAATTCACGCGAAATTTCATCCAGTTACAATAAGCACCATCATAACATTGGTCACCACTCCAGTTATCGGTCCAGTTATAAAAATCACTTGTGGCGATCATGATGAATTCATTTTGACTTAATGCCCTCATACGGTAAATAATACGCCAGTTATTTCTTATGGATGATGCAGTTGTAGTATTGTTTTTACCAGATTGAACAGAATAGTTCCAAGTCGTACCAGTTTGTTGCCATGCACTTTGAGTGTCGTAACGTCTTTGCCCTGTTGCAGTTGCTGGACCACCCATATATGTAACCTGACAACCAAAGTCAATAGTTGTCGCATTATTGAACTTAAAATATGTCCAAATGTAATAACTTGTGCTTTTTACTTCGATATCGAAATCATAATCATAATTTCGCATATCCATCGTGGTCGGGAATGTTATCAATTGGTTTGTTGAAAAACTCGTACTAAAAAACATACTAATTGCGGTTTGTAAATTTGCCGGTATTCTCACATTAACAGCGCCACTTGTTGTTGTTGCTGTAATCGTGCTATCACTCGATGTGACACTTACAACACCAGAAGGAGGTCCAGTCGGTCCAGTCGAACCAATTGATTGAAACTCACCGCCACTTTCAGCACGCGGTTTTCTCATGATTTTGCAATATCCTTGATTTGCAACCGCGGCATTATTAACATTCACGTAAAATGCCAACCGTGATGATAATACACCAGATGTTACGTTTGTCGATGAATATGCTGTACTTGCCATAGACTTATATGTCCTGTTTGGAAATCCACTATTGTCTCTTGCGATTGAGCTATGTTCAATATGCCCCAAAATCGTATTTGTTGAAAACTTCGGACGGGTAAATGTCATTTTAATATAATGTTGAATGTCCATTGGCCCGGTTGCACTAGTAATTCCATTTAAATATACAACCAATGGTCGGTTATCTTCACCGGACGAACCTGTTCCTTCTATATGGTCATTCCACCAGTAACAATATCGTTGGGTAGTTAAATCATCAAACCATGAGTATAGTAAATGCACATTACCAAGTGAAGCAGTTTGTCTATATTCAAATAAAACAACGTAATCATAATTATCAAAATCCCAGGTTTGTGTATTTGTAAAATATGCATTGGTCGTGAAACTATTAAAGTTGCCATTTGTTAATAATGCGTCTTGTAGTGTGCTTGAAAATGTAGGCGCAGGTCCAGTCGGTCCAGTCGAACCAATTGATTGAAACTCTCCGCCGCTTTCTGCACGCGGTTTTCGCATGATTTTACAATATCCTTGATTGGCAACACCTCCACCGCTTGCATCAGTATAAAATACAAGACGTGAAGATAATATACCAGTTGTAACACTTGCCGATGAATATGAAATACTTCCTATAGATTTGAATGAACGAGTTGGAAATCCATTAGTGTCTATTGCAGTAGATGTTTGTTCTACGTTACCAAGTATCGTATTTGTTGAAAATCTAGGTCGAGTAAATGTTATTTTAATATAATGCTGAATATCCATTGGGCCTGTATCACTTGTAATTCCATTCAAAAATAAGAGAATGGGCTCATTTGTATCTTGTGTCGCGTGTGTTCCGTCTAAATTATCCATCGAGAGGTAGCAATATCGTTGAATTGATACATCATCAAACCATGAATATCGTAAATGTGTATTTCCTAATGAAGATGTTTGCCGATATTCAAATAAAACAACGTAGTCATAATTTGTAAAATCCCATGATTGTGAATTTGTGAAATATGCATTATTTATAAATCCGTTGAAATTTCCAATTGGCAAATTACGGTCTTCTAGTGTAGTTGAGAAAGTCGGTGATGGACCGGTTGGGCCAGTAGAACCTGCACCGCCTGAACCAGATGGTCCAGTTGCACCAGATGGTCCTTGGGCTGTCATTTGGATAATACTTATTTGACCCACATCGGTGTTAGTCGCAACATACGACGAAATAGTAGTTAATCTAATCTTAACATTTGTATTAGTGCTAGGTGTGAAAACAGCATAAGCTGTAGAAGACACACCCGGGTCGTTAGAATTAGTTGAAAAAGAATTACCGGAATTGCCAAGAACAACTCCTGCTTCAGTATGCCATGACCATATCGAGAATGCACAACGTATAGATATTGAAGCAGTTAGCTCATATGTCAAACCTGCAGTAAGAGTTACAAAAGAAGAATTTGATACATTTAAGGTTCCTTCTTGCCTAGTTAGTGTATAGTCTCCAACGGTACTTCTATCGGTTACTCGATAAGTTCCGTATGCTGCTGGCGCTGTTGCGGATACACCACTAGGACCCGTCGAGCCTGGTATGCCGGTTGGTCCAGTCGAACCAGTTTGCCCTACAGCCCCAGTGCTTCCAGTGCTTCCAGTGGTTCCGGTTGGACCAGTCGGTCCGATTAGTCCAGTCGAACCAGTCAGTCCAGTCGGTCCTACAGCCCCAGTGGTTCCCGTCGGTCCTTGTAGGCCAGTGGCTCCTGTGGCTCCTATAGTTCCCGTGGGTCCGGTGGGCCCAGTTCGTCCGGTGGCTCCCGTGTGTCCAGTCGAACCAATCGACTGAAATTCACCACCACTTTCAGCGCGTGGTTTTCGCATAATTTTACAGTAAGCTTTATTTGTTACAGCCACTTGAGAATTTGTCGCATTGTAAAATACAATTCTGGAAGAAAAAGTCCCAGTATTTACACTACTTGAAGTATATGCAGTAGATGAATTCTGTCGGTATGTCCGGTTAGGTATATCATTTGTGTCTCTTGCGTTTGAATAATGTTCTATATTACCGAAAATTGTGTTAGTTGTGAATTTTGGTCGTGTAAATGTAATCTTGATATAATGGTCAATTACCACAGGTGCTACCGATGAATTAATGACATCGAGATGTATGAAATTATTTGTATTTTCTTCGCCAATACTACTTGCACCTTCTGAGTTTGCAATATACGTATAACTATAACGAGATACAGTTGCATCATCAAACCAAGTATATTTCAAATGACTTGCACCACCAGAACTCGTTTGCTGAAATTCAAGTAAGACAACATAATCGTAATTGTCGAAATCCCATGTAAATGTATTTGTAAAATATGCGTTAGGTGATGTAAAACTTTGAAATTGGCCATTAGGTAATAACTCATCTTGTAGTGTCGTTGAAAATGTTGGTGTTGGCCCAGTCGGTCCTAGTGGTCCGGCTCTTCCAGTCGGTCCAACTATTCCGGTTGGACCAAGAATGCCTGTACTAAGCTGTAAATTGGTATATGTAGATGATTGCTGATGATAAATATTTCCTCCAACTGTTTCTGTATGAGGATTATGCGCATATATCTGTATTTGTAAATAAGGCATTGTATAATTTGCAATATCGATATATGGTGTATTAATGTAAGTAGTGTATTCAGAAATAGTAGTTGTCGTAATTGGCACAGAAGTGGAAAACCCACCAATCTGAACAACGTTCGGAGGTAATGTAACTGGTGGTACTATTGATGGATTTACTGTATCAAGAATTACGGTTGCGTTACTATAAGTACTAGTTGAATAGTTCTGAAATAAACGATTATCTGCATAACCTGCTAGAATACCATCGTTTTGAGGTGCCAATGCTGGTTCATTATATAGAAAATAATTATTTACAGCACTCCAGTGACTATTAACATATATCAATTTACCTTTGTATGCAGATACTGTATTAAGCCATACACCATTTTGTTGAACATATTGATTTGCTGTGGCAGTGAATACGAACCTTACACCTGAATTTACACCATTTGCAAAAACTGGAACACTTAAACTATTCCCACTTGTTAATTTATTTGCATTTAACCAGTAAGCTGCAAAATAACTGAACTGTTTGGCTATTTCATTTCCAGAATTTAAATTTATATCTGCAAATTGCATGTATTGGTTTGTAGTTGTTGTTATATCCCAACCTTGGAGATTTGTAGTTGTATCTGGATTTAACAATGGAATATAGTCACGCCAGTTGGAACCACCAGTTCTTAAATAAAATCCAGATGGAACATATTTATAAACAATATACAATGAATTATACATTATAGGGTCTGGTACGTTTGAATTTTTATTTGTAAAAAGATTAAGTTTCCATGTACCAGACGTTAAAAATTTCTCACTTGTAAATAATGATATTAATCCAGCATTTGAACTTGCTACTACAGTTGAACCAGCAGATGCATTGTATGACACAGTTGTTAAACTTACACTCCACGTAGGACCAGCTGTGATAGATTTCGGTGAAAGTTCATTTATAGATGTGGCACCAGCATTATCTTTTCTGTTCAAATACAATATAATGTTAGACCCGATAGGACCCGCTGGACCTGCTACACCAGCCAAACCCGTAGGTCCAGTTGGTCCAGTAGGTCCTGTTGGTCCATTGGACCCTGTATGTCCTGTAGGTCCAGTAGGTCCGGTTGGTCCTGTGGAACCTGGTGTTACTGGCCCAGTTGAACCGGTTGTCCCTGTTGGTCCGGTTGGTCCTGTCGGTCCAGGTGTTATTGGTCCCGTTGGTCCGGTGCGCCCGGTTGGTCCAGTTGGTCCTGTTGGTCCTGGTGTTATTGGTCCCGTTGGTCCGGTGTGTCCAGTTGGTCCAGTCGGTCCTGTTGGTCCTGGTGTTATTGGTCCTGTAGAACCTGTGCATCCCGTTGTCCCTGTTGGTCCTGTTGGTCCGATAGAACCGGTGCATCCAGTTGGCCCAGTTGTTCCGGTCGGTCCTGTTGGTCCAGGTGTTATTGGGCCAGTTGGTCCGGTTGGCCCAGTTGTTCCGGTTGGCCCTGTTGGTCCAGGTGTTATTGGGCCAGTTGGTCCGGTTGGCCCAGTTGTTCCGGTTGGCCCTGTTGGTCCAGGTGTTATTGGGCCAGTTGGTCCGGTTGGCCCAGTTGTTCCGGTCGGTCCTGTTGGTCCTGGTGTTATTGGTCCCGTAGAACCAACTCGTCCGGTCGGTCCATTTATTCCTGTTGGGCCAATGATGCCTGTACTAAGCTGTAAATTGGTAAATGTAGAAGAACGCTGATAATAAAGATTTCCACCCACTGTTTCCGTATGAGGATTATGTGCATATATATCAATTTGTAAATTTGGTATTGCATAATTTGCAATATCTATATATTGCGTATTAATATACGTAGTGTATTCCGAAATAGTAGTTGTAGTAATTGGCACGGAAGTGGAAAATCCACCAATCCGAACGACATTCGGAGGTAATGTAAGCGGTGGTACTATTGATGGATTTACTGTATCACGAATTACGTTTGCGTGAATTCCTTGAAATCGCGTATAATTCGGTTGTAGTCTAGTATCTGCATAACCCGCCGCAATACCGTCACTTTGATATACAAGTGTGGGCTCATTATTTAGAAAATAAGAAGTCACAATAGGCCAATCACTACTAACATTTATCAATTTACCTTTGTATGAAGATATTAAATAATTATATCCACCAACACCGGGTTGGATACCAAATTCATCTGATGTAGCAGTGAATACGAACCTTACACCTGTTCTTACACCATTCGCATACACTGGAACACTCAAACTATCCCCAGTTTGTGCTCTATTTACACTTAACCAGTAAGCTGCAAAATAGCTGAACTGTTTGGCTATTTCATTCTGAGGATTTAAATTTATATCCGCAAATTCCAGGTATCGACTTGTAGTTGTTGTTATATCCCAACCTTGAAGATTATTAGTTGTATCTGGATTTAACAATGGAATAAAGTCACGCCAGTTGGTCAAACCAGTTCTTAGATAAAATCCAGATGGAACATATTTATAAACAATATACAATGAATTATATATTATAGGGTCTGGAACGTTTGAATTTTTCTTTGCAAAAAGATTAAGCTTCCATGTACCAGACGTTAAAAATTTTTCACTTGTAAATGCAGAGATTAACCCGGCATTTGAACTTACTACTACAGTTGAACCGGCAGATACACTGTATGACACTGTTGATGAAGTTTCCGACCAGTTATCACCTGCAGTAATGGATTTCGGTGAAAGTTCATTTATAGATGTAGATCCGCCCCACGCATCTTTTCTGTTCAAATACAATATAATGTTAGAACCGATGGGACCGACAGGACCGACTATACCAGTCGGACCCATCACTCCTGTCGGTCCTGTTGGTCCTGTTGGTCCTGTCGGTCCTGTTGGTCCTGTCGGTCCTGTTGGTCCTGTTGGTCCTGTCGGTCCTGTTGTTCCTGTCGGTCCTGTTGGTCCTGTCGGTCCTGTTGGTCCTGTCGGTCCTGTTGGTCCTGGTGTTATTGGTCCCGTCGGTCCAGTTGGTCCTGTCGGTCCTGTTGGTCCGGTAGGTCCAGTTGGTCCTGTTGGTCCCGTCGGTCCAGTTGGTCCTGTCGGTCCTGTTGGTCCGGTAGGTCCAGTTGGTCCTGTTGGTCCCGTCGGTCCCGTCGGTCCAGTCGGTCCTGTTGGTCCGGTAGGTCCAGTTGGTCCAGTTGGTCCAGTTGGTCCTGTTGGTCCTGTGGGTCCCGTCGGTCCGGGTGTTATTGGTCCTGTAGAACCAGTGCATCCGGTTGGCCCGGTTGGCCCAGTTGTTCCGGTTGGCCCAGTTGGTCCTGTAGAACCAGTGCATCCGGTAGGTCCGGTCGGTCCAGTTGTTCCGGTTGGTCCAGTTGGTCCGGTCGGTCCGGTAGGTCCGGTCGGTCCGGTAGGTCCGGTCGGTCCGGTAGGTCCGGTAGGTCCGGTAGGTCCGGTAGGTCCAGTCGGTCCAATTGGTCCGGTAGGTCCAGTCGGTCCAATTGGTCCTGTAGAACCAATTATTCCAGTGGGCCCACGTACGCCTGTACCAATTTGTAAATTTGCATATGCAGCGGCAGTTTGAGTAATAAGGGCTCCACTAGTTGCTTCTGTATGAGGATTATACGCATATATTTGAATTTGTAAATATGGCATTCCATAATTTTGCAAATTCGTTTGTGGTAAATAAATTTCTGAAAAGTATTCACCAGTATTTGTTGAAGTTACCGACACAGAACTAGAAAACCCACCAATCTGAACGACATTCGGAGGTAATGTAACCGGTGGTACTATTGTTGGTTCTACTGTATCAAGAATTACTGTTGCGTTATTTCCACTTGAATAGTTCTGAAATAATCGATTATCTGCATAACCTGCTAAAATACCATCGTTTTGAGGTGTCAATGCTGGTTCATTATATAGAAAATAAGAATTCACAATAGGCCAATCACTACCAACATATAACAATTTACCTTTGTATGAAGATACTGTATAAAGCCATACACCATTTTGTTGAACAAATTGATTTGCTGTAGCAGTGAATACGAACCTTACACCTGTTCTTACACCATTCGCATACAGTGGAACACTCAAACTATCTCCAGTTTTTAATCTATTTGCATTTAACCAATAAGCTGCAAAATAACTGAACTGTTTGGCTATTTCATTCTGAGGATTTAAACTTACATCCACAAATTCCAAGTATCGACTTGTAGTTGTTGTTATATCCCAACCTTGAAGATTATTAGTTGTATCTGGATTTAACAATGGAATAAAGTCACGCCAGTTGGAACCACCACCAGTTCTTAAATAAAATCCAGATGGAACATATTTATAAACAATATACAATCCACTATACAGTATAGGTGAAACCAATCCTGCATTTTTCCTTGCAAACAAATTAAGTTTCCATGATCCAGAAGTTATAAAACTCTCACGTGTAAATGATGAAAATAACCCAGCATATGAACTTGCCACTACAGTCGAAACAGCTGATACATCAAATGCTATTGTTGTTGCACTTTCCGACCAAAATAAATTAGATGTAGCAGATATCAATGAAAGTTGATTTATAGATGTGACACCAGCATTATCTTTTCTGTTCAAATACAATATAATATTAGAACCTGCTGGACCAGTCGTTCCCATCACTCCAACCGCCCCTACTGGTCCAGTTGGTCCAGTTGGTCCATTTTGTCCTGTTGGTCCAGTCGGTCCTGGGGTTATTGGTCCAGTTGGTCCTGTTGTTCCTGTGGGTCCTGTTGGTCCTGTGATTCCTGTTGGTCCGGTCGGTCCTGTGCGTCCAGTTGGTCCTGTGGTTCCAGTTGGTCCTGTGGTTCCTGTGGGTCCTGTTGGTCCTGTGGGTCCTGTGGGTCCGGTAGGTCCTGTGGGTCCTGTGGGTCCTGTGGGTCCTGTGGGTCCAGTTGGCCCGGTAGGTCCAGTTGGCCCGGTAGGCCCGGTAGGTCCTGTGCGTCCAGTTGGCCCAGTAGGTCCAGTTGGCCCGGTGGTTCCAGTTGGTCCAGTGGGTCCAGTGGGTCCTGTGGTTCCTGTGGGTCCTGTTGGCCCGGTTGGCCCGGTAGGTCCTGTAGGTCCAGTGGGTCCTGTAGTTCCTGTGGGTCCTGTAGGTCCTGTGGGTCCAGTTCGCCCGGTATGCCCGGTAGGCCCGGTTGGTCCGGTTGGCCCGGTTGGCCCAGTAGGTCCAGTTGGCCCGGTAGGTCCAGTTGGTCCGGTTGGACCAGTCGGTCCAGTGCGTCCAGTAGGTCCAGTTGGCCCGGTTGGTCCGGGTGTTATTGGTCCTGTAGAACCAGTGCATCCAGTTGGCCCGGTAGGTCCTGTGCGTCCTGTAGGTCCAGTGGGTCCAGTAGCTCCAAATGTTCCGGTGGGTCCTGTTCCACCACTACCAAACCCTAAAGAAATAATATCCCCTAATCCAGACCCATATACCTGATATGCATTCAAATCTACTGGTATCAATGAAATTACTCCATCACCGTTTCCAACAGTAACACGATATGGTAAAGTTCCTATTTTAAGATAATTTATTGGTGTATTTGCATTATCTACATCCTGAATTACTGTACCATTGCTTCGTATTGTTTTTACATTCCCGACAGTTGTGGATATTATGATATTCTGGTTCGTTGCAACAAATATACATACTAGTTGATTGATTATAGGCGTAATTAAAGTCGTATATCCTTGTCCTTGACTATTAGGAATTTTTACTGTAACGGTTTGTATAGCAGCAATCATATCAGATGAAACAGCCGGCTGTATAATCTGAAACTCACGTAGAGTAAGTGACGTTAAATTATTTATTGCTGATATTGTTTGATTTGTCGAACGTAACAATAATTGACCCTTCTGTAAATTACTAAATGTGAGTGTGCTAATATTTGCACTAGTTATAATCGTGTTTTTGAATATCGCATTTGTTATATTTGTATTCGTAAAATTGGCACTCGTGGCATTGGCATTCGTAAAATCGGCATTCGTAGCATTGGCGCCCGTAAAAATTGCCCCACTTAAATTTGCCCCACTAAAACTTTGACCACTTATATCTGCATTTAGATAGTTAGCCATGTAGCTTCTTTATATGTAAAATGACAATATAATTTTACATATATTTTTACACAATTTTTACAAATCTACAGAACGGCCGGCGATAAGGTTTATGGTGAATGAAAAAAATTGAAATGTTTTTCAAAGTTATCATGATACCACAGCGACCAAGCACATTACTATACCGACGACGAACAACATGTTATCATTCCTTAAGAACGGCGACATTTACAATACTATGAGGGCGATTACAAATCTTCCAGGGCTATTCACATCAGACGGAGACAAAATCAAATACTCTGCGTTGAATTACACAACCTCCATGCGTCACAACCTTCACAATGGAAATCCAATTTTCACCAACATCCGCCGGTTAGAAGCCGAAATCGAGCGCCGCGACATCGCGAGCATCACTTCCGGTTGTCTTCCGTCAGTTGCTGCCAACATTGCAAGTTCCCGTGCTATGTCGGATTTTACCGACAATCACATTCACCACGACAATGCAGCGCTTGCACTCATTATGGCTAAAGAGCTGGCTTTCTTGAACAGAACCAACCAAATGATTTCACTCATCGCACGCAGGTACCAAGAAGAAGAAGAAGATGCTGAATTGGGCCGTTCGCATTTCCGCAGCAACAACGCCGATGATGACATCGAAACAGCGAGTGAAGGCGACGAAGACCTCGAAATGTGTCAAAGCGACGATGTACCGAGCGCATCCCCGTTACAGCGCTCTCATTCACACGCTGCTCCGGGATATAGTCGCCATGAACGCGGGCCTCAAAATCAGCTTGTTGCGACATTTCTTGTTGCGAGCGGAAAACTACAAACCAGGTTTTCCAATCTTTGCAAACTCACCGGAACATCGGTTATACTTGTGAATGCCATGACTACGATGGACCAGCCGCATACTGAAGCCAACCGAGAGAAACAACTTAATGCTGAACGTCTCGTCATTTCAGACATCTTCTTGTACTTTGAAAATTTTGACGCACAACATCGCGACGCTGTTGTATGGTCGTTCCTTGAATTGCGTGACATCTCTGTTTCAGCATGGAGAATATTATCGATGTTTGCATTCACAAATTTGTTTCGATTGACCGCCGGCACCGAATTCAGTATTTACCAGCCTGACGATGCGATATTCACCCAGGGACATGATTACAGATTACCGCGACAAGAGGCGGCGACGATGGATTTCGGAACGGCGGCAGCGAATGCAGAGCAGGCGGGGGCAATAGAGGACGACACGATGGCATCTGTTGTTAATGGCTTGTAGGTAGGATAACGTACTATATTCATTATTCATTATATTAGAGGTAAGCATGGTGTGTAATACTAATACTTTTTTCTTGTATATCTTAAATACTGTTTTCTTCGTTTCGTGCAATTACGACAATTTCGTTTTCTTCCACCTTCACTAACCGGTGACTGTGTTTTTGACTTTGTTGTTTTTGACTTTGTTGTTTTTGACTTTGTTGTTTTTGGCTTTGTTGTTTTTGGCGGATCATCACGGGCTATTTTAGTTTGGACAAAATCCATCATGAGGTCTTGTTCTCTGGCTTCTCTTTTTTTTAATACAGATGGCCTAACAAAAGGGGTCGTAGTTGCAAATTGTGGGTCTGTGTAAAAATTAGGTCGAAAATAAAGAAACATACGCCAATCGATTCTGAAGTTTGAAAATGACATCGCGTCTAAAATTCGGTGGAATTCAGCACTTTCAATGACCTTTTTCATTATCTCACCTTGGCCTCGGCCTGATATTTTGATTGCCATTGCTCCTTGCGTCATTCCATTTTCACCTTTATCGTCAATAATGACAGTATTTATTCCTGACTCTCCGAATATCAATTTTGGAACACCAAACATCTTTTTACAATCTTTACAATCATCATTCAATCGCTTAGACCAATAAATTTTAGGTCCGTTTAATGTTGTAGAATGGACCAACGGAAATTTAAATTCATGATATTCACGATCTTTTTCTATATTCTCTCTCTTTTTTTCATCACTTATTACCCAATCTTTGTCCGAACCATACTGCCCACGACTAAATATAACATAATCTTCTTTTTTGTCGCTTAATAATGGTTCTATCAATTCAAAGCTATGGTTCGGTAGAAACCGCCAACGAGATAAATCGATTGAAGGATGTTCTTGTCCTATTTGGTCTTTTACGACGGTAAAATCTTTACTCGGGTTTGGTTGTCTCTTCTGTATAACATAATAATCGTACCTTGTTTGAACTCCGAAATCTCTAAAACCGTCAGGCTTACTATGTATTTCTAGGTATAACATATGATTATCATGAACCATTTTATCAAACAGTGTTCTTGCCCGGTCAGATGGCGGTTTTCTCCATAACGCGGGATGTACGAATAAGAGATATCCATGATGAGATAGCATATCTAATGATTTATTTACGAATTCAGGCCACAAGTTGCTGCCTCCGCCTTTTTTACCTTCATGTGTCTGGTCTGCATTAAATGGCGGGTTGCCTACAATTACATCGAATTCAGTTGTACTGTCTGGGAATATAATATGTTCTAAAAAACTACCGCATAATAGATTCGCAGCGGTACCAAATCTCTGTCGGATTATTTTGCAGCTATCCTTGTTGTATTCAACCATATAAAGCATTCGCTTAATGATATGTTCGCTGCGTACGGTTGAGTCTGTGAATTCCGGATGATCCGCAAGACCCTCCATCAAACCCTCATAAACCATAATCGGAAAGTTCGCGAAGCCTGTAGCGGGGTCCAGCCATTTTTTGGTTGGGTCGCCCCATAGTTCCTTCGGTAATTTATCAAGCATATCTTTAATTAACTTGTTCGGTGTGAATACTTCGCCGAATTTGTTTTTTTCTTCTTTGCGGACGACAGGTCTAGCTTTGGATTTTCCAGCTTTGGGTTCTTCTTCTTCCGATTGTGTAATGGGCCGGGTAAGTTGTTTGGACCTGATGTATTCTTTAATTTGTTCTCGATTGGCGTGAAGTTCGCCTAATTCGAGGAGAGGTTCTTCAACAGTATATTCTACATAATCTGTTGAGGAACCTTTATCCATATTACGTTATATATAATACTTTATAATAAATATATATAATGTAATAGCGTGTAAATAATAAAAATATTAAAATCATTTTTTTATTATTCAACTCATCCTATTTTATTAGTTCATATATACATTAATACTCCCTGAACTGGTCACGGATGTGTTCAAACACGGCAATTGCATCTCTCGCGCATGTCGTGATATATTCAGCCACAATTCCTTCATCTACACCCACTGTATCTGCAAACCCTACACGTATCATACTATCCGGGTTGTGTGGGTGTATCTTTCGAAATGCGCAGTAGGTAACTGTCTGGTCATCTGCATAATGCTTGTCGTGTAGGAAGAATTCGAGAACTTTTCCTAGTGTATAATCTTCACCCTTCAGTTCAATGTCGTAACCATTCTGTATCGTACTTACTGTAGGAATGATATGGTTCTCTCCGCTTTCAATATCGCGAATAAACTTTGTGCATTTGTTTATCATAATCTGCGCCGCCTTACTCACGATATCCGCGTTCGAGAATACTCCTACCGTCTCAACAACGAAATCGAAGCTGTCCTCTTTCGTCTGGCGTTGAGCATCCAGGAGTGCCCAATTCTTTCTCTGTGCTTTCATCTCTTCACTGCCGATAGCTGCCACACCTTCCTTGACAAGTTCTGCCTCTTTCACACGCCATGCATCATCGACTTTCGATGGGTCCATCGTCATTTGATATGCGCATGTACTTACTACATTAAATGCGCCGTCCTCCTTTGCACTTCCGATATCAATTTCGCATGTAAGTGTTAGTTGCTCACCTTCGCCATATTCAGTCATTTTCGGAAGAAGACGCATAAACTCAATGTAATCGCCCGTAATGGGGTTTGGTGGGAAAATTTCATGGACTTTGACATCGGTGAGATACTTGCCGTTTGTCTTGTTCTTCAATTTAAAGTCTTTTGTCGTAACATAGCGAATTTCACCACCATCGGCAACAACATTCACCTCCAGTACATATTCCTGGTAAGGAAAATCAGTCTCAGTGATATGAATGGGAATACAACTAAGGCGCTGCTTTACAATTTCATTATGAATACGCGATGTATTCACGGTTATACTTGCCTTACACTCAGCATATGGGAATGTGCGAAACACGAATGTGGGAATGTCAGATAGAATAACACGTCGTAGTGCATTCGCTAAACTTACATTCAGACGGTCAATCGAGAACTTGAGTTGGCCATTTTCATCGGTTTTAGACACGAGACGTGGTATGTATTTAGAAACAGCCGAAACGGAGTGGAAAGGGGCAGAACGAGGCGGTGGTGTTGAAACTGCTGCAGCGGCGCCTCGATTGAATGATGATGATGCTGACGACATATTCTTTCGTTGAATAACAATAATGGAACGGTTTATATTATATTGTTATAAACTATTGTATTCTAATCAATTTTATTTCATCGAATGGCATTAAACGCGTTAAAAAATACATAAAAACTTATGTATTCTTTAGTAATAAGGAATGTCGTGTATTATCTATTATAGTAATCATTGTGATAAATCCAAAGCAGTTCTCACTGCGTTGTCTAAATCGCGCGTGCAAGATGACATTCATTTTCTTTGCATCGATAAACGCGTCAGGGCGGCGAATGGTTCGGGTGCATGGCATATTGTTACCGAAACCGGTGAAAAGGTACTTTTACCGCCTCAAGTCAATCGTGTTCCCGCATTGTTACTCTTGAATAAGGGACATATGGTGCTTTACGGTGAGCAAATTTTACAGCATTTTCAACCGAAGAATGTTGCTCTTAATAATCAGGCGACAAATTTCAACGGCGAACCGAATGCGTTTTCATTGGGACGCGAAAGTATGGGTGGATTTGGTGTTGCATCTGACAATTACAGTTTTTTAGACCAAAGTTCTGATGAACTCTCCGCGAAAGGAAACGGTGGAATGCGGCAGCTGTATAACTATGCGACGATTGACATCGTGGATAAAATTGAAACGCCGCCTGACAATTATTCTCCAGACAAGGTGGGAAGTGTTTCATTAGAGCAGTTGCAACAAAAGCGTAATTTGGATATACAACAGTCTCAACAATCAAATGCTAGTAATCATATTGTTAATGGGGGCGGCGGCGGTGGGAGCGGCTATGTCGGGAATAATATCGGCAGTTCAGGAACGGAAAACATGGCTATGCGAGGACCAAATAGTAGTATGACGAGCTTTGGTGATAACAGTGGTTCAAATGGAAATGGTATGGCAAGCGGTTCTCAGAGAGGTCAAACTATGCCTCAACCTCAACAATATGCTCCGGTTGGAACACCTCCTCAGTTTGCAGCACAAGCTGTATATCGTGCTCCGCCTCAACAGCCAGAATATTCGCGTTTGAATAGTAGTAATAGTAATAGTAATTTGCGCGGTTCGATGGATATGCGTGCTCAACCGCGCGGCGGAGGTAGTTGGATTTAAACCTATATCGTTATATTTGTATAATCAATTATGAAACACATATAAATAATGGATTATGCAGTGGATATTTTGAATAGAAATGTAGAAACAAATATTGGACCACAATTTATATATGATGACCGTCGTTTTTTTTCGAAAATATATGTGTTATTGAAATCAATTGGACTTGTTGTTTATACGACAACACTCACGATGTGCGCTGTACCTGAACTGTATATCTTGATGATTGGAGCAATGTTTTTATCTACCGCAAACAGTACGCGTTATGAGTATGCACATTATCGAAGATACGGCACTATCTTTTCATCAATTGACGAGTATAATCAATGGAAGCATCAACAGTGGCCTAAATCCAGATTGATATTTTCAATCGTTGAACTAGCAATAAAAATAGGGTACTTTATAAAGACATTTCCACCACAGTTTGATTTTATCACGGTGTGTAATGTAGGAAAAAGTGTTTTAAATATTCACATGTTACTACTTTTTTCGATATATATAATTATTATTGTTTCTAGTGTATGTCTTGTTTCGTCGTTCTATTTTTGTAATCAATATCGTTATGTACTACCGTCAAATAATTCCACGGCCGCAGCCGCAGCCGCAGCCGCTATTGTACAACGTGAAATTGTCTCTTTACCGGCACAACTACCAGTGATAATGAATGTTTCTCCAAATGATGAATGCTGTATTTGTATGGATGTAGAGAATATTCAAGCATGGTTGATATTGCCATGTGGTCATAAATTCCACGCGTTATGTATTTCAAGATGGTTGTTTCAACATCAAACTTGCCCTGTATGTCGGCTGAATATAGATATTATTGTATAAAATTGAAATGTTTTTTAGACTTGAATGCATTTCAAGTGTTATCAATCAACGTACATACTCTCGATGTCATCATCTACTACCGCCGCCGCCGCGACTACGAATAAATACCGAACGCATTTTATACGTTCTTGGCATGAATACCAGAAAATTACCCCGTCACATCTTCATTCCATCGAACATTACAATTCGAGTTGCGAGGAATATGCCACACTATATCATGACTACGTCATGGTACTTCGTGAGCATGTCACCAAAATCACAGGGTGGTACTGTTACACTGGCTGGCCTGCCCAGAATTGCGCCGATACTGATGGCTACGTCGATGTTCGAACCGGAAAAAAATACACGCTACAAGGAGATACGTCGTTCTTCAAGGATATTGGCAAACAATAAATTGAGAGAGATAGGGTACTATGTATTATGAATACTTATTACCTAATGATTATATATTATGGATACACTTTATGAACTTTATGTGAAATATGACAAAATCATCAAATATTCGGTATATGCATTCACCGGGTGGTTCTTATCGTGGGTGCTTTTTTTTATCATGTTGCCTTTCATGATTCACTATTACGGAAAACTCAAAGGCGCATCTCTTAATTATGGTTTCAGTTGGTTTTCAATGATTGCGATTATCCTTGGTTTAGAGTTTGGGTTGCGGCCATGAAACATTGAATACTTTAATTCCAACAAATTGTAAAAAAGATGAGATATGCATACATAATAACAAAGAATAAACAATGGATTTGGTTCAAGGTGACAGGAAAATGGAATTGAAGTCGGTACAACCCAACTTGGAATGGAATTTCCCTTACTGATTATAAACGAATGAGGGGTCGCCAGTTATTTCGCGCAAAACATGGTTAATCTGTGCTCGTTGAATGGCATCAGCTTCGTAGTAGTTCCAATATGTATCCTGGAGGTTCAAGTCTGGATGGGATTTATTGCCGGTAGAAACCACTTTTGTAAAATATGTCATGGTGCATTGGTAGGTATGAACGGGGTACTCATTTTTGACAAACATACCTTTGCAGTTGAGGTGTGCGTATTCGGGACGTTTCTCTCGAATTAGGTATATTTTGCCAGGTTGAAGGTCGGTAGGACTAACAAGTTGAAGAGGTCGCATTTTTTTCGATGTTTATTACACGGTATCATTTCATTTCGTTCAATTTTATGAAATGAGTTGAATTTCTCTCGAATTATCGATGCGGAGTTTCTGCAGCGAGACGGATGTTTCAGGTTTATACGGTCGAAAATACCAACCCCGGCGATATCAGCACCAAAATCTCTCGGTATATTGCAGTTTGAAATTACCGAAGGTAGAGAATGAACTGCAATATTGCGAGCAATTGGGTGCTGAATTTTACAGGCTTGGGGTTTATAAAATGTAAGCGTCGAGAGAATTCATTTATTGAATAAAAATCCCCATTTGTATAGAATAGATTTCATTGGAATTCTCTCAACACAGCCAAAAATATTCCGTTCAAAATTACTCGTTTTCAAAACTTTCATTTTCAAATCCACATTGAATCATGGTTCAATGATTAAACCGCCGAAAATAATTCGTTTAAAATCGATGGTCTGAGAGAAAATACCCAATTTTGACCCCCCAAAAATGGACATTTTTTGTCCGCCAAAAATGTCCATTTTGGCCTTTGCGCGCCGCCAATTTTAAAAATGAAATGCAAAACATCAAAATTTGGGGTTGTGACCATTATGCTCTTATTTCCGTTTTTTCATGCAAAAAAACTGTGACTGACTTTTTTGGGGTCGCCGCCGGCGGTCAATTTGGGGGGTCAAAAATGGACATTTTTGTATAACGGATATTTTAGGATACAAAAAGATACAAAAAAAATATCCAAGATACATTTATACAAAATGCCACCTAATTTTTATTGTGAAAAGTGTGACTTTAAATGCTTTAAACAAAGTATATACAATACACATTTAGATACAGCCAAGCACAAAAAACACGGATATATCCTTCCATATCCTGAGGAAAAAGATACAATTGTATCTATCCAACCTTGGAAAATATCCGAAGGAGGAGGACACAAATGTCCTTACTGTTTTAAGTCATATAAATATCATTCAGGATTATGGCGACATAAGTCGTTATGTAATAAAAATAATTGTGGTGCTGAAAATATCAATCAGATATGCAGTGATAATCAAACAAGTGTAGAAAAAATACCCCAGACTGACAATGTTATTATACGTAAAAAAACAACAAGCAATGAAGAACAAACTAAGAAAAAAATCAAACACCTTACTGATGAAAATCGTGAAATTAAAATGAAAATGACGATGATGTTGCAGATGATGACTACAAACACGCAATTTCAATCACATATGTTGGAGCTAATGAAGGCATCTCATACACAAGTTACAAATCATAATCAGTCACAGTTGCACTCTTCAACCCAGTCGGCATGCGCACCTGGGGTCGCATTAAACGGCGACCACGCAACATTCAATAGCACAAATACAAACAGTCATAACAATAATAGTACCTTCAATATGAATTTTTTTCTGAATGAGAAATGCAAGGATGCGATGAATATGAAGGATTTCGTGAATTCAATTCAACTCAACCTTACTGACCTCGAAAATGTTGGACGGTTAGGTTATGTAGAAGGGATGTCAAATATATTTATTGACAACCTCCAAAAAACTGATGTATATAAACGCCCGGTTCATTGTAGTGATGTTAAGCGCGAGACGTTATACGTCAAGGACAATAACCAATGGGAGCGCGATGGTCCTGACCATGCGAAAATGACGAACGCGGTTCTTGCCGTAGAGCAGAAGAATGTTGCACTTGTAAATGAATGGGCGAAGGCAAATCCAAAATGTTTAAATAGCAATACCCGAGAGAATGAAACATATTTCAAGCTATCTAAAGCCGTCACGGATGGAGAGAAGAATGGCAATATTGATAAAGTCATACGGAAAGTAGCAAAGAATGTTGGAATAGAGAAAGACGTAGTCACTTTGATGATAGATGATATCAATGAGTAAGACAAGGATTAAACATGATACAATATAAACATTAAACATGATATACTTATAACTGCGTATCATGTTAAACTTAACATTGAATATTGGTTATATTCTTCCCATCATTACTTTCTGGCAAAGAATTTATTTCGAAATATCAAAATATATACCCGAACAAGCAATTACGAATAATATTGTTAGTTCAATCCATTGTGTATCGTATATACTTCATTATAATTATGACTACAATATTGATTATTATATACACCTAAGTATTGGATATTATATTTATGACACATTATACATATTATCACGTTTTATAAGTGATTATAAACAACAAAGTAAAGAATATATTAATTTTGTGTATATTACTCACCATTTGTCAGGAGTGTATATCTTATATGAAATATTAACAGGTGATAATAAAGATTTTCTATTGAAAGGCTACAATTTAACAGAAGTCTCAAACATTATGTTATACATTTCCTTTCACATAAACAATGTATATGCACATCATGTATATTTGAATATACTAACTGACTTTATACATCTCTTGTGGTTTTCGTATATAAGAGTATTTATTTTATCGGCTTTTATGTACAATTCATTATATTCGTTACAATTTAGTACATCTACCAGAGTTATACTGTCAATCATATATAGCATTGGATTATGTTGGTGTTGTTTATTAGTAAAACGAAATATGACAAACCTGCATACACTGATAAAATCAAAAGATGACTAATTCGATAACCGTGATTCAACTTGTTCAATGAAATATTCCTCAGCTGGGTGAAGCAATGCACCTACACCAGACTTAGAATTAATCTCTCGAACTGTGCGATATACTATTGTTTCAAGGTTATTATCATGACAGTTATTCTCCGTATCGAACTGTAATTCACGGGTGATATAAACGTCAATATCGTTTCTCGTTGGGTTGTCGTTTCCCGGAATAAGTTGCACCATTTTACTATTTTAATATTATGTAAATAGATATAGCATTTTGTATATATATCATTTTCATAATATGTCAATTTTACTTACACCCGACTGGACCCTCCCCTCATCCCAGTCGAATTTTATATGGTATTGTGCGTGGTTGTCTCTTCCATCTACAATATATGCGTCGTCTCATCCTGTATCTGCACACCTTGCGATAATCCCCGCTAGTGTTTTCGCGACATCTCTTCTATACTGGCGAAATCCTCTACGTAATTCATGGCGTCGGAAATTAGATATGATTGCTGTGGCATTTGGCGTGTTATATCAGACATATTATGCATTCAATACAATTCACGACAATATCCAATCAATTCTTACATATACATCACTTATCGTATGTTCAACCGGATGTTATGGTCTAAGCATTTATTTTATGAAATGCGGGCATATATGGTCATCAACATATGCTCACGCAAGTATTCATATCATTGCAAATATTGCGAATATAGTTTTGTATAGTTCAATAAAAGACACCCAAATACCAAAAAAATAATAACGATAATATATAATAATATCATGTGTTACAGCGTAGAGTCTAGCGCAAAGACGACTTTAATGTCTATAATTGCTACTGTTATATTACTACGTTCTAATATTCCTCATTTCCAATGGTTGGGTTTTACATTAATTGGATGGGGTGGTATGCAATTTGCAGAATTATTATTATGGCTTACCAACCCACGCAAATCATGTACTACTGCAAATAAACTTATAACAACAGTATTAATACCGTTTATATTAATCTTGAATGCATTATGTCCAGTATTGGGTTCATTTTTTGTAAAACCGTGGTCTCAAAGTAATGAAACTCGGCGTTTGTTTATTTTATTGTATAGTATTGCCGCTACTATATCACTGATATTGTATTTTTATGGAAGTCCAGTGAAATATTGCACTACCGTGACAGAAAAAGGTCACCTTGATTGGTGGGTATCCGAATGGTCTGTATTGGATTTTAAAATAAAACGGTTATTTGCGACAACAGTTTGGCAAATTATAATCATTATTCCTTTTATTGTATTATGGGATGTATCGTATAAGGCAGTTATTGTCTTTTCTATATTACCATTATTAGGTTATTACAATGGTTTTAAAACTGATGCAAATGGCAGTATTTGGTGTCATTATGCTAGTTTCACGTCGATTGTTTCGCTGATAATGTATGGGTTATATGTTACGAATACTTATAATATTTTGAAATAAATATATAAACACATCACTGTACATGTAAATAATATTGATAACGAATATTATTTACATAATGAAAGTCATTATCAATAATAATATATACGACATAACCACATTTATTTCAGAACATCCTGGTGGTGCCAACGTATTTACAGAAAATGATTGCGATATTCATGAGGACCTTGCGGACCTTACCGATAAGTTCAATGAGGTGGGGCATTCAGAATATGCGGTCAATTTACTTGGAAATTATAAAGTGGAAGAATTATCCGAAGATGACCCCCGTTTTAAACGAGATAAAAAACTAGAATATAATAAGACCAAAATATCAAAACTCATCACGCATGAAGACACATATCATGTACATAAATCAATGGGTATCATTTCGCTTTTGAATTACGTTTATCTTTTTTTTGATTTTTTTTATAGTGGCGCCACCGCAGAAATTACTCTGCGAGGTGTAGATGGTGGATTTATTGGACTTACATGGGTTCATACAATTCTTTCACTTTCCGCACTTCAGTTTCTTATTCCGCGCACACGGACAGGTATTTTACCGATGATTTGGCAAGAATTTCGAGCGCATTCAATCATATTTGCAGCGCGTAGTTTTCTTATAATAAATGCACTATATTTTCTGTTTGATTCAAATGATACTACTTCTTTACCGGCTCTCGCCATGCGTCTTGCATTTATACTTATTGCAATGAAACTTGCGGATATAAGCACAGACCATCTTAGAGAAAACCGAAAAGAGACAACAACAGCGACGATGCCTTACTGGAGTGATTGTCCAGCATCATTACAGAGCACACTTAAGTATTTCTACACACATTCGCAAATGATGGCGACAGTTATGTGTCTTTTTGGTAAAATACCGTATATACTTGCAGTAGCGTTTCCTATTCAATTTGCGTCCTTTCTTATGACGCTTGTTCGTAAAAATATTATTTCTGCATTCTGGTATCATATGTTATATAGTTGTAGTCTGTTTCTAGGGTATCTAATTGATGCAACAGAACCTCTCATGTATGCAACTGTGTTTATAGGATTTGCTCTAATATATGCACGGGTCAATTTAAAAGTGAATAAATATATTCTATGGACAGTAGTTGCTTTGACTGGCGGATTTTTCAAGTACGCGACATCAGAAGAAACAACAATGCATGATATTATTTCTAAGTTAAAGTTATTTGCCATACCAATGGTTTTGGTTTATACATATTATCTCGCAAACAATGGGTCAAATGTGACATTTTCAAAATATGTATCTGATATAATATTTGATAGAGAACATACTCGCGAAGAATCAAATCATCGCGTTGAGAATAATATTACGTATGGAAAACGAGAAGGAGAAATATATAACAAAATAACGGTTCAGTTATGTGAAAAATATGAAAAATATAAACCTGGAATGTATTTTAATTTGTACTTTGATACAAAAAAACGTCCTTATACGCCGATAGAGTTGAGTTCCGATATTACATCTTCATCAAAAGGTGATACCGCAACATTTCTTATTAAACGGACGCCAAATGGCGAAGTTAGTCCAAATATATGCGATAAGTATTTGATAAACCAAACCGTATATGTGAAGGGGCCTTTCGGGCGTAAATATTACGATACATCACCAGAAGTAAAGTCGTTCGTGTGTGATACCATAAAAATTACCGCAAAATATATTGTGATGTGTTCATGTGGTTCAGGAATAACCCCATTTTATAGTATGGGTATTGCATGGTCTAATGATGATATAACCCAACAATCTTCCGATGACAAACGGGTTCAAGAGCTTCATTATATATCGTCATATAGAACGCGTGAAGAAGCATTATTACGCGTTTCGCTTAAAACAAATAATGTACATGTGAAAGAACGACTATTTATTTCGAATGAAAATACGAAGCTAACTCCTGCAACTTTAATCGATTATTTGACAGATATTATCGAAAATCCGGATGAAACAAACACACCGCACGACATCGCAGTATTTATTTGTGGCACTCCTGCATATTCGCAAATGATTAAAGATACGTGTTCTATTATTTCTAACTCTGTAAAATGTTATGAATGGTAATAACAGATAAAAGAAAACATTTTATTATATTTGAATTGTATAGTAATATAATAAAATTTCCGATGAACCTGAACCAAAATTATCTTTTACTAATAATGCTTATTTCATATTGCATTCCTATTGTATTTGTCTATTATAGATACAATACATATGGTGCGCAAAGTATTTCAAGTATTATTACTGGTCAGGAACCGTTATTTACAGTGAATGATGCTGATAGTATAATGAATACACTCGCATTCAATCTCTTTCAAACGAGACATCTTATTGCTGGGTGCATGCTTATTATGGCGGCATTTACTATATTATATGAATATCAGCGATGCAAAATGTATATGAATTCCCAATTGTGGTCATTATTTACGATTATTATTCTTTTACTAGGAATATTCGGTGTCATTTACATTCCTGAAACAAACTCGCTTCATTATGTGTTTGGCGCTGCTGCATTTTTCGCGATAATCGGTTTTATGGTTGGTCATACATATCACCATTACAGCCACAGTGGTCATACAATTGGCGCCAACCTTCGCATTATTCTTTATATGCAAATACTGTTTATGGTGATAACTGTATTATTTCTTTTACAAAATATTTCTATTTTTGTAGTGGAGGCACTTTTCCTGGCTAATTTTGCTGCATTTTACTTATATATTCATTTTCACAATTTTTCCAATTCTATATCGCATTCCAGCCGTTGATGATGTAAGTTTGTGCGATAATCGTGAATATACTGGTACATTAATATTCCACCGGATAACGCTAAAAATACGAGTGAAACACCTATAACTGCATCAAATGGCTCATTGAAACAGACAAACGAATATGTCAGCTGGATAACACGGCGAATAATATCGAGCCCGCTAAGCAGTATATTCGCCGGAATTACGCTATTCTTACTATTCAGAATGTAAATTTTATTGAACATATAAAGCTGCAATCCGAATGCGATGAAAAAATACATTGTGGTTGTTCCAGCTGTAATTGGTGGGGTATGTTTCGTAGTATAAAATACCGCCCATGGCGCAACAATAATAAAGTATGAAGACTGAAACATGATTTGGAAATCGATATTTGGCATAATATCACCGTATAGTGACATTGAGTATTCGATTAGGTTATTATACGTTGAATTCAAAAAACATGAAACAAAAATGATTACAGTATTTTGAATAACATTTCCGCTGTGGTTATCAGAACTTTCGGAATACTGAAGTATGTATTGTCCCGCCGCAATTGAATGGGATATAACCAGTGCTGCACAACTTGCATAATAAAGTCTCGTTACTGGTTTTTTTAATAAGATTTTGAACCACATAATATTGAATATAATAAACCCCGACCGTAGTATTGTATAATAACTCAATGTAACGGTGTTTAGTGCATAAAAAACGAATACAGTTTCAATAGTATAAAGCATGCTGGTGATAATTGGATATTTTAATACATGCCTGCGTTCAGGTTCAAAATATATCTTTATTCGGCTCCATGAGAATTTGCGTATAAAAAATAGCCCGTAAAATGGAGTAAATACTATACTAAGAAGGACATTGAACCATTCGTTTTTGTAGTCGTAGTTATTCGTAATGTACTTCATACAGATTAGGTATTCGGTTAATGTTCCAACAAATAATATGGAATTTAGAATGAGGACCCAAGTCATAAAACCAATGATGGTTAATTACATAATATTTGTAAATACGTCTATATCTGTTCTTTAGGTTGATGCTGAATTGTATTTCTTCTGTATATTATTTTATATCAAATATAATATACAGATATAATATACAGAAGAGGTGGTTATGAGTACTATTGTTGTTTATGACCAGAACAACCCGATGATTGGTTCAATTAAGGAAAGTTTAAAACGTACAAATGTTCATAGACAGGAGGTGGGGGTACGGGTATGTCAAGATAAAATTGGGGATCAATTTGTTAGTGAAGCGATTGATAGTGCTCATATAATAGTTGTTAATTATTCTAATAGTAATATAATTGGATTTGCAGCAGTAACACGACATGATGATGAAACTGGACAATATTTATATATAGATTTAATTTGTAATGAACCTCATCCAACAATAACTACACGGAGCATGAGTGCCGCCGCCGCCAGAAAAGGTGCCAAAGCTATGTTAGAACAAATAGAAAACGTAGCTAGGGATAACGGTTGTTCGCATGTAAAATTAAGTGCGATAGATTCTGTTATTCCTTATTATTATAGGTTCGGATACGATTTTGAACGCGTCTTTTTAACAAAGGGAGACATTAATAATCATTTAAAAACAAAAGAAGAAAATTTAGTTAGACAATTGAGAAATGCGCAAATAGATGAGGATACAGAGGTACAAGACAAATTATTGATACAGATAGTACATATTTTTTACACTGGGTTTTTTAATGAAAAGTATCAAGCTAGTGTCGCTGATTCAACTAGCGCCGCCGATAGAATACAACCTGCTGAAACCAATGGAATTCCTATGATTAAGATAATAAACCCCTCAGCAGGAGCAGCCGCCCATGGGGGGAAAAAACATAAGAAAAAAACTATTCGTAAAAAATATACAAAAAAAGGGATGTTAAAAAAATCAAAGAAGTATCGTCGTCGCCGCGTATAGATACTATGCGTTTCCAGAATTGTAAAAAAGACATAAACCCAACATTATATACATTATAGTAGTATGTCAGCTGTGAAAAATAGATATAGCACACCAGAACCTGAAGCGCCAGATTGCCAGGATTGGACCACTATCACGATGAGTAAGAACCGACCCCAAAAAGAGAGCGCCTCCTCGCATCCAGCCCGGTCTTTCATTAGTACATGTTCCACGAATGTGAATTCTGCATCGGCCGTTGTAGCAGCTACTACTCAAAAAGTAAGTGGTAGTGGAAATGACGACACAAAAAAGACCAAGTACATCGCGAAGGTCACCAGCGACGCCGTAAGAACCGCGCGATGTGAAAAGAAGCTAACGCAAAAAGAGCTTGCTCAAAAATGCAATATGGATGTGAGCATCATCGCGGAGATTGAACGAGGAGGATGTGTGTATAACGCGACGCATGTGAATAAAATACAGTCTATACTAGGATGTAAAATTCCTAGGGCGTAATAATAATACCATTTACCCGCGATATATGATGAAGCGTTCTTCTACAATACCTTCTTGAGTGAGGAATTCCGAAATCTCAGATGAATAACTACCCTGTAATACGATAAACTCCTTACCAGTTTCTTTATCTTTTGCAATATGACCACCGCATGAAAGTACATCCTTACTCTTGAGTTTCTTTAGTATCTTGACAAGATTAAACTTATCTGCAATACCTTCTATTTTAGTTATTGTTTTTTTTCCTCGATGAACACTTATCATGATTTTATTTCCGAAAACGTCATCATCGTCGTTATTGCCATCATATGTATCGTGATGTATTCCGCCTACATTGACGCCAATACTGTTACAACAGCGATTGGCAATGTTGAGTGGGACGATGTTTGAAAATGCATTAGTTGAAATTTCGGTAGTAGAGGTGCCAACTGACATGACTTATTGTATTATATATAATAATGTATTTAATTGAATTATATATAACAAAAAGAAACTTAAATATTCTAACTAGTAATAATACATATTAACAAAGTAAATGGGTGGAAACAAGCATCATAAGAAACCGAGTAAATCGGGTAATAAATCGAAACATTCTGCCTCGTCGAAGGACAATAAGAAGCCTGTTACGATTGAAGATATTTCTCCCGAGTTTCAGACGATTATCCTTGATTTTCTTCGCGATATTGACTGTTCATTCCCCGAGTACCGGGAAGTCCTTGAGAAGTATTTAGGATATTCGCATGAGATGAAGCCGATGCCGAATGAATTGTATATTGAGTTATTTACTCATTGTCGCTCGGTGTATCCAGTAAGATTTTTTGATATTTTGTACAAGAATGAGGCAATGTTTGTTGCTGGGACTACCGATATAAACTCACAAGAAAAAGCCGATGCCGACACAAGTATCGAGTTTCTTCCAGGTGTGGATTTTCGAGATATTTGGGCGACAGAAGATATCACGGATAATACCAAGGATATTATTTGGAAGTATCTGCAACTTATCCTTTTTTCTATCGTGAATAATCTCTCTGATATGGGTTCATTTGGCGACACAGCCAAGTTATTTGAAGCGATTGATAATAGCGAATTAAAGACCAAATTGGAAGAGGTGATTGGAGAGATGGGGTCAATGTTCGAAGGAGGTGGTGTTAATTCATCACAAGAGCAACCTAACTTAGATGAAACCTTTAAGAAGGCAAGTGAATTTATGAACAGGGCATTTGAAGAAGGTGAGCAACGGCAGCAACAGCAGCCGGGAGGTCCATCCACATCGTCGATGCCGGATGCGAGTTCAATTCATGAACATCTCTCATCTATTTTGAACGGTAAAATAGGCAAGCTTGCCAAAGAGATTGCAGAAGAGACGGCAGCCGACCTCAATCTTGACATGGAGAATGAGACGTCGATGAAAGGTGTATTTCAGCAACTCCTCAAAAATCCGGGTAAGTTGTCCGGTATTATTAAGACGGTAGGAACTAAGCTTGATACAAAATTGAAGTCGGGTGAATTGAAAGAGAGTGAGATTATGCAGGAAGCGAGCGAGCTCATGTCAAAAATGAAGAATATGCCGGGAATGAATAATTTGGCGAGTATGTTAAGTAAGATGGGAATGAATATGCCAGGTGGTGGAATGGGTGGTGGCAAGGTGAATTTTGGGGCGATGCAATCGCAGCTGAACAAGAATATGAAACAGGCGCAGATGCGCGAGCGCTTGTTGAAGAAAGTACAGGATAAACAAGCGGCGACGGCAGCAGCGGCGGCAAGTTCTAAGGTACCATTAGGAGGCGCAACAACGGCTGTATTTACATCGGGAGAGAAGCCCGCGAAGACCCCCCGCACACCAGGACCAGCAGTAACAAATACGTCATCTGCGCAATCGAAAGAGAAAAATGATTAGATTCCATTCTAGGTAATATATAAGTATTAAAGTATATAATTCTTATATATAGTAACAAAGCGTAACTAATGAGTAAAGACCAAGTATTTTGGCTGGAAGACCCAGCTGTTCTTATGAACAAGGATTATATTCGTGAAATATGGCCGCAAAAATCAATGGAGCCTCCTGCAAAATTAAATGCGATTACTCGCTTTGTTATTCTCGCAACGATTTTAGGATACCTCATTACATCATCGTTCGCGCTCTTTATTTTAGGCGCGATTACTTTAGGAATTATTGTGATTATCTATAATTTTATACATAAAGGTAAGGCTGGTATGGAAGAAGAAAAGGCGAAAAAAGTATTAAAAACGAAAGAAGGATTTGCGAATAATATAGACAAACCAGAGATGTACGAATTAATGCGTGATGAATTCACTGCACCTCGCCCTCAAAACCCATTGATGAACCCATTGATACCGGAAATCATTGATGATCCTCAGCGTAGAAATGCTGCACCGTCATTTAATCCTGCAGTAGAAGCAGATATTAACGAATCTACGAAACGTTTTGTCAGCGGAAGTTTTGACACGAATGCAAGTAATGTAATATTTAATGGGTCGAATGTACCGTCAGAACTACCGAACCATACGCCGGAAGAGACATATGGAAAATTATTTGGAACTTTAGGTGATAATGCGGTTTTTGATTCATCCATGCGACAATTTCATCCTGTTGCGAATACCCGTATTCCGAATGACCAAGATGCATTCGCAAAATTCTGCTACGGAGAGATGAAGTCATGTAAAGAGGGTGACGAATTTGCATGCGGGCGTATCAACTCGAGGTTGGGTGGAGTAGTAGGCCAGTAATATTTCTATTATTCATGTCTTTTCAATAATATTATTATTTATATATAGAATACAAAGAACAAAAAATGGCATACGTTCATAGCTTTACTTTCGATAATATGTCGCGGATTGGATGCGATACTGGCGATCTCTCGCAACGCAACGTCCAGAATTTGAATGCGGCCAACTATGCACTGAGCAACTTCTTTTCGACTGACTGTCAGATGGAACGACCAATACAGTTTGCAACAAGCCAGCCGAATGTATTTTACAAGGGCGGTCATGGTGGATTTGGTGGTTGCAATATTGACGCTAATTCTGAGCTGTCAATTGGAAGCCTGAATACTCACGCAAAGTGCAAGTTAAGCCTTCTTGAGCGTCCGTTTAAGACAGTTCCATATTTAGGGCGTGGAGCTGTGAATGTTGATTTCGAGTCCAAGATGCGACATGGTGATATCAATACAAATAAGAAGAGCATTACTCAACTTTCAGAACAACTTAACGCCGCTCATACAGATTATCCTCTTCAGGAGGAATTTAAGGCAACGATTAATAATCCGGCGAATTACGTAGAAGGCGCTGCAGTGAATGGATGGATACGTGGAGGCGTGCCTTCTCGCGAGTTAGTCCGCGACCAAGAGAACTTATTTAGCGGTTCGCGATAATTATTACTACAACAATTATGACAACATATAAAGGTATATAACCTTATACTTTTATATATACGAGTATTATTTACATTATCAATGCAACAAAATCTCGAATACTCGGATGGTGGTAATGTTGATGAAATCGACCTCTCGGGCTACAACTATGACCTTGTTCCGACATATAAAATGATTGAAGACCCGGACGACCAAGATTCACTATTTCGAATTCAGTTTCTACAAGCATTTGGAATTAATGATGATGAATATCATCCGGATATTATTTCGGCAGTCATAGACGATTTGTATGAACGCTTTCGAGAGAATAATGGAATACGAGAGATTTTAGAAGCACATCCATTGTATCATTCGCATGATACTACATCGCTTTCACCATCAGACGAGGCCGACACCGACACCGAGACTGATGCCGATGCCGACACCGAGACTAAATGTAAATGTATTCATTTAAACGATAATAGTGAGATGATTTTTTGTATGATGTTTTCATTTCAACTGTTCGATTTGTTTCATACGTGTATTCGTCATGCAAAACGAAAAGAAGAAATACCACTAACTCTACGTGATGAAATTACAGAATGTTTTAGAAATATGTTTTAGTTAAGATGAACGACCGATATATTTAGGATGTACAAAGAATATAATAACATAACATATTAACACGTAATTCATATTTTATTGATTAAATGGCATCTACTAGAAACAAAAATACACGCACCGATTTTAAAATCGAGCAAAACTCTCAAAATCTTGCACGTAATTACGTCGCATTTGAAAATAGTTACGCAGGCAAAGCATATGAACCAGCCCTTGCATTTGAAAGTGTTGGAATTCTTCCTACCAAAATGTCACGCGAGCATTTTGCTCGTAATTCGGTGGATATTGAGTCTGCATTATTTGGGATCAATTCAACAAATCTTGTAGAACCACAAGCGGCAGTTGTACCACAACTAAAGCAATTACCGGAGGTGAAATTTTTTGACAGAATGGCAATGTTTATGCCGGAACCTCTTGTTGTAGAAAAAGCGGCGCGACCATTTCAACATGCACAACAAAAGTTGTTCTGAAATAATAGAGAAATATTCGTCTAGAACTGACTATAAAAAAACTATCATGTGATGACCGATAGAACATATAAGATGAAGAATACTATGATAAGTGTTGGCAGTATAAATATCTTTATGAAAACAGTATTCTCTGGCATAATTTCCATAATAGTATAAAATTACCACTATAAAAAATAACATCAGAATAAGCATAATATTGTATGAATTATTCTCATTTGCTTTACTATACAATACGTAAGCTCCATATAACACAATACATATAATAAATGTTCTATCTATTATTTTTGTTGTCGAATTTGGATTGTTGTGGTAGATGATAGATGATGTTGCTAGAAAGAAAAATAAAATACAATAAACAAAATATCCCATAAAGTGAGCGGTTAGTGCATTACTCATGAATAAAAACGATGAAAGTAATAACAATAATGAATTATCTTCTTTTACATAGTCGGTATTTGTCATTTTCTTTCACTGTTTGTATATATTAACTTATATAATATAAAACGTTAAATAAAGACATAAAACTATTTTCTGTGTTATTATCATAAACTGCTCTTTGACCCCCACGCAATCACATATTTTGATGCAAACGCTTCAATTCACTAACCCAAACCCCCGTACTTCTCCCGCTGGATTCTCGGGTTCTTTCAATGCCAATAACCAAGGCTACAGTGGAGCCGGTCGCGTGACTATCGGCAACGAAAATCGTAACTTGTTTGTGCAAGGCCAGGTTGGTGGTGGCTGGTCTGGACGCCCTAGTGTTGGCGGTATGGTCGGTGGAACTATCCGTTTTTAGGCGAATGTTACTATTAAATCGATATGTACTTCATAATAATTAATCTATGAATATATTAGTTATTATGACAAAAAAGAGCGTGTCGCGTAAGAAACGCGCTAATAAAACAAAACGTCGAAACCTTCTTCGTAATCGTAGTTATGGTAGTAGTAGGCAAACGCGAGTAAAACGTGGAGGAATGCTTAGATATGCAGCAGCAAGAGCAGCAAGAGCACCCGTTCCCAACCCTAATCAATTTAAAACAATTGAACAATTGAACACATTTTTTTTTCACAATATCGCCCCTTTATTTAAAACATATGAATATCATGTTACATCTAGTGAGCCTAAACCAGAATATGGAAATGTTGTTGTATATGGTGAGCGACATTATAATTCACCAATTCCAAAAGAATTAACAGATGAGTTTAATGAATTAAAATCGGTTATAAAGAAAACAAAAGAGGACGAGTTTAATCCAGTACAAATTTCTGGGAGAGTTATTGATTTATATAAAAAAGTAACAACTGCATTAGATGAACAAAAAAAAAGAAACTCACAGCAGCCTCATCTTCCTCCTGTAAATAGAACGATGTTTCCGTCTTCGAACAGAATACTGCACCAAATAGATAATGTTAAAAAATACGACCTGTCACAACCATCGTCACCACCACCACCGTTTAGAGGGATGGATTTAAAAACATCAATCGTAAGCAGGCCTTTCGATAACTCCCCAAAACCTACTGGTAATGAATTAACACCGCCACATGTTGTCTCAAAAGATGCTTACAGTGACAACGTCCCCCCACATAATTATGATTATCACGACCAAGTTGTTACTGAATTATTTCCAAATTCTCCAAATAAAACACCACTAACAACACCGTTAAACAGTCCTGGCGCTCCTTCAACAAAACAATCTGGTGACTACTACAATGGTGTCAGTAGTCCTGTGCCAATGCATCAGTTAGGTTAAGTTATGATGATTACTCAATATAATCTTGAATATGACCTTGCAAAGTATTTATCCAATTGTCCTATGCAAATATCGCCATTTGCCTTCTGTCTTGGTGTTGGGATGCTTGTATGAGTTACTTCTGTAACCAATACCTTTTTCTCACCTTGTAACCAGTAACAATACGGTGGGCTTTTTATATTTTTGCCATTGTGGCGGTGTTCTGTTTGATGTGATATCCGTAATTGCTGAGCGGCTTCAGAATACCAACCGAAATATACCGTTGTGTCTTCGGGATAAGGCGTGGATGGTGGGGTCGTTGGGCATGATGTCGTATTCGTGGTGGTAGTCATCGTTATTTGCGTGATTGATAATATTATAATATATATTATCAATTTGTTCAATTTTATTTCCGTAGTGGTACTTCATTACACTCTTACTAATCCACGTCCAATCCGGCAAACTGATTTTGTACCTTTACCGAACCAGTTGTTTTCGACCCTTTGACATGAACAGAACGCTCACCATCATCATTATTCGGAACTTCAATTGATAGAGATGGGACAGTTCGTCCGCCTCTAGAAGGACGAGCACTGCGAAATCCAGACTTTGTCTCCGTATCGAGTGCAGGTTTAGTTCTTTCAATCTGCTTCTTTTGTTTCTGATGGAATTGCTTTTGTTGTGCATCTGATGATGATGAATGCACATCTGCACTACTTCTCTGTTCCGTAGTCGATGAAGGACTAGCATTTAAACATGCCAATTGTTGTGCTGGGACCAACTGATTCACATAATTAATAACAGTGTGTTTCGTAACAAATGTTCCAGCCGGCTTCATATTTGCCAAATAAACCTCATAATGTAGCTTATACATATGTGTCTTCAACTCACGGTCGTACTCTTTCAGCGGTTTTGTGGCTTTCTTCACATAATGCTCAATATATGCGTCGTATAGTCGCTGGGTATATTCATGCAGACGTTCGCGAAATTGGTGAAATGCACGTGAATGCTGTTGATGATACTTCAAATATTCGTCAATTGCTCGGTCCTTACGCAACTGAAGATATTGTGCCAACAATTTCTGCTCCATACCCTTGCGTTTCTTAACGCTTTCATATTTGGGGTTACGCTTCTTATAGCAAAAACCAGTGTCCTTATCTACAAATACAACACCTGGCAATTCAACACTGCGAGTATCTGCTGACGCATACATATTACAATAATCACTTACTGTATGAGGTGCAAATGTAGCAGTAGCAGTCACAGCCTCAGTTTCGATGTCGTCTGAAATGCATGTTAAGGTGGAAGGCATATGTGCAACAGACCCACCAAAGTTGGCAGAAAAGATATCGCGATTGATGCGAATTGCATTTACACCGACGCCACTATCTGAAGCAGAAAGTTGATAAACTGCAATAAGATACAACTTCGGCACAGTAATTGTATTCACAATTTGGTTTTTAGGGTGCTGAACTACAAATGAATAACAGTATTGCTTGGGAATATTATCAAGCCCGCCGGGAAGCAAGCTGAAAACTTCGCATATACGACGGCGCAAGACCTCCTGAACACTGAGTTTTTGAAATCCGCGTGGTTCTCCTGCAACAGTTTCTGACGCATCAACTTGTCCTTCCGTCGGTGCATCTGGTTGTACCTGTGGCGCCGCCGCTGCCTGTGCCTGTGCCTGTGCCTGTTCCTCCGCCTCTGCTTGAAGAATGTGGTCAAATGACACCTCCCCGACGCAACTCTTCGTTGCAATGTACCACTTTCCATGAGTAGTTGCAGTATCTACCTTCCAAAACAAATTCACCATGATACCTTCAACCAACTCCTCTGCCGACAATGTACTACTTACAGAATTCACCTCTTGTGTCTTCAAGTCATCAACTAATGTTAGCATTTTCGGTGGTGCAACACAGCAAATATTTCCATCACGGTCAAATACAACTGACCTCAGCCGTCCTACGGTAGAATATTGTTCAGTGGTCAATTTAGCACGGTCATATTTCAAGGTATAAAATATATTTGGTTCCGACGCAGGACCAGTTTTAGAGAAATGAAGTTGAAACCCCTTTTCAGAGCACCATTCGCGAATTGCATCGAACTCAGGTTTTTCAAGAGAGCTTGCTTTTAACTTATTCACAAAATCGGATAAAGCGGAGAATTCAGACGTGGAGATAGAAAACATTATGATAATGTATATTACTGTATATTATCACATGATTAATCTTTATATCGGTTATCAAATAACATAATATTTTTGATATATATCTTAAAAATATATAATAACTAGATAAAATAGTAACTATATAGTATATCATAACATGGATTTGCCGGAACAGGTGGATGTTGTACCAAATGACCAAGCCCTAATAGAAGAAATAGATTACGAACTTCCTCCAGAACTTGATACTAGTGATGCAGATTCTTTAATGATACAACTCGGTGATATCATACAAATTGTAGCACCAACGCATCAGGAAATACACAACCATATCTTTTTAGTCGATTATGCGTCGTCACGTAAGTTCAAACTTATTGATACTGATACAGTAGAAAAGACAGAATTAAAACTAGATGCAACTGGACAATTAACCGATGAAAGTATAACATCTATCAAACTTTTAAGTAGGGCAGAAGATAAGGGATATGCCCGACAAAATAATTTAGTCGTATCCACGTGGGTTGATATTCGATTTGGCGGCGATGTTCCTGCTATTATTACAGGTATGATTACAAATGTAGAACATGATATGATTGAGATACGTACTTACCCAGAAGATGAAATGATATACATTGATTTCGGATATATGGGTATTCCAGAAGATATACCCATAGAAGAGATTAAGATACGCGCACCTCCACAAGCGTTTTCCGAAACGGGCGCGGGTGTTGCAGGTGCAGATGAATCAGAATTTCTCGCTATGGGTATGAACGCCCTTTCTCCTCGACCTGAAACAGGAGAGCTTACACCGCGTGAAGAACGACGACGACAGCGACAACTTGCGCGAAGCGCTGAAGGCGGTGAAGATGCGACAGAACAACCAATAGGTGAGTCAGAACACACTGTTTTATCAGATATTCGTTTAACTACTGGGCCTGCCTCTGCTGCTAGCGCCGAAATGGTTCCGACATCCGCGCTTCGAGAGAAGTTACGTTCAATAATAATCGATGCTGACCAAATCGAGATAGGTGAAGATTTGGACGTTCTTGTACAAACGGTTGATATTCCAGAAGAAAACCGCCGTTTTAATTTAGATAAGCAGTGTGACGACTTACTGGACACACTTATGACAAATGTTCCGTCTGTTGAAAAAACTCGGACGGTCGTTGCACATATTCAAAGAATGGTCATACGTTTTCGCGAACTACGACACAAATTCTCTCAGTTTGACGCGAATGGAAATCCGGTAGTTCCGCCACATAAAAGCGCACTGTACCGTCCTCTCGTTGATACATTAATGCGAATGGACCATGCACTTCGTTGGATTATTCCGATTGTGAAAACAAGGAAGGTCATTTATGATATACCGATTGATGAACAAACCGCGTCGGAAATGGACATTATACCCCGAGTTATTCAGGATGAGAGAGAGACAGAGGTTCAACTTCAACGTCAATGGTATGACGGTTCTCTCACGTATGCACAATACATGGCAAATCTCTCTGCGCGGCATTTTACTCCTAATTATGAGCCGAAATATATGCAGGATGTAATCAGTACGCGTCAGGTGAATGAAAATATTACTGCGGTTATCGACAACTTGGACGATTTTTACTCGTCGGTTGTTCAAGGGGAAGAGATAAAACGCCGAAGATTTGTAATACAGAAATATAACCTTGGTATGTCTAAGGTGCAACTACAGCATATGGCCGCTGAAACTGCAGTAGGACCTGCAGCGGTTCTTAAACGAACAACCCAATTTACAAACCTTACTCCGAATGAACGAATGAATATCGTCGGGTTTATGACATTTCCTGAACCAGTTATTCATTATTCACGAATGTCACTTCCAAGTATTAATATTCTCGATAAATCCGACCTTAATACAAAACATGTTCATTATTGGGATATGTTACGACATATGACGTCGATTACAAAACATGATGTTGGCAGTCTGGACACACCGATTGATTTGAATGCTCACAGCATTCTTCATGAAATCAAACAATTCGTTATTGCACCGGAAACAGGAGCAGGATTAGGTGCAGCTATGAACGAACGAGAGAAATACCGGAAATTTTTGGAAGTTATTATACCGAAAACCCGTAATATATTTGAAATGATGCGTCAGTATATTCATGGACGCCTTACACTGCAAGACGTTCTTGCATTTATTGAGCCGTTTCTCATATATCAAGACGACCTTAACGTGAAACAATATGATGAAATCGTAACATTTTTATATGAACGTGTTCTTGAATATAAACGTAATTATGCTACAAATTTTCGTAAATTTGGCCGATTGCGCGCATATCATTACAATGTGCGGTATATGGGTGTATCCATGATTTATAATCTCATCGTAACTGGTCGAATGATGGATGCTGATGTATTTAAAGCATATGGGTTTCAAGATACGCAAGTAAGATCGGCAACTGCGAGTGGTGGTGCCTTGGATGACAGGCAGCGTCAGCAACTGCGTGGTCGAGCTTATGCTGCAGGATTAGCCGAACAAACCGAATACAATGAAAATTTATTGACTTCTTCAGAGCTTCTCTCGCGAATGTTGGCGGTAGATTATGCCAAGTTGTATATGGACGCTGTTGCAATCACAACGACCGAACTTATTACACCCTTTGATTTTAACCTTGTTTTGGGCGAACAAAGCCAGCAATTACGGGATGCAGGTGCAATGCGGAGTGGTGCAACCGGTCAAAACATTAGTGATAGACGAGGCCAACAGGAAGGAGGTGCGCCGGGAGGGGGCGCTGCTGCGGTGGAACTCCCGAAGCGTTTCAATATGGTCCTCGCGAAGAATTATCCAAACCAGGAAGCGGTTGAAGAAGATAATGACCGCGACGATCCTATTTTCTTTGATAAGAAATACGACACTACCGATTATGCATTCTTGGAGTCGTACCGTGAAGAACAAGAACGTATGAGTTCTATTGATTTCGAAATGTTCATTGTGGATGAACTCATTAAGAAGAAGAAAATGACGTATGAAGATGCAAAGAAGGAGATGGAAGCGATACTGACTGGACCTGGATTACGAACTGTCAGCGATGGCGACTATGCAGTTGTTGAAGAAGAAGAATATGTAGAACATGAAATGTCAGGAACTTCACGACAAATGTTCCCAAGTGAATACGACGACCTAGGAACAACAGAAACCCGGTATTTATATTATAAGCGCGAAAACGGTAAGTGGGTGCGTGATACCAGTCTTCCAGATCTTGTTCCTAGTAGTGACATTAACTATTTCTGTAACGTAAATCGCAGCTGTATTCCTTTGGCAATAGATGCAACACGTAATATGATGTCACAAACTAGTGAATTCGGACGCATGGAGGGTATGAGTGATAGTAGTAGGGATAAAGTAATTGCCGATATGACTAGCAAGGAAGGCGTCGATGTCATCAGAAAATCATTCTTAGATAAAATGAAGGCAGAATTCGATGTAAAGTATCAAGTAACCCGAGACAATTTCATGGAGTTTGTAAATAAAAAATTCGAATACGACCTGAAAAACATTGCGCGTATTAGCGAAATTCAGCACAAAGAATTTTACAAGTACAACGACAGGAAATACAAACTTGGATTTCACGCAGCAGCATCGGCATCTGGTGCAAGAGATGATGATGCAGAATATGATGATATTGATGCACTCATTTCGCCAATGGAACCGCTCAAAGATAAGATTGTTGCTCAAACCGATTTCGTGAAACGGCAGCATGACATTATGCAATTTATTACGAGTTTCACGCGTAAGGCAAATGAAATCATGGATGAAGACCCGAATTGGTTGTATTGTATCAAATCAAATGCCAAACTGCTACCATCCTTTTATGAAACGATTGCAGTGGCTTTTCTTCAATCGTCTTCTTCATCATCATCTGCAAATTCATTATCTGTTGTAATCGATACGATATGTAAAGAACGCGGTACAATAAGTGATGATGGAGAGGCGTGGGTAGATAAATATAGCGGCGCGCTTATTAAAAAAATAGAGCACATTACAGATGAAGGGTATGATGAGACCGGATTTCGTCTCGTCACAAGAGATATTATTGAAGCCGACCTAGGAGAAGGGGTGCTTAAGGTTGCAAAACCGGCCGCGTCGGCTTCTGCATCGGCGGCTGTAGCTGGAGGAGGTGGTCTTACCGGAGTAAGTATTCTTGAAAAATATGATAGTCCAAATGCTAAGATTATTAATAATATAATTACTACAATGACCGGTTATATGGGTATCGATTTACACTCTGAACGCGAGTTTATTATTCAGAATACTCTCGCGTTATTGGTTTCATCGGTTCCATCTGAAGAAAAATATCGAGAGAAAGCAGATAAATTCTTCCTAGAGAAAGGAAAGCATCTTGCCCCGTATAAAGAAATATTTTTCCAGACTCTGCTTCTTCTTACATTATCTTATCTTGGTATTTCTATTCAATGCGTGATACCTTCTCCAAAAACTCGTAAAACACATGCTGGATGTGTTCGTTCATTTTCAGGCTATCCAATTGATGGCGATGGCGATGTATCGGGTATGATGTATATTGCATGTATCGCATATAAAATTAAAACGAGTATCGAACCGTGGAATACTTTGAAATCTTTCAAGAAGGAAGCCGATATTCTTGCAAAGATGAAAACATTAATGGATACATCAATATTGACAAAACCGCTCATCAAGGAACGACTACAGGCGAAACGCGACTACTTGCGCACAAAGGAGGGGGGTGCGGGTCTAGGGGAAGCCATTCCTGAAGAACTATCTATACTACGATGGGGCAATTTTATGCCTCCGATGAAATCTCTCGACAATATGCCAACGCCTCAGAATGTTGCATCAGATTTCACGAACCAACTTATTACTGATATGAAACGTGGATATCATGGTCAGCATGATAAACTCGCGGTGCTTGAAAGTAAGTGTCAGTATTTCGGTCTCTCTATTCAACAAATGATACATCACATCGTGAAAAATAGCAGTCCGCTTCTTCTGAATATGGCAAGCGAACCATTTCTTGAAAATGCGTGCTGTAATGAGCCGATTGACCGACGAAGCAAGCGAGTTATTGACTATTTTATGGAGCGCGAACAGAATATACATCATCATAACCGTATTATCGCATTCTTGACGAAAACGTTGAGAGAAATGGCGGTGATTACACGTCCAACAACTATCATTGATAATCGAAATACGCGTTTTCAGTATCCGAATATCCCTGCTGCATTTAACGAACAAACCATTTACCGAGCATTTATTCATTATTGCAAAATGAACCAACAATATGCGCAGCAACAAACTTCATCGTCGGTCGGTGACGCGGCTAATCCAGTCGCAACTGCTATTATGATGTATTTGCATCCCGCACTTCGAGAGATTTGTCCATCGAAACCGCAAGATTGGGCGTCATCGGATACAATCGAAACTAAAATAGCAAAACTGAAAAAAGACTCGAGTATATTCGATGACAAGAGCCTCGAGAGATTATTGAAAGCTGTGAATGCACATAAGATGGTGGATGCCGGGTATAAGACCGCAGTTCGACCACAAGAAAACACACAGTTTCAGCGATTTCAAGATGCAGTTCTTTACTTGGAACGATGCGACAGTGAAGGTGTTGCGGCCGAAGAAAGACGCAGCGAACTTGACCAATCGATTATTCCGAGAGAATTACGGCAGCTTATCTTAGCAATTCTTCAATCACAATCCCCACAGTACGTCCAAGAAGATACAGAAGAAATGCGCGACCTGAAGAACTATTTACAAAGAAAGAACAGAGAGATGCGCGAAACTGTTGTCGGGTTTCTACAGCAACATGCAAAACAAACGAAGGCCAAGTTTCGAGAGATTGAGAAAATCATCGACACGGTTCTTGATTTTGAAATTAATAAGAGTAGTACAGTTCTAATGTCGGCTACAGACGAAACAAGAGCGAAAAGTATTCAATTCATGAAGAATACGCTTACACGTCTCATCGATGTTATTCCGTCCATTATTCATTATGGCGTAGATTTCGATGATACGAATATTCCGAAACATTGGGGTTTCTCTCCGACACATATGAAGGATATCAAGGGCATTATTTCGTCACATTATACATCTCTCAAGACATTCTATAACGACCATGTAATCAAAGAAGTCCTGCGTCATGCAGAGCATCATGTTCGTGACTTAAAGCTCATGTCGGAAAATACGCCGTTCATGGCAGAGATTTTCTTTGATGAAGAGAAAGATGCAAAGATTGCGGCGGCGGCGGCTGCATTGGCGGTTCAACCTCATGGTGCAGCAGCGAATATTCCTCGCGAAGTTGATATCGAGAGAGAGCTTGGCGAACGCGTACCTCATTCAACACGTAAGAATATATTCACAATATATTCCGTGTTTGACCGAAGTATTGTATGTAATTTGTATCTCTTCTATTTTCTCTCGTTTATGCGAACTTTCGTTCAACTCGTCGTTGAGACGCCGATTACGATTTATCAAACCGAACCAACCAGATTAATACGACGAGGAAAATCTTCTGGAAGTGCTGTTGGCGCAAAGTCGGCGAAAGCCACAATGAGTAGTAAGCGTATGGTCGCTACAAGCTTTGTATCACCTACGACCGGTGCCATCTCTCGAACCGCCGCGTTTCGTGAAGACGAAGAAGAAGAACGAGATGATATCGACCCACATTCTCGTCTCTATTCTATGGATGCTGCTTCAGCCGACAAAGGACAACTTGTATCAGAATTAGATATGATGATGGGTGATAAAAAAGCACTTGGATTACGCGTAGCCGAATTAATGGTCGCGTATCTTCGTATTGTTGAAAAAGATAAATCGGCAATAAACTTCAACCTCGCAAATATTAAAGAGAAACTCACACGTGTGAAAGATAAAGAGAAAGATGGTGTTGTCGAGAGAATTGGCGCCATGTCTGTGGGTGAGCGGCAGTTAGAAAATATGATGAAGACACATAAGATGGGGATATGGAGCCGTGGAACATCACAAACTGGTGTAGTTATTTATGACCAAGATTATTATGACGAAGAGCGCGATGAGATGGAGAAGATCGCACAAAAAGAACGACAGCTTGGTCGTAGAGACTATGTGACAGATATGAACCGAGAGATTTATCTAATGGACGCGTTGGAAGCCGACCGTGTTGCAGCTGAAATCGAGGCGCATGAGCTTGATATGTCATCGGGTATTCCAGAAGATGACGATGCTGGGGAAGATGATACCGCGTTTATTCATCGACATGATGATGAAGGTGAAGGGTATGAAGGCGGCGGTGGTGGTGCGGCAGATTGGGAATAAACAAGAAATAGTAATTTTTAATACCCGAATAATATAAATAAGTAGAAAATGAACCAGAAGGTTATTATTTATATTATTCTCTCGGGATTATTATTGTACCTTTATTATCGAACACGCGACATTACGATTTTTGCAAGTTTTATTGTTGTTGTTACGATGACCATGTTCGAAAATGGGGTAGAAGAAAGAGAGGGACTTAAAAATAGCGGAAAACGCAGTGGTGATGGTAGCACACTATGCTCAAATATAGGTTTTAAAGTACCAAATATTAAAAATGATGATATTATTGATGGTTTAGAAAGTGCGATGAAAAATATAGAGACAGTTGCAGATAATAATTGGCCTTTTAAAGATATAAATGGTAATGAACCAAAAACGAATAAAGCAAAGAGCTCGATGGAAATGATTTCAAATAACGCATTTATTAAGAGAGAATCAAAAAAAATAGAGGAAGATAAAGAGAAACAAGAAGCTGCTTGGTCATTTGCATTAGGGTCCGCTGGGATGTATGAGGTATTTATAACCAAACCGGATGAAAAAAAACAAAAGAGTTATATTAAAGATTTTGATTCTAAATTTTTAACCAAAGCAATCAAAGGAGGTGAAACCTATTTATCACTTCTGAAAAATAATCATGACCATTTGAAAAAGGAATACAAAGCACTTGAAGCTGAATTTGATAAAGATGTAAAAAAATTATCGAATTATATGATTTGTCTTTGCAGACAATGGATTTCTATCTGGAAAAGCTTACAAAAAGCGAAAGGTAGTAATGATTAAAAAGTAATATTGTAATATACTAGTAGAAAGACTATTACAATATACGATGAACACAATGAAAAATATAATCCGAAATAATTTAGCAGGTGCAGCCATTTTATTATATGTTGGCATTTTTATGCTGGTTCAATACATGAACCCATCATTTATTTATAACGACGACGGTAGTCTGCGCGAATTTGGCATTGGATATTCAAGTAAAACAATTTTTCCAATTTGGTTGGTTGCGATAATTTTGGGTATTCTCTCATATTTAACAGTATATTACATATCTAGACCCGCAATCCGTGTATTTATGTGATGATGATATATATATCGTCCTAAAAAGTCTCATAATTAACTTGTAATCGTCATAATCTTATTTTTCTCTGCATCCGCTTTCTTCTTCGCTTCGTCTTGCTTCTCTTTAAGTACTTGAGCCCGTATCTTCTGTTGTTCGGGCGTGAATGAACAACCGATATTCAGTAAATAATTATAACTGATACTAACCGCCAACATACCGCATAATACTAACCAAACAAATTCACCGATGATTGTTTTCATCATTAAAAATGACCTGATTTTCTCCAGGTCGTCTATTTTTGCAGAGGGTCGGATGAGACGCGAGTCTTTAAAACTATCCCAGAAACGGTCAAGATTATCAAGGTTGAGTTCATTGAGAAGAATAGATTGGTCTGTATAAATTTGTTCTAAAGCACGTCCAATATCACGTTTGTTCTTTATTTCGTCAGATGGTATGTCTGCGATATTTTGTAATTCGTTTGCGCCACCAACTTGCCCTCCAGTTGCACTTTTTTGAGAACCTGGCGCTAAATCAAACTGTGGCGTTAAAATATTGTCAAACACTTCTTTCAAGTCTGTAACGGCCGAAACAAAGATAAATCCGAAAGTGTTACTAAACGGTGTCAGCCATCCAGGAAATACAATTAATGCTGATTTTAAAACACCTAATATAAGGAACCATGGCAATAGAGTTGCAATTAATGCGGTTTTCTCCTGGTCAAATCCACAAATATCTTTCGACATTGCGAGGTTAATAAAGTATTCACCTGTCACTAGTACGAGGAAAAATAAAAACATTATTCCTCCGCTTAAGATACCCTTTTTGGTATATTTGTAATACGAATATGCTCCAAAAATAGCTAAGAAATATAAAATTGCAACACTTGAACTTAGTTCTGCCATGAATGAATAATGAAGTAATGAATAATGAAGTAATGTTTCTGTATTACACTATACCAGGATTATTTTGTATCGTTCTCTCACGTCGGTCTATTTCTTCGCATTTGTTGCGTTTTCATTGTCTCGTTATTTTTTCATATTATAATAGTTAGCTAGTCTTCATCCACCTTATTATTATTGATGAGCGACCAAGCGTCAGCCCCAACATTGACCGAACCCGGTGTGCGATATTTCTTGAGTAAATCTCTCGAGCAATGTCATAAGGTAAAGGATTATTACCATACGCAAACCTTTAATTTCACAGCAGGTGTTGCTTTTTTTATCTGTTTAGGCATCTTTCTATATCTTCGTTATAAAGGCAAACCGACATCAGAAGAATTAGCAGCAAAGAAACAACAGCAACAAGAATACATTCTCTCGAAATTGAAAATGGTAAATGCAACCCATTATGCGCAAAGTAAAGGAATACCGATGGATTGTCGAATCCATCCAGCTGGGAATGGAATGGGGATGCTCACGAATTTACCGCTATGGAAGAGCCCCGATGAAGATTATTGGAAACGTAATTATGCGTAAGTGATACGTGACATAGACTATAAGAATAGATATAGGCGTAGGATGTAACAAGAGATTTATCTATTGTATTTATAGTAGTAGAGTTATTTATCAAGATGAATGCATCAGTGTATCAAGATTTACATGCAGCAATTCAAGAACGTTCGCAACAACAATATGGAGGAAGTCGGCACGGCAGCGCAGCAGCGTCGCGTATTGCCGAACAGAAACGCACACAAGATATCCGTGATAATTTAAAAAAAGCCACACGTGTTTTACTCGAAGTAACAAAAAAACAAGAAGATGCATTAAAAAAACACCTTCAACGTGCTGCCGACCCAAACGAGTTTCGTGGCATGATTTATCCATACCAACTGATACCAGAAGATGAACGTAACAAAATAAACGATGCAATTCATGGATATTACTCGTTGAAAGAAAAGTACAACGCTGCGCTTGAAAAGCGTCGTCAGCGTTTAATGAACGACCCAATCATGAACTGGAATTCGCTGTCGGCGCAACAAAAAACCAGAAGACTTTCAATGATTAAACCTGCGTGTATTGTTTGTAAGCAAGAAGGGGGGTCGATTTTCACCGAGTCAGACGGCGTTTTGAAGGCCATTTGCGGCAATATCTCTCAACCATGCGGATTTCATATTGAAGTTATGCGCGGCAAATACATAAGTTTAGAAACATTGATGAACGAGTCTCTCGAAGAGGTTCGTGCTACGAAAGATGAAATCATTCGGATGAAGTTGGACATCTTATTCAGTTTCATAAGTGAAGATGAACTTATAGACAAGTTTGACGGAGTACAACATAAGTTGCAGGAACAATTAAAGATGTACTCCGAGTTTCGTACATATTACTTGACTGTAACGGACAACGATGACCGTCGTAAAGATACCGATATACACACCCGTGTTATTTCTGAAAAAATTGCACAAATTAAGGAATATATCACTGAATTTCGCGATTCAGAATGGAAGAATAAGAGTATCATCGACGACATTCTCGTGCTTTATCAGCAGGATATTGAACCAGCATTTAATAAATTACGAGAGACAAAATACGTATATTCGCAAGTAGAGACAACTGAAAATTCAGATGGCGCGCTCGTTCAAATGTATAATGATGGTGAATTCAATCTCTCACAGAAATCGTATAGCTATCATGAGCTTTACATGCCAGTGATTATGCCAAAGTGGATTGCGGATACCCGGATTGTGAGTAAGCCAGTTGGACCGGTCGGTCCGGTCGTTGGAACACAACGACTTGAGCAAACATTTGTTCATCAACCTGACCCATCATCCACATGGTATAAGGGTAAGGCTGCAGAATTGGCAGCGGAAAGAGCCAAGCTTTTTGAAGGACTATAAATAATTCGGACCAAATATTAGCGTGACAATGGATTAATATCGCGATATAATATAGCACTATCAAACAAACAATCCAGCCTTCCTCTTTCAACTTCACAAATGTTAGATATCTTCAAACATATTTCTCTTCCGATATTTCTCGTAAGCCTTTCCATCGGACTATTTTATGTATATATTTCGGTACCAAACCCTAAGATTATTTATGTATATCCTACCCCCGACAATATTCGTAATTTTCAATTTAAAGACAATGCAGACAATTGCGTTTCATTTGACGCAAAAGAAGTGTCATGTGCCAATGCAAAAGGTAAAATAAAGAAGATACCTGTGCAATAAAGGTATAATAATATGTACTACAATATACTATAAACCACGCATAGGAATTATTTTCTATTTTAGAATACTTTACCAATTCAAGTGATAAATTAACGACAATAATATAATATAAACCCAACAATATTTATAATTCATTGATATAAATAGAAATATAAATGAGTACGGAAATAAGTGTATCAAATTCTACTCAAAAAAATTGTAAGGAACTTTTAAAAATTATGCAAAAATACGGTCAAGACTGTAGAGTTATAGAGACCTTGTCTGTTGTTGAGAATAAATTTGAAAACGGATGTAGTATAACAATGGACACGTTTAAAGATAAAACTCATTTAATAAATCTTTGGAAGATTATGAAAAAAAATGGAAATTATAATTGCGCATATATAAAGATAGATGGTGGATTTTCTGGATGTATAGATAATTATATCAATTCATAATTTCATAATTTAACTATCAAAATATTATACCATTATACTTTTTTCATTGTATTCTAATTTATATCTCTATATATTAGAATACAATGGGCTTTCAAAGATTACTTCATACAGAAACTGGTCGTATTATTATTTCAGTCATACTCGGTTTAGGTATCGCGTCACTTTTTCGTAAGGTATGCAAAGACCGTTCGTGCATTAGGTTTCGTGCACCACCTCTAAAGGATTTAGATAAAGATACGTATAAACTTGATGATAAGTGTTATGAATATAAGGCAAAAACGGTGAAATGCGAAGCAGGTAAGAAAGAAGTGAAACTTACTTAAAAATGAATTTATTTACCTCGTTATTATATTTATTTTATAATACAATAACGAACTCCTAACTGAACCCGATGTGTATTTAATAAATATTGACGAACATATGTGGGTCTTCATGTTAAAAAATATGATAAGAAAGATATAATTAGTAGACGTATCTATATAATCATCGCGTCCAAAAGAGGTTCTCTTCGTTCTTCACATTATGTATAATCTTATTTATTTTATTTAGGATAATCTATTATTTTTATAATGAGCGACACAACAAGTATTGACGATTTACCTTTAAGCAGTCAAATGCCAAGTTCAGGGCAAGGGGGGGCACCGCTTATCTATTCGCCCAATATTGATAATAATGCGATGGCATCACATGGTCCTACACAAATACCGGGTAATGTAATGAATGAGGTTATGCAAGGAGTTCAACGGGCTAGTGCCAATGGTATGACAATGATACCTACGAGAGATATTCCGATGAACCCGAACGCATTCACTCATGATGACCAAGCTCGTCCCAACTATGTACCACAGCCACAAATGATGGCGTCAAATGGAGAAGGTAGAGGAGATTACATCAAGGAACATACATCCATGGAAAGTATCGCTCGCGCAAATGTACGACAATCGAACCAACTTGACACAATTGAAGCCATATACTATGACCTTCAAATGCCTGTTCTTATAGGTGTTCTCTATTTTATATTTCAGATGCCGGTGTTTCGTGCCCAGTTGCTTCATTTTTTACCTTCGTTATTTGGCGAAGATGGAAATTTCAAAATTATGGGACTTACCGCCACAAGTGTCATGTTTGCCGGAACATTTTTTGTTATTATGAAGATATTCAATAAACTTGGGGAGGGATTACGGTAATCATCGTTTATTTCTGCGACTTCTTCACAGTCTTCTTCGCATTCTTTGCCTTAGCTTTCGTCCCTGCACCCGCGTTTTCGTATGGAATATACCTGAGGAACCACTCTTCAAATTCTCTCGAACCACGTTTGCCTTTCAATTCCTCATATTTCCGCGTTTTCTCGAACCGCATCATATCTAATGTTGGTTGTTTTCCATAACAATTAATACTGAACCTTCGTAATAATCCGGTTTGCTTTAACCGGTTATGTTGCTGTACATCGAATAAAAACTGCGACATACAAAGAATACGATTGATATCATAATAGACGCGGTCAGCATAAATAAACGCCAAATAAAAACTCAACATTGTATCGATTGTAGCAATACGTATTATTTCGTTATCAATTCGTATTGTATTATAACTATGACATGCGAGAGGCTTGTATAAAAATGCAATGACTTCATCTCCAATTCGAATATCATAGTGTTCTGAAATGACTTCGCCGACACCTGCATGTTTTGTATATTTTACTCCGGTATATTTATGCTCAGTGAGTTCGCGGACAACTTCTTCGCATAATTTTCGCGGGTCTTCCGAGAGAATATCAAAATCAGGTATCTCTCGAACAATGCGTCGTTGGTGTCTAGGCATATATCGTGAGTACAATATATTAGCATACCCACCAAAAAAGACAGCGCGATTGGCGATAAATACATTACGGACAATTTTGTAGATGTCAGTTTCAGCGAGTTCCTTCTCTCGGTTACCTCGGTATGAAATGTTTGATTTTTTTATAGAGTATTCAGGTACGTTTGGTTCACTTCGTGAATGAGAACGCGACCGAGACCTAGACCGAGACCGAGATTTACTAGGAGACGGTGTTGTTGTCGGGTCTAAATCTCTCGCTTTCATTGAATACAATACAAATTCATCGTCCTTGCCAAATAATCTCTCATATATTGCAATTAAGCGATAACGATGTGTCAGTTTGTCTTCTTCAATCGAGTATTTGAAATCACCGAGTGTTTCTTCATGAGAGGATACACTATGATACAACCGTTTCATATATGCAGCCAGACTATGGTATTTATTCATTATTTGTCGAATAGCATCACGTCTATGTGACTTAACACTTTGTTCATCATCATCATAATCACGTTTTGAACCTCCCCTTTTTACGGTAATCGTTCTAGATTTCGACCTGGACTGAGACCGCGAACGCGACCTTGTCCTTGAAATACTAATTTCGCCCGTATTTGACATGGTTGAACCATCAAATCCGCGTTGATACTCTATTTTATCGCAATCATACCCTTTGAGAGGGTAGTGTGTATTCAGAAGGGTAAGACGTTTTTGTACTTTCTCCCAACGAGATACATCGCCATCGGGGCGCGACAGTTCGAGATACATTGCCATACGAAGAAAGTCAGGAGGAGCGTATCGTATATTCTTTTTTATGATTGCATCCCGAGAGATTGCGTTGAATAATGCCGGTTCCATTTGTGTAATATCTGCAATACCTGTAAAATTTACAAATACTTTATATGTTCCATGATGCACACCTGATTTTGCTTCAACATCTTCATAACCAGCCTTGTAATATATATCTGCAAGTTCTTTCGCGCAATCAAGTGCGTTATCCGAGTAAAAATCATAATCAGGAAGCTCGATATCTTTATTATAAAACTGTGAATCTTCTGGTAGTATATTATTAATGGCAGTTCCACCATAACAAACAAGCTTCTTGTCTGCAATAAATTTCTCTACGATAGAGATGATTTCTTGGACCTTTGGGTCTTGAATGACTTTCTCACCCTTTCGTTTTTCAACCAAATCAACTGCATCGCGCAGGATATCGAGTTCTTTTTCTTCAAATGTTGCATTATTATCATTATTATCATGCTTGCTTTTGCCTCCACCTTCTATATTGTCGTTTTTTAACATAGTTCAATGAACCTAAAATAATATGATATACTACTATCATATGATTAGATATTTTTAGAGTTGAATTGGTAGTTATAGAATATATGACTACAATGTGATTTTGACACCACCAGCTGCTTCTGTCGGGCGCGCCTCCATAGATGATTTCGGGTTTGGAGGAGCAGGTGGAGCAATCGTAATTGGCACATAACGCAAATCCTCTGGTTTCAAAATAAACGCATACCCAACAGATGCAAATTTATCTTCGTATGCTTTTAACTTTTCATCACGCGCTTCTTCCTGAAAACACATTGTAGCGATTTGACACCCCCATGTATAGGGACCATTGTGCCCTTCGTTTAATGGTCGCCCAGTCTTATCCGGAATAACAAGACACATATTTTTCTTATTCGATTCTTTGAATGTTTGCGGATCGCCAATATTCTTTACACCAAAATACGTATATTTCGAGAGAAAAAGAGAATTTGAGCTCATATTAATCAATTCGAATAGCTTTGTACTTCTATAAACCGGATTTGTCCCATCCACCATTAATATAATCTTACCTTTAAAGTCGAGGAGGTTCTCATTGCCTAAATCCTTCGACTGGTATTCACGGCCATACTTTGGTCCGAGCAAGTTTCTTGCAACGGTCTTGCTTTGAGAGATTATTTTTGCAAGGTTGTCATACATTGTGATATTACGCGACATCATACGCATATGAATGATGAATGGATCACCTGGATTGGGACATTTTGAACCAGAAAAAACATAGCTTCCTAATACTTCGAATGCATCAGAAACGGGAATATGATTGAATGTCTCTTTATAATTAAACGAATTCACCGACGATGACGCAATAACCGGCTGGTTGTCCACAGAGAATACTTCAAAATCGATGAAACGACAACCCCGAGCAATAACATACAAAAATGCATCCATACTGACATTCGAGTTTTTGAATTTATCTGGATTAAATGCATTATATGCCGACTTGATGTAATAATCGCGCAACTTGAACTTGCTTTGATTATCTTGTGGGTTAATCGAAGTGATATTTTTGTCTATGAACTCTTTTGTATCTTCATTCATGTTTTCTAATCCTTCCTTTTCTGCGTTAATGGGCTTGTCAGTAGTCGGTGCTGCTACTGGCTCCGGACGAGGTTGGCCCTCTGTGAAATTATCAAGTATAGTCGCCGCCTTTTTACGTTGATTTACTGTCATTTCATGCTCTGGTGTTTCTACAGTAAAATTCTCTGTGGATAATGTTTTCCCGCTTACATTGAACTGGTCGATGTTGGTTTTTTTAAGTAAGTCGTGTAGTTTTGTCATAAGTTCTGGCTGTTTATTATTTTTTTCATCGACTTTCGCTTTTCGCGCTTTTTCTGCATCAAACCCCTCCTTTATTCTTGTTTTTGCTTCATAACATCTCGTTTTAATTATTTCAGATATCTTCCATATTGCAAAAACGATAATAATTATACCTATAAATACGAATTCGACTTGATTTTCTTTCATTATGTTGTATATAATATTAGATTTTTATATAAAGTTATATATAACAAATATAACAAGTCGTCCAACCAATAAAATACTAAATGACCGGTGGTTTATTAAATCTTGTTGCTACAGGCAACCAAAATGTAATTCTTAACGGTAATCCAAAAAAGTCGTTTTTCAAAAGCACATATCTTAAATACACAAATTTTGGCCTTCAAAAGTTTAGAATTGATTTTGATGGTCAGAAAAAGTTACGTATGACAGAAGAATCTAAATTCACATTTTATGTCCCGAGGTATGCTGAACTACTGATGGATACGTATATATGCGTTACATTGCCATCCATATGGAGCCCAATACATCCTCCTGCAAATGTAGAAGATATGTGGGCGCCGTATGAGTTTCGGTGGATTGAGAATATTGGAACACAAATGGTGAAGGAAATTGTCATATCTGTTGGAGGCATGACGCTTCAAAAATTTACCGGCAATAATTTGATGGCAATTATGGAGCGCGACCTAGATTCTACAAAGCGCGAATTGTATAACGAAATGACTGGTCATGTCCCTGAATTAAATAATCCGGGTTGTTCCGGTGCGCGTTTGAACCAGTATCCGAATGCATATCGTACAAGTAGTGCAGCCGGCGCAGAACCATCGATACGTGGGCGAAAAATATATATTCCAATCAATGCATGGTTTACGCTTTCCTCCAAAATGGCATTTCCGCTTGTTTGTTTGCAGTATAATCAACTACAGATAGATGTAACATTACGTCCCGTCAAGGAATTATTCACTATTCGTGATGTAGGTGACCCTGGAAATTTTTGGCCAGTGGTTCAACCAGATTTCACGAACCCACTTCATCAAATGTGGCGATTTTTATATCCTCCTCCAAGTATTGATTTATCGTTGAATTCATATCCAAGCATTCGCACAGATTGGAACGCTGATGTTCATTTGATGTCAACATATTGTTTTCTCTCGGATGAAGAGTCCAAAGTCTTTGCTGCCAATCAACAAAAATACTTGATTAAGTCGTATTACGATTGGGTATTCAATGATGTAACCGGGAATAAGAAAATCAAAATAGAGAATTCAATGGGAATGGTTGCATCATGGACAATGTTTTTCCAGAGGAGTGATGTTAATTTGCGAAATGAATGGAGTAATTATACAAACTGGCCGTATAGTTATTTACCATATGATATCATACCTGCTCCCACTGACGATGACTGGCGTCCAGCTTCGTTTAGTGAAAATATTAGCAAGGTAAGTGATATTCTAAGTCAGCCTCCTAATCCAGCATTTCCATTTGACCGTTACTTCTTCGATAAAAACGGTCCAAAAAATGGAATTGGCCCTGGTATCAACCCGAAAGACAAACGTCTTACTGGACTTCATATTACAGGAGACTTTCAGTCGGAAAATGAACGCGATATTTTGCAGATGTTAGGGATTTCATTGAATGGGAAGTACCGAGAGAATTTACTTGATGCAGGTGTGTATAATTATGTAGAGAAATACACGCGCACACGTGGAAGTGCAAAACCAGGGATTTACTGCTACAATTTCTGCCTGAATTCCGACCCATTTGACCTTCAACCAAGCGGTGCTATCAATATGAGCAAATTCAATCAGATTGAATTAGAATTGACAACTATATATCCGCCATTGGATTCGGCAGCAGAAGTCAAGGTGATTTGTAATCCAAATACACGAGAGATTATCGGAATGAATAAACCAAACGTAAATATCTATCTTTATAATTATGATTTACATATCCTCGAGGAGCGGTACAATGTACTCACGTTTGTATCAGGGAATTGTGGTTTAATGTATGCAAGATAACTGCGAAATGATAGACCGATAATATTCTCTCGTATATATAACTTTAAAATGGCGGATGATGAGGATGATATAAATGATGGCGAAGAGGAAGAAGAAGGGACGTTTAGCAATGTAGGTGGATTATTTGGAGGTGATAAAAATGAAGAAGAAGAAAATGAAGAAGAAAATGAAGAAGAAGAAAAGAAGCCCAAAGAAAAAGTAAAGCCAAAATCCATATTTGACGTTGAAGCACTCAAAGAATTCGGGTTAAGTGTATTGACACTTTTTATCGAAACTATCATTATTTCGATAATCTGTGTGAATATTCTGTTTTTTTCCACACCGGAAAGTATTAGGAATAATAACCTGAATTTAAGTAAATTATTTCCAACTGACCGCCACGAATGGCCGTATTGTTATACAAATGAATATACGTCATGTGATGCAAAGGATTGTGATGATAAATTTGGCGGAATAGCCGATGACCATAAAATCGAAACAACCAAAAAAATATACTTGAAGGCTGCAATTCTTCTTGATACATATGTCTTTAAATGGTTCTGTCTTACGAAAGATGATGTGGATATGGTTCGTGACAGCGTGGATGAAGGCGTAACAAAGGTAAATCTTCTAAATTGGGATTTTATTAAAGCGAGATTTAAGCAATGGATTAATAATTCTTTCATATTTTCATTTACATCAGACCGCGCTATGATGTTGTTTATATTCAATCAAATAACACGGATTTCGTATGCAATTCCTTCTGAATTATACGACGTTGTATCTCCATTGCTCATTATTCTTATGCCATTTGTATTTTTATTATTTGTCGGATTTATGTTGATGGGAGGTCCATTTTTTACTACGGTAATCGGTATGATTTTGAACCAAACAGACCATCGTAAAGAATTTATAGGTGGGTCATTATGGTCATTATTAACTGGTTTTGGTCTGGGTATAATTCCGGTTATATCATATTTTGTACAACTTATTCAGTTTATCGGAACGTTTTTTATTTATCCTCTTCTTCACTGGGACCAGTACCGTGAGTTATATTCGCGCTATGTTCCTATTATATTCTTCTTTTTCAACTTGACACTCATGTATTATGCATTTGAGTATCTTGATATAAATGTAGCAGCGATTGTCATTTTGATGTTGTTTGTATTATATCTTACTCATTACTGGAATGGAATAATGAATTTTTTTAATAGTATTAAAAATTGGGGATGATAATACAGAAAGGACAGAAAGGACAGAAAGGACAGAAAGGACAGAAAGGACATAAATAATATCGTATAAGAGCTATTATATTCGCAGTTATACGATACGATTAACAGTGACATTACAAAAAAATATGGGTGGAAAAAATAAAAACTCAACAACAATGGCAAAACCAGCCGAAAAATCGACACCGGAGTATTTCAAGACATATCCATTTGTCAGTGTATGTACTCCCACGTTTAATCGTCGTCCTTTTATAAATGCAATGATTTCATGTTTTAACGACCAAGACTATCCACAGGACCGAATGGAATGGATTATTATTGATGACGGAACAGACCCGATTGAAGACCTTGTTGCATCACATCCGCGTGTTAAGTATTTCAAATATGAAACCAAAATGACGCTTGGTAAAAAACGTAACCTTATGCACGAGAAGTCGCGGGGTGAAATACTTGTCTATATGGACGATGACGATTATTACCCACCTAAACGCGTATCCCATGCAGTTGAAATGTTAATGTCACACCCTGAAGCATTGTGTGCTGGTTCTAGTGAAATTTATATTTATTTCAAACATATTAAACAGATGAAGCGTTTTGGCCCATATGGACCGAACCATGCTACTGCGGGAACATTTGCATTTAAGCGTAAATTGCTGAAACAGCATAAGTATAACGATGATGCGTGTTTGGCGGAAGAACGTGCATTTTTGAAAGATTATACTGTACCATTCGTGCAATTGGACCCGATGAAGGTCATTCTTGTATTTTCACATGAACATAACACGTTCGATAAACGTAAGTTGTTGGTAAATGCAAATCCGGAGGTGGTGAGAGATTCACCGAAAAAGGTAATGGATTTTATTAAGGACAATGCACTTCGACGGTTTTATATGGTGGAGCTAGAAGGGCTATTGGCGAATTATGAGCCAGGTCGCCCTGAAATGAAGCCGGATGTTATCGCACAGACATTGCAAATAGAAAAAGATCGTGCAAAAATGGCGGAAGAGGCTGCGGCTGCAGGAGGAGGTAAAATCATATTACAAGAACCTGGAAAAGAACCAGTTTCACTCAATAATCAACAGGTTGTCCAAATTATACAACAATTACAAGCAGATAATGCTGCAAAAGATAAAGAAATAGTACAATTAAAACATGACGTAAGAGAACTTATGTTACAACTTTCAAATGTATATAAAATCCAACAACAAAGTGTGCCAGCACCAGCGCATCCTACACCGGCACCCGCACCGGTGTCAAATGAAGTTCAAGGACCTACCCAATCTGAAACGATTTATGTATAATACTGAATACTGAATAATATCACAATGATAAAATGATATTATTCTATTGTATGCTTATTCATGCCTTTACAATTTCAACAGAGTTAATGTTCAAACACAGAAAACTATTCTTGGATTCATGAATAATGAATTCACGACCTTTATTATATTCTTCAAATTTCACCTTCAGAATATTTTCAATTTCACTAACCGGCAAGTCGTCATCTTTTGTTTTGTACTTCGATGCTCTTCGCTCATTCGAACTATTGTCATCATCACTATCACTGTTGCTTTCACTGTCATCATGTCCGCGGCGGTTCTTATTCTTCGATTTTGTTTTGGATTTTGATTTCGATGAAGAATGCGCTTGCTTTTCTTCATGCTCCGGGGGAAGATACTCCCACTCTCCAACCGACTCAATTGTTTGATTGTTTGTGTTAAACACAATCGAGTCGGAATTAAATACCAATGCGGAACCTGGAGCATGGTCATAATTATCCAAGTCAATTTCAGTAATTAAATCAAACTCGTCTAAAAATTCATTTTTACGAAGATAACTACGGATATAACTTATGATTTCAGGTGTAAGTTTCACAGTATATGTCTTGTTTTCACTCTCGCTGTCGCTCTCACTTGCATTCGAACTATCGCTTTCGCTGCCATGGTCACTTTCGCTATCACTATCACTAACACGGCCACCCTTTTTGTTTTTACGTCTGTCATCCGTGGATGTAGGCGCAGAAGCCGATGATTTTGTATTTGGTGGATTTACTGAAATACATTCCACCTCTGTGTCTAAAATTAAACGATACTTTGAATCAAATGAGATTGAAGCGCCCATAGTAATATTCTTAATTGGTTCTAAATACTCATAATATGTTTTCGGTATTATTTAAACGCATATTTCCACGATGTTTCTTATTCATTAATATCATTTTCACATTCATATGCACCACCATCCTCTTCGGTATCTGGTTCCATTTTTTCCATATATTTGTCTAAATACCGGTAAATACGATTTACATCTAATTTTGTGATCTCGTACATTTCTAAAATACGTGGAATTTCTTCCTCATTGTACTGTTTTTTCAATGTCATAAAAAATGTAAAAAGGTCGTTTTGGTCCATTGAAAGTTGAATGCATAAATTCTGTATAAATAGCTGATTGTTGTATTCCGTGCTATATTTCGTAAGTACTTTTGTAAAACGAACTTCCGTTGGATGAAACCGCGCCTTTTTCGGAAATGATTTATGATACAAATAATGATTGTAAAATGTTTTAATTAAAGATGACAACTCATTAAACAACCATATTTGGTTTTGAAACGTAATTCTGTCAAAATAATCGGCTTGGCATATATTGTCCAATACAATTTTGTAAAATGGTGCCGAAATATGTACTGGCATTTTTTCGAGAACATCTATTATGTTTTCATGCCATAATAAGCCTATCGTAGTTCGGTCGGTTTCATTGATAAGAACATTGTGGTCCGATATTGGATATTCAATGTTCATTAATTTTTCGGTTATTTTTTTGATGTCCTCGTTATATGTCTTTGGTTGAAATATGGCATGAATAATATTATTCGCGAGTATCGTGTTTGATTTTTTGCTCATTTCCATCACGGCATTTAGCTTTCGTAGATTGCCTTGGACGAATGTAATAATGTTCTTTCGCATCGTCGTGTCTATTGTTGGCAATGTCATATCTATAATTTGTGTCATTTGTGCAGGTGTTGGTGTTTTCAACTCATAAACATAGCAGACTTTCATTAGTTCTTTTATTTTCTTGTCCACATGATAATTCCCAATACATATAATAGGGTTCATCGTTATTTCTTCTTGTTTCTGTTTTTTCGTTTTTTTAGGACGAATAAGTTTAATAAGAGATGTAATTCCTCCTTTATCACCGTTATTCATTCCGTCGAGTTCATCCATTACCACGACGATTTTCTTGACTTTGCGTTGAAAGATAGACATGATATTCTTATCAGAAATATTATGCTGTGTAATGGATTCGATGATTGACTTATTACGAATATCACCTGCATCATACTTGACCATATCATAATTTAACTCTTTTAATAATCGAACGATGAATTCGGTTTTTCCGGAGCCTGGTGCTCCATAGATGTATATACCTCGTTTGAATGTCAAATCAGACTTATTTTTTTGAAATGATGCTAAGAAATCACGTATATTATTGTAAATTATTTCACGGCCAAGAAATACCGTATAATTTTCCATGATATCGTGATGTATGTAAATGAATAGCTTTTTTTGTTTTTATATATTATAACCGGGTATATTCAGAAAATGAACGCAATACAAGATTTATTTGCTCCTCTTGATAAGGATTATTGTTTATTGTTTTATTGGCTTACGGTCGTTAATTTTATCTTCCTAGCCATCGCTGCCTTAGGATTTGTGTCATCGTTGGTTCTTTTATTTAGGGGAAAAATCACGATAATGAGCGGCCTTTATTCATTTCTGATGATTTTGGTATATGCCCTCATGTATTTCCAGACCCGATTGTTCTACTCCATGTGCGTTACTAGCAACATGAAGGCTGGCACGTATGGCATGGGTTCTCCTTCCGACTCTCTCCCGGCGGTTGCCAAGAATGCATCTGCTGCCGCACCCGGCGCTTACCGTATGTAAGTAATAATGGATAAAAGGAATAACATAAAACATTATTAGTCATATGTTATTTATCGTATGTTATTTATTCTATTATGTCAAACAATTTTTTAAGGAACTTGCCCGTGTAGCCTGTCCATCGACAATACCCTCCCATGGAACATATCCTGTATCAACTCCGGTTAGACCACTACCGGTATAAGATTTTAATGTATTTTTCATATGTTCATAATTCTGACAGTTTGTTTTTGGTTGAAAACCAGTTACACCTAGTCCATAGTTATCTACGCAATTTGTTCCATCAAATTCCATACGGTCAGGGCATTTTGCAATCTCAGGTGGCCATTGCTGAGTACTTTTCGATTTCCATAGTAAAATGGCAACTGTTCCTATAGAAATAACAAACGCAATAACTGCTAATAATAATACCATTTTTTGTATGGTAAGGTTGAAAAAGTTGCTAAACAGCCCCCCTCCGTCTGAAACACTTCCATTTGAACTACTCGAACTTCCAAATGCGGATGAACCTACGTTTTTTGAAGATGAAACAAAATCCATTGAAATACGATAGTTTGTAACTAGCTATATAATTATTAGTGATATAAAATACTCTCTATTAAATATATCTATACAATATACAACAACGTTATTTAGCGCATCTAATTCATGAACCGATTTGATTATCGCACATTTCCAGAAGAGACATTTATTGGGCAACCTAAAAATGGTCGTCTTGATATTCTCACACCTCCTATTCAAGACCAATTCGCTCTTTATGATAAAAATCCCGTTCATCAGTGTGTTACATATCGTGATGCTTTAAATGGTATTTGGGAGAATACACCTCTTTCGAATGCATTTTTCAGTAAAGAAAATATGCAAATTATTCAAAATGGTATCCGTGCCGGTGTATATCAGAGATCACGCGGTAAATATGTAATTGGCGAACAAGATTGTGACACGCTCCGTATTATCATGCGCACAATTTATCTGCAGAATTCGGCAAATGCGCCCACCGATATCCGTGAGCAGATTATCGAGTTGAATGATTTAGTATTTGAATATTGCGTACCCCGCGTGCATGGCGAAGCTGAAGGTTATATTCAATATAAGCGCGATGTTAGCAATATGTACACACCAATTGCACACCCCAACTTTTCCGATTATAAACACAAGACATTAGAACTGAAGCCGTGGTTTTAATGCGGTGGTGTATAAATAAATAATAAAAAATACATGCATATTTATTATTATTATTTGGGTATATTTGTTCGTTATTGCGCTTTCTTAATTACCATTTTCTTCTTGGTTGCTAGTGCTTGACCTGTTGAACCTGATGAGCCTTTATCCGATGTTCCTGCTCCTGCAGATGCCGCTACCCATTTCTTATATTCTTGCTCTAATTCATCCAAGTCACGCGTCCATAATGTTTCAATCGATGTTTCTCTAAGCCGTTGATGTTGCGCACGTTTGGTATCACGCTCCGAGAGGAGATGCTTGACATTCTCATCTGTTACACTATCCATCGGCATCTTCAATAAGTATTTATACTCGGTGTCGCCATCGATATGTTCAAACCCATGCGCAGTCATCTTTGCAAATACGGCCTCCTTTGTCTGCCTACGCAACTCTAATTTGTCGTCAAGTACTTCCTGAATATATTTTGATTTGTTTGTTAGCACGCGCAATTCGTTCGCGAGCTGAGCCAACATCGCCGCCTTGCGTTTGGCATAAAGAGCAAGACGCTCCGTGTAGTAATCCTGGATGATATCGTATATACTTGCGTATTTGCGAAGTTTCTCATGCGCATCAAAGAGGTTCATATTCGTCGTGCTTTGTGTTGTAAATAATCCAAGAAGCTTTTCCAGTTTGTTAGTTCCTGCGTCTGCATCAACAATGACCGCTTGAAGGTCCTTCGGGAGATGAGGATAAGACGGATGAAATGTTACAGTGATATCCACAACTGTATCTGTCGACATGTCGGTGTATTCTTTCAATACAGGAAATGATGAAGATTTGTCCTTGTCTTTATCCGCCGCCGACGCAGCAGGTGCTTCCATCAGCTTCTCCAAGAACTGCTTGTAATCATCGGTCCAGGTTCCAATCGGGAGCTCAGTAATACGCACTTTACGGTCGGATACGATTTCGTATGCCCCCTTAATAAGGTACTTCGGAGGCACTGTTGTTGCGGCGATATTTCGTATCGTTCCTTTGAAACCCTTGAAGTATGGTTCGATAGCAGGACGGTCGGCGGTAGGCGTTGATGCAAGCATTGCACGAATGTATGCGATTATTTGTAGCGGGTTATGTGGCATCACATCAGTGCTAAAACCAGTACCAATTCCTTTGCTTCCATTCACGAGAACCATCGGGATTGCAGGTGCATAAAACACAGGTTCAACCATTTGTCCATCGTCGTTGATATAGGACAATACGGCGTCGTCTTCTTGGCGAAAGATAAGACGGGTCAGTCGGTTCAATTGAGTAAATATATATCTTTCACTTGCAGAGTCATCTCCGCCCGCACTTCTCGTACCAAACTGACCATTCGGTTCTAACAAATTAATGTTATTGCTACCGACAAAATTCTGTGCCATTCCGACAATTGCTGCATTCAAACTCGCCTCACCATGGTGGTACGCTGAATGCTCTGATACATACCCACTGAACTGTGCAACCTTGATTTCTGTCTTCAATCCACCCTTCTTGAATGCCGCATACAGGATTTTACGCAGCGAGATTTTCAGTCCATCCATCAGGTTCGGAATAGAACGTTCGTTGTCGTAGATTGAGAAGTGGATAAGGCCGCGATCTACAAACTCTTCATAGGGAATATCAGGTTTCGATGTATCGAGATATGCATCGCGCGAATAATTCGCCAGCCACTCCTTTCTGTCATCCGCCCGCTTCTTATTGAATGCCATGTCGAGGTGGTCATCACTTTCCTTTCCTGTATGGACAAACGACACCATTTTCTTATGCTCGAAATACTCTTTGAACTCTTTTCCCGTGCTCGTACCCAAACCTTTATAATATTTCGTATTCCATCCGGCAGGGACAACTGCATTAGGAAATTGCTTCTTCCATGTTTCAAACTCGCCATCGTTGTAGAATAATACCTCTTGCGCTCCTCGTCTGGCTTTGAGAATGGGCGTATTCATAAACCCGATGAAACCGGGAATTTTGGTAAGAGACGGCCATTCTGTTTGAAACAGGTTGATTCCAAGACCCTGGATATGCGCACCATCCAAATCCTGGTCCGTCATGAAGAGTACCTTACCATAGCGCAACTTTGTGGCAACATCGGCGGGGGTGTATGTCTTCCCCGTTTCAAGTCCGAGAATTTGCTTGATTTCTGCTATTTCACGGTTCTCTGATATACGCTTCGTTGTTTCTCCATGAACGTTGAACAGCTTGCCTTTCATAGGATAAACGCCAATAAAGTTTCTGTCTTCCTTGCTTAAACCACTGATAATACCCGCCTTAGCCGAGTCACCTTCGCACAATATAATCGTGCATTGTGCCGACTTATCTGGCGACCCCGCATAATTGGCGTCAATTAATTTAGGAATACCTCGGATAGTTTTGGTTTTCGCGCCATCTGTCTTCTTCGCAGCTTTTGTGTCTTTGACTTCGGTCAGCGCACACGCTGCATCCATGACACCTAGTTTTGCAAGCTTTTCGATGAAGTCGTCACTCACCTTGCAACTCGACCCGAAGTTCGCAACGGCAGTACCAAGCTCGTCCTTTGTCTGACTTGAAAATGACGGGTTTTCGATATCACAGCGCAGAAAGAGCATCAATTGCTCCTTGATTGTGTTGGGTTTAACATCAACCTTCTTCTTCTTTTTGATGAGGTCGGCCAGCTTGCGCACGATCTGATTGGTTATGTATTCCACATGCTTGCCTCCTCGCGGTGTGTAGATACCATTGACGAAACTTACGTGTGCAAACTCGTCAGTTGTTGTCAGGCACACGACATACTCCCATCGAGGGTCGGGGTTCTCGTAAATTCGCTTCACGCCGCTGTCGCCTCCTTTTGCACCAATGTATAAATCAACGTACTGCTGGAAATGACGAACTGGCACGAGCGCGCCATTATATTTGACTTTCACGGTCTTGTCGGTCACGGCAGCAATATCATACGTGCGCTTCATGAAGAGTGCGATCATATCAGGCGTAAGGTTATTGCATGGAAGCCCGAACCTTGCATAATCTGGGCGGAAGCTCACGCGAGTGTAAGGTTTGACTTTCGTTTTGGTTATCGTGGGTTTCACAATTTCGGAGAGATTGTTTCGGAATTCTTGAACGTATTTCAGTCCGCGGATATGGTCGACGGTTTCAACACGACCCCATACCGACCAAATCAGGACGAGTTTAAACCCGAACCCATTCTTCCCGCCAACAATTTTCTCTTTCTTGTTCTCATCGTAGTTGGTTGATGTACGAAGATGTCCGAAAATCATTTCAGGTATCCATAGTTTGTGTTCAGGATGTTCCGCAACATCAATGCCGTTGCCATCATTTGTCATGTGGATGGTTCCATCCGCCGGGTCGATTTCGACTTCGAGTGTAGTTACTGGAAGTGCATCGGGCTTTCCGTCTGAAATAGCCTGTGCTTGTCGAACAACATGGTCACGCATATTTACCATGCCTTCATCGAATAGCTTGTAAAGCCCTGGGATGTATGTGATGTTGCGACGAGTAAGCGCGTGGACGGGAGGAGCAGCACTAGACGCATCTTCACTTACGGGATTTGTCGTCGCCGCAATATCCATTACATAGTCAATTGTTTCAGTGCGCTCGATTGTTCCAATATAGGTATCCGGTTTTTTCAAAATGTGTTCTGTGTCAGTCATTTTTTGGTATTTTCCAAGGTCTTCAGTGGCAGCGGCAGCAGCAGCAGCAACAGAAGAAGCTTTAGGAGGCATTATGTTGTTATTGTCTTGAAATAATGTGTGGAATGCGTACAGTATATTCCAATGATTGTTTTAACTCATGTTCAATTTTATTTTGGATTTAGTATGTATCTCTAATACTAGATAAACCCTTTATTCAATGACTGCGCCACGTTACCGTACCACCTTCGGTATGGGTTTAACGTGTAGTGATGTTTTCAATATTAACGGTGCGCTTGTTCAGTATGACACAAATGGCAATCCTATTGTTATTAATAATCAAAATAATGATATTCGCGTACCGTATTTCAAGTGCCCTACGCTATCAAATCCAACTGCCGGAATGCCAACATCTACAAATAATACAAATATCACGAAAAAAATGCGTTATGCGCAAAATATTCGAGTAGCCACCGAAACAAAAAATGTGAAAAAGGTATATGCAGTAAATAACGTTAATCGTTTTGGAAGATGGTATGGCGCTCCTGGTGGCTTTGGTGCGCCAATCACCAATTCATTTTAGAATAAAATACGAAGAGCCACCATTTCATGATGCACCTCTGCTTTTTTCTAACAATAATTTATAACGAGATATTTAGTAAAATGGTGAAACGTGTTGATCGCAGTGGTGATGGATTTTACCACGTGAATGGTAAAAAATACACTATGTTAGAGGGGTCGCGTGCTCAGGTTTGGCATGATACTGCCTACAAGACCCCCGGTGGTCTTACCAAGAGTGAGCTCGTGTTCAACAAACATGGTCGTATCGTGTCTGCTAAGAAGCATGCAACTGCAAAGAAGGAAAATCGTCTGCGCAAGTATGGCTACACTGCTCGTAAGGGTAAGTTTGGTGCGATTAAGATTAACTCCAAGACTGGTCGTCGTGCGCGTCTTGTGAATACACCGAAGAGGCGTTAAAACATCAGTAGAAACAAATAATAGGTGTCCATATATAATAATCAAGAATTAGAAATCGTTAATTATTATGTTACTCATCATTACACGCGAAACGCCAAACCATTCGAATAAACTCCACGAATTATATAACGCTCTCGATGCACGCGAAATACCATACGTAATCTCTCGAAAATGTGACCCGGCTATTATTCGACGTAAAGATATCTGCGGCTTGATAATACCTGGTGCGCGTTTTCGTATTAAACAATATGAAGAGCAACCTGAACTCGATATTGAGCTATATTATTTATTCCATTTTCCAAATTTACCGGTGTTAGGCATATGCCACGGTTGTCAATTCTTGATGTTATATTATGGTGGGTCCCTTCGTTCATATAATAGTTTGTGGTCAGGCAGGCATGAAGCTGAATTAAATCTCTCGAGAGAACTAATATTCAAAGGAGGACATTCGCATGAAAGCATGCATTTTTACTTTCACGAACTCCCTCTTGCACCATCTGTATCGGATACAAATACAGGTGTTCGAGAGATTGCATGGATTACTCGATTTCGCGATGGTAAGCGACATGCTTGCGCATTTGAATTCGTAAAAGACCGTGTGTATGGGTTCATGTTTCACCCGGAAGTAATCAATCACACACACAAATTTCTTTATAATTTTTACGATAATGTATGCACTTCTTCAATTTCATCGTCATAATCCATCGCATCAGTATCTTTTCCTGCAGAAGAACCGGTATATGTGTGTTCTGGCGTATTCGCGTCGTCTTCCACCCACCACGACATCATTATCATTCCATTTTCATCGATGTAATTTGCGTATTCTTCCATGAAATACTTCTCAAAATATCGTTTGCTGATAATACGCCGCTTGGCGGTTGCGTAACATCTTCCGCAATAGTATTCATATGCATTATATAATGGTTGTGGAAACGAGTGATTGTTTGTAATGCATTGCTCTTTAAATTGTATCAAGTACTCGTTTATTTCGGCGTTCTTGTCCCATAATTTACAACCCACATTCAAAATGTATTTGTCATCTTCGATAATAATGTCGGGGTAAAAATGGCGGAGCATACCGAGAAGGGTCTGGTCGCTGACGGATATCAACCCAGGCGACACGACGGATGATGCCGTTATCGCCGGAGTTGAAACCATTTCTGTCATATACTCGTTGAATAATGTAGAGAGTTCGTCGATTTCTAGCTCGATTTCTTTATCGTCAATGAAACAGTGTTGGTTCCAAAAAGACCGAAACTTACTAACAATCGGTAGATATTTACTGATGCGGTTTGGAAATACATCTTGTGATATTGAACTACTAGTTGGCGGCTGTGAGGCCGACGCTGCGTATTCCAATAATTTTGATTTAAGGGTCGCTGCAAAAAACATACTTGGCAAACGAAATTGCGAGAGATACAATTTCCAGAGATACAACATATTCGTCATTGAAATTTCATGTTCAGATGACGCCGGTTCTGTTGCGTAGTCGATGAATTCTTGAATAATTTGCTGTTCCGTCCTTTCAGATAAAAACCATGCATGAGAGGCGACATCAGGTGTTTTACAATGTAATCGTAAGAAATCATCTGCACTAGAAAATCTATGCGAATAATGCGCAGCAACACAGAATAAATCAATTATTGACGACTTGAGGTCGGACATATGCGAGAGACGAAGTAACGATTGTTGATGACTGTGATTATGATGGGTGTTCATAACCTCTCCTCCACCAACACTTCCCCCAAGGATTGGTGGATGTATATCTACAATACGACAATCCTTATAGTGATGCTCATAATATTTGAACTTGAATGCAGTTGCAAATGTATTTGATGTTGAACCGAATAATCCGTAGCATTCACATCCAAGGTCCTTAATGAACTCTTTTGCAACTGGTGGGATGAAATAAATCAGCGGCGCAGATTTCTTTAAAAGAACGTCGCCGAGAATTGTAAGAAAATATTTTGCATGGTCGCGACTATGAAATAGAGACGGATAGATATGCGCAATCACGTTTTGGATGGTTCGCGACTCAGGTATCGCCGAGAGAATATCACGGCCTTGGATACTTTTAATAATACGGTTCTTGATTTTATACTTCCATGCAGTGACTGTGCTATTCGTATTCACGTTGGCGGCACTTGAAGTAATGTCGGCGAGAATACGATGATGTATTTCATCCTCATGAATAAGCGAGTATCGTACCTGGTTATTATATGTAAAATACAGTTCGGACTGCTGACAATAGAAATATTTTGTGCGATTTAGAAACCGTTCAGTGATTTCATTTGCAATGAGTTCGAGAGATTGTTTTCGTGTTTCTCGTTCTATGTGCGCAGATTGATAATTCTTGATTGACTGTGGAAGCTGGGTTTTCACGTATGTGTGTATTCTCTCGAGAATGTGTTCGTTGCCGGGTATGGATGCGTTCGTATTCCATATATCTGAGAGAATTTCAATTGTTTCGGAGAGTGATACGGTAGATACTGTATCATTATGAACACTATTTTCTGTCGGTTTATTATTCATTATACTTGGATATATAAAGTATAATTTAAATATAAATATAAAGAATAATACTTTGTTTTTATTATTGTTTATTTATGGGGGAAGCAGCTGCTTTTGCAACGACGAAGATAATGGATGCTGAAGCAGTAGATGTTACAATCTCACCAAGTGTGTTTTTTGCCAATATTCCTTTTAATTTGTTGCGTGATGATGTAATGACTAAGTATATCCAAACATACGGAGATACACCCGAACATCCGGCAATCATACTGTTTAGAACACTTGTAATATTAGATATTAGACCACCAATAGCAACACAAATATATGGAGAATGTGTACAAAAATTTATAGAATATTTATATCAAGCTAATTTTAGTATAGATGTATTCAGTAATGGCAATCAGACACATATATTTGAGTTGTCCTATGTAGATATAAATCAACCTTTAAGGTTAGAACATTTTTGTACAGCATTGACCTTATTGCTAACACCAAAACAAAAAATAGAGTTAGAACAATCCATTACCGCATTTGTTTCAACGTGTTCGCTTTATTACCGGAGATATTATGAAGATAACCCTCAAATCTCATCACATACACTTAAAGTATTAAACAGTCTTCTTTATACGTCTGAACGTAGTTCAAGCGGAGAAGGTGGTACATCAAATACAAAATTACCAAGGCCAGTTAGAGTGATTAATAAACCCGGAATTGTAAAACAAACAAGATATAAAAACCCTTGCCGTTTTGAATTTAAACCAAATGGATGCAGTAATTTTAATGATGAACATCGATATTTATTTAAACACAGATGCGATAATGACAAAACGCGGACGAGGTGTAATGATTACAGTGAAAAACATCGGAATGAAATGTTACATAAAAGCCGTTATGGTAAACTATATGGCGGAAAACTGCGTATTGTCACTAAAAAACGCAACATTCACAGTCGTATGAACCGCCGGACCAGTCGTTCTACTACTACCCGTCGCCGACACTAAAATATGTATCATTATTTTTGATAAATGTACGAAAATAATGATTTTATGATTTACTTGCGAGACTTCTTGCTGCTGCGGCGGTGAGATTTCTTGCTGCTCTTGCGGTGTTTTTTACTTCCTTTCTTGGACGACTTACCCCGTTTATTGGTCTTCTTAGCACGCTTCTTATGCTTCGTCCTGCGCCCACCCCTAATTGTTGTTAGGTCGGAGGAGTTTCCGCTGGTTGTGGTGAGACTGGATTTTGCGTCAGTGGTCAATGATGCCGCGGAAGAACTTACCAAGGCGGGGGGGATCTGGGGGGGTTCAGAGACGGATTGTTCATCGACGGTTTCTTCTCCTGTCACATCGGAAGAACTTACCGGGGGGATGGGGGGGGTTCTGCGGGTTATGGCGGGACTGGTGGTTTCATCGACGGTTTCTTCTCCTGTCACATCGGAAGAACTTACCGGGGGGATGGGGGGGGTTCTGCGGGTTATGGTGGAACCGGATTTTTCGTCAATGGTAACGCTCGCGACCTTATGAGCAAGGGCATCCAAAGTTTGTTCTAATTTTGGGTTTTTGCTTATTTCTGCACTTAACGCACTCGCAGCAGCCGCGATTTTCGTAGGTTCCATTTCTCCAATAATTTGCTTACTATATATAATATTAATATAATAAGTAGAATGCGTATATTTTCCAATCGAGGTATATTAAACCCTTATCCACCCCCTTTTTGGAAAATCAACTAAATGTTCCGCCCAATCTTTCCATTCCGGATGTTTTTTGACATGCTCCTTCACTAAAAACGGCGTTCCGCATGGCGGGCCTAAATGTGCTAAAAATGATATTTGTCTCGCCAACGCACTATCGACCACTTTGGCATCGTATGCACCCACTGGTTTATACGGGGTTCCATTTACACTTCCACTGTCATCATACGCATGCTTACAAATTGACCGTGAATTTGCATGAGTTTTTCTTAAATGATTGTCGTAATGGTCAGAGAGTATATGTTTTACAATACCTGTATCAATACGACCGCGATATTTATCTATGAGTTTATCTAGTTGGACCCGACGATTACCTATACTCGAAGCGACGCTGTGAAACATGTCATCAATATTATTGTCGGCATCTCCTGCAGCCATTGATGATAATGCGCCAGAACATTCTATATTCCTTATTCTTTCGTCATATGTAGAATTAAACCCGATAAATACGCCGTCACGTGTGGTTTCAATATTCACATAATTCAAACCAAGTTCGACACGCATAATTCGTGCCCCCCCACCCGATGCGCGGATATCACCAAACATCCACGAACATGCATAATCACCTGAGTTTCGTTTTTGTAATCTCTCAGCGTAGTCTTCTAAAGTTTTCCCGTATTGCATGCATTCGCGAATACGGCAACAAATAGGGTCGCGTAGGCGAAATGCGTTAAACCCGCGAATTGTCGTTTCTGACCCTATAATTCCAGCGCTCGTCACGAAAAAGTCGGTCATACTCCATACACCACCAGGCATCGTTTGCATTACCATTGTACAGCCATCGCCATTTTCGGGTTCAATTCTGAGTATTATATTACAAAATTGGGCGTCTAAAAAGTTGCTAAATGATGAATGTCCGCAAACAATTCCGCCGTCTTTTGTCCAACTAGGTCCGACTGCCATAATAAGCGAGCATCGGTCTTTGAACTCATCTAAATTCGCGTTTCTAGTTGAAGCCGCGGTAGGGTTTGCCGCAATTGCATGTTCATCACGTATTACATCGGCATATTTTTTACGGTATTTCGGTGTATCGATATAACGAAGCAGATGAGAGTAAAAATAAGGAAGTGACATATACACATTGATTAAAATGACCTGGCATACGCGAAGATCGCCACCCCCCGCTGCAATACCCTCCATCTCTCGGAATATCTTTGGAAAGCGGCGTTTGATAATTGGGCGATAAAAATCATCACACAGTTCGTAGAAAAAATCGATATTGCGCCCATACTTCTCTCGAAATATGAAATCCAATACATTAAACATTCGCGTAAATAAGTGAGGGTCGGCTGCAACTAGCTGTTTTCCGTGAGAAACCCCGCGTTCATAAGGTGCGCCACGTATCGTAATACGTAGCCATCCATCATCATCGTTATTGGGTCGTTTTTTGGTTTTTCGGGTTCGAGTACTACCTTTTTTGATTTTTCGTCTCTTCGTGATTACGACCATCGCCGATATACTATTATATAATACGCATAAATAGATATAAAGATTTGTAAATTGATATGTATAAAGAACATGAGTTTTTCAAATCCAAACGCACATTCGATGGGTGGAGGTGCGGCAGTACCTAGCGGAAGCAATGATGTTTATGCTGGTGCAGGAACATCAGGTTCATCTGATAACGTTCTCGTGATTAAAACAGTTCAAATTGCGCCAGTTCGAACACTCATGTGTGCGCTAAAAGAAATTCTCATCGAAACGAATATTACGTTTCAGAAGGATGGTATTCGTATTATTAATATGGATAAGTCGCATACGATGTTGGCACATATGTTTCTTGAAGCTGTTAATTTTGAGCTTTATGAATGTGCGCTTGATAAAATTATAATTGGCGTGAATATGTTTCATCTGTTTAAGCTTATCAACTCGATTGACAACGATGATACCCTAACAATGTATATTGAAAAGAAGGATTATAATGATGGTGTTGTTTCGTATCTGGGGCTTAAATTCGAGAATGGCGATATTAAGCAGTGCAAGACCCAGAAGTTGCGTCTTATTGAGCCTGACCCGGAAGACTTGGTTGAACCACAGGTTGCATTTTCTAGCGTGATTAACCTCCCATCTTGTGATTTTCAAAAGATTATTCGTGATCTCTCGTGTATATCAGAGAAGCTCGAGATTAAATCGGTTGGGAATGAGCTTATATTTCGCTGTTCGGGGCAGTTCGCAACTGCGGAGGTGCGTCGTGTGGAGTCGGATGGAAGTATGGAGTTTCTTCATAAAAAGGATACCGGGAAAATCATTCAGGGGGAGTTTTCGCTGAAAAATCTGGGATATTTCATCAAATGCACGAACTTGTGCAATCAAATCGAGATGTATTTGGATAATGATATGCCGCTTGTAGTGAAATATTATGTGGCATCATTGGGGACGATTAAGTTATGCTTGTCGCCATTGCCGAGCTCGTAAAAATATAATATAAAAAAACAACAGTTGTTCTATATTATATATCTTTTCATTAACCAAACATGTCTTCTTCGAGTTGCGCACATCGTCTTCTTTTGACAAAAGAAGCGCTTCGTGATTATAAATACAATTATCTTATTTCAAAATATGCGCTTCAAATTCGCGACACCATATGCGATGATATTGAAAAAGGCAACATTTCATGTGACAAACAAACAAAGTATGCATTTAAATTAGACGAACAAGTTGCAGGCGCGTATAAAGTATTGGTACAAATACACCATAAAAGTAGAGTGCATATTGATGTAATGGCACAACTGAAGCATTTTTTCCCGGACAGTACAATCACATTGGAAGAACGGGAAAAAATGGACGGATTTACCGTATCTCGAACTACATATATTGTAGTAGATTGGTCATAAAACGTATAGTATAGACAATAACAACACAAGTTTATTGTGGTGTTATTCAACAATAACGGCTATTCGTTGTTAATATTCCGGTGTATGTTTCTTAAACAAACACCCGTGTGCAGTAATTCCTTCCAGTTCGCGGATAATCCCCGCATTTTGGAAATTACAATTCGCCATCCAGATTTTGATAATACAGAAATTCTTTTTTGGTGAAATGGTGATACCATTCACAATCGGAACAACATTCATGTTGGTCGAAATCGTTTCGCCGACAGTTACATATGAAAGTTGTTTCCATGCGCTATTTACCTCCTTGTTTGCAACTTTATATGAAAAGCAACCACCATTTCTATTCTGCGGGTCTTCCCACATAGGAACGATACCTGACCTCATAAGAAATAACATACAGTTCATAACGAGTTTTGGTGGTAGAACTTCAAATATTGCGATTGCTTCTTCCGCAGTATCGAATTCAAATATTTTTTTATAACTTGATGCTGCCCAATTCGTATCGTGAGGAAGATGCGCCCATAAGGTCCAACGATGTGACAGTTTGTGAAATGTAGTAGTAGAGTTTGTTGATGAATTAGTCATTTCGATTGTCGCCATTTCGTTCGTCGTCGTATCGTTGAATTTCCGTAAATGATGTGGATGGGATAATACACACCGTATATTATACTATCAATTTTTTTTTATACTCTTTATATTCACTGCTCTTGTATCAATTCAAATTCTGGATCGTCGCTTTCAAGATTAGAAGTCTTTTGACCATCACTTGACGGTGTTTCAGGTGCGCATTGGTCTTTTCCCTCCTTGTCTGCAGTATTATTTCCGGCGTCAGCGTCTGTCTCGGTCTCGGTGTCGGTGTCGGTGTCTGTCTCGGTGTGGGTGTCGTTGTCACTGTCGGTTTCGGTCTCATCACTATCAGAACAATTGTAATATGTTGAAAGCACTCCATCAATGTCAAACACTTGTTTTTCATTTGATTCAAACACAGGGCATCTTAACACCGAATCCACTTTTACGAGATATGTATGTCCAACCATAACAGATTGCTGTTCATTCAAAGAATATGCATGAAATTTGGGGTTTTGAGTATGTAGAACATCAGGATCATCTAGTTTTGCAATTTTCTCATTCGCCGAAATTGTATCTTTGAAATAATCCTTCATACATTCATTATAATACATATTCACTTTATAGCTGTAAAATAACGAACGAAGATATTTTGCAATACCATCTCGACCATAATCATTATATAGCTTCCACTTTAAAAAGTTAGTGTCTAAAAATTCATTCTTTTCAAGAAAAAAATTATGCGGCGACTTCAAATTAATTGTAACTTTCAAAGGGGGGAAACACGTGTTGGCATCATTTTCACTATCAGTTTCAGTTGAAGTGGATGATACTTTAGTAATATCATCACATCCACCAACTAAAGGTGGTTCAACTGTATTGCTCTTTATATATACAGTGAGGTCCGCCTCCGATGCAAACTGATATGAGTTTTTATATGGACGATAATGCTGAGTAATTAATGTATGCGTACGTCCTGTAAAATTCCCTCGGTGAATACGAGTATATGGCTGGTCATCGACCTTGTGAAGGATAAAATCGTAGATATTATTGTGAGTTTCATTCACTTCTGGTTCTATACCATGTATTTTTGAAAAAAGCCGACACTGTGAATCAATCCATTTACATACATTGTATTTCGCTCTATCAATTCGATACACCGAATTCACATCACTTTTATAATAATAAAACAATGATGACGCAGAATAAATCTCACGACCATCTTTTACTACTGTATATGTGCTAAAGGCGTATTGTCCGGTCATTCGAAGAGCTGCATAGAAAATATCAGTGGCAATATCTCTCATGTATTGTACTGTATCAAAAACTCCTGATGTAATATAACGCCATATTTTCATAACAACCGATTGATTTCCAGAAACAAGCATATTATATAATAATGGAAAAAGTATATATAACGAAAAGTACGCAAAACATAGTTCAGCTTCACTCATGGGTTTTTGAGCAGTGGAAAATGTATTCGACTTTGAAAAAGCACGTTTAATTAATATCATATTTTCACCTTCATCTGCAACTGGTATGAATGATGCATACATTTGATTGTTATTTACAGTAGAACAAATTAATTTATTATTTCCTATAACTGGAAAACAAGGCATCGAATGTGAGTTGTCTCTCTATGTATATAACATATCATTATCTTTTTATGTTATTATTGACGAGGTGCTTGCGAGGGTGCTTGCGAGGGTGCTTGCGAGGGTGCTTGCGAGGGTGCTTGCGAGGGTTTAATGCGCACATTGTTCCGTTCGGGATTAATACCGAACACATAAAATAAAACACTGCTGATGTACGTTAGTAAAATAATGGGAATAATCACAATGAACCATACCAATTTAGTGTAACCATTCAGACATAAAATATTAAGAATTGCTGTGAATATAAACATAATAATGAATTTAAGAAGAGACGTTTCATAATCGCCTTGAAATAAATCAATAGTTATTTGAACCATTGAAAAGGCTAAATATAGAAGTGCAGGAGAGCATATTTTTTCGAGCATAATAAAAATAGTATATATTAAACCCAGAATATATATTATTGTGCTACAAACTTCTTACTTCTTTCCTTTGGTGAATACAGCAACACCGTTTTTGAAGACACCAACTTCATCACCTACATCGTCATCCACGCATGCATAGATGGTTCCATTTTGAGTATCAGTTGTAAAGTATTTCTTGCCTTTTATAGTTACTTCGCTAACCTCTATTTCTGCCTCTTCTTCCTCGGCAGCCGCCTCAACTTCATCCTCCGCAGCCTCCTCTTCCTCGACAGCCTCCTCTTCCTCGACAGCCTCCTCTTCCTCGACAGCCTCCTCTTCCTCGACAGCCTCCTCTTCCTCGGCAGTCTCCTCTTCCTCGACAGCTTCCTCTTCCTCGGCAGCCTCCTCTTCCTCAGAAGCTACCTCTTCCTCAGCAGCCTCCTCTTCATCACCAGCATCATCTTCCTCAGCAGCCTCTTCCTCGGCAGCCTCCTGTTCCTCTTCCTCCACAGTAGCATCTACTTCTTCAATGTCGTCGCAAGCTTCATCATCTTGCGCAAGACCTTCTGTTTCATTATCTTGGTCTTCTTCGTCGCCGTCCTCATCGAGATTTTCAAACACTGTGTCCATCGTACTACTCGATATAATTACATTTTTAATATTTGACGATGGTTGCATGAATGTATTTTCATCAACATTAGACTGTGTGTCTTGCCCATCGTCTTCCTCATGAATTTCTAAACGAACAGTCTCTTCTTCGTTCGGATTGAGGTTGTTGCCACCGCTGCTCGCATGATGAACAACCGGTTGTTCATTTGAAGAAGAACCACAAACGGCCTTCATATCAACCTTTGTTTCCAATGCAATAATATACCTATTAAGTTCAACAATCGCCGACTGTAATTGTGCAATTTCATCTTCACGTGAAGGACCATTGGCATGATCGGCGGGAGTGGTCGCAGAAGCATCTGAACTTCGCGGTATTCTTTCTAAATCATGTATGCGGTCTTGTAATTTACGAACGCATGGCAAATTCATAATTGTATCATGCGTCTCTTTATATACCGTGTATTCTCCGATTACTCCTGTAAGTATATTTGTTATATGTTTTGTCATGACTTGCGATACATCCTCGATCATCGGGCGAATATCGATTGTCATTCCTCCAGAAGACTGTGAAGGCGATGCCGATGACGAAGAAGCAGTTTCGGTCATTATGTTTGACTGTGCTGTATTCTTTATATCCTAATGTGTTTATTTCAATTTTCACCTAGTTCAAATTCTAATTTTCCAAATATAAAGTATATAAAGTTTCAGCAAACTATTATTGTATTGATAATGTCCGAACCTGCATCTTCTTCCGCTACCGATACGGCTACCGTTCCCGCATCTGCATCTGCATTGGTTCCTCCCCCTGCGGTATTAGACACGATGACACGTGTTATTTTGTCTCAAACTGAAATGTCAGAAGAAGAAGTGAAAACTGCATTAGAGCGAACGAATTATGACTTGAAACGTGTAATTCGCGAATATATGCTGGGTGAGAACAGTAATAATACGAAGCCTACCACAGTAAATACTTCAACAAACCAGCTTCGATTTTCAGAGATAAGGAACTTTATGGATAAGTCGGCAGAACAGTACTATCGCCGTCAAGAAATGGCAAAGATTTATAATCAGGTAATCGAGAGAAAGAAAGCGGCAGCAGCGGCAGAAGCGGCATCTACCGCGACATGCGAAGAAGAAGTACCATCATCCAACACACATCATGAACAAACCGCCATACCAGAATCAAAATTATAACCGATGAATTATGCAGTCCAAATTTTGAACTCTTTTTAAGTATTCTCTTGGAAGTAGTTTTACGCCTGCGAATTTACTTTTCGCGTCGTTCATCTTGAAAAATAGTTCATTCGTATTGTATCGTTTGATTGGCGGATTTAGATTTTGTTGTACTACCAATGTCTCGTTCGTATTCGGGTCATTTTTCCAAATCATAGCAACATGCCCATAAGGATAATCTGGTTTTTTATACTTCCAAAACAAAATGCTCCCCGGACGTAAATAGTAACTCGGTGGATGTGTATATGGAAATGAATGTGTCTGTAACGCAACTGACCTTACAGATTTTAATTGTTCAAATGTAGGCTTTTTTGTAGCGGGTGTAAAATGGGTTATTCGTTTGAAAAAATCACTTGCATCAACTACATCAGGAAACGTTAAACCTTTATGAATAGTAAAAAATCGGCGTATCAATTCAACGCACTGAAATTCTAAACCATGTTTGGTCGGATAACTTGCATCCTTCGTTTTTTTTATATACAATACAATATTTTCTTTTTCTTCGAGTTCATCTGGTTTATATGTTTTGGGCGTCATAATGTGTAATATATAATCATGAGAATATATTACACGTGCTTACATCCAACTAACATTCAATCCACTCCACTACCTTGAACAACCATTGTCTTATAACGTTTCTTCAACTTCAGATTGTTTGTCGGTATGACTTTACTATTAACAAGAAAATCATTATTGTCCTCGTATAATTCTGGCAGAATATGTGTTAATGGTTTATTCACAATATGAATCATTTGCGGTCCTTTCAACAAAGAACGGTATTCATCAATTGTCAAATTCCCATAATATCGGTCAAGAAGATAGTTAGGGTTTGGTGCTGGTTTAAATCCCTTATTATTTGAACTACCGTATAATAAATGAAGCAAATGAATTCTCTCAAACTTCGTAGATGTATCGAGTTGTTCCTTTAATATAGCTGCAAGCGCGCACTCTGGAGAACAAAAACATCCACTGACATGAAACACTCCATTGACAATCATAATCGGCATATAATAAATTGGACCATCAAATTCACATGTATCCCAAAAACATGCACATTTATGGTTTAGTTTCATTTGTATTGTCTCGCCATTATGAAATGAATATTTCAATCGATTAATTTTTTTCATGATTTCTTTTTGGTGACGCTCATTCAAAACATGGATTGCACTGTCGGTTGCGGCCTTTTTAACAGGTCCATTAGCAATAGATGCAGTAGCCCCGCCGACAGACCCCGCCATAGACCCAGTATCGAGAAGAGCCCGGTCAGACACCCCTCCTATTCCCACCTCCACTGTCACATCACCCCCATTGACAGTTGATGACAATGCTTGTTGTACTCCTAATGTTTTGTAATTTGCTCTCAACATTTGAGATGGGTCTGGTTGATATATTTGTTGTATTGTCTTCTTGCTGTCATCCTCGTCGTCATCACGTTCTGGACTATACGTCTGGCAAATATCACTGGATTGAAGATTGTTCGATGACAAGTTATATGACTCTACTTCACTAATCGATGGGATATAATCATAATTCGAAATCGAATCATTGGCCTTCAAATCACTAAGATGACATTTTAAATGAAGTATAATATTTGGTACTTCTGAGGTGTCATATATACTCGAATTCGAATTCAATATGAACCCAGCCTTCGGCTTACGACCACGTTTTTTGTTGATTTGGCCTTTATATATTTGATTTGGCGATACAAGGTCAGATGCCTCTAATACATTCTCGGTTGAACTATGTACAATATTTGTTTTATTTCTAATAGTAATGGAAGCTTCATCGCACCCTTTTTTTTCATGAACAGTTTGCGGATAATGATTATGTTTTACAATATAGTTTTTGTCGGTTTGCTTTAATATCACAACATCCGGAAAGGTCGGTTCATGGGTTATTTCTTCTTCAGTATTATCCACCGGTGTAGTAGTCGTAGTCGTAGTCGTTTCTTCAACCGGAACGTCGATATGCGAATGATTTGCATCAAGCGTGACGGACGGTTCTTCTACTTTTGTGCTTACAACATGCTTCCCGGTTTTTTTCATGTTTCTCGATTTCTTTTGTTCCGTTTTTTCCTTTTCAGATGTCGTAGTGTGTACTGCTGCTCCTGCTGCCACCATGTTAGGCGCCATCGGGAATGAAAATGTTGGCATGTCCGCAAATATAAGATATCACGCAAATTATGTTTATACCCTTTTGTTTTGGACGTACGATAATAAAAGGACTTAAAGGAAAAAATATGTCATTTTATGACGCCACTCATTCTCATTTCTGTCATACTACCCCACCACCCACGCATGGCCTATAATTCCTTCTTCTGTGTTTCTTTCTGATAACATTCTCGGCAAAGCGGTATATAATTCGATGAACCTATCACAACCTGACTTTTTTCATTTGTAATTCGGAAACTGAAAACACCTGGTGTTCCGTCACGACACAAACTACAAAGTGACTTTAATTTGATAATATGGTCACTAAATGGAACAAGCTGAAGTAAATTTCCTATTGGCTTTCTCTCGAAGTCGCCATCGAGACCACAAATATAAACACGCTTTTTTGACCCTTCCACCAATTCCTTTACTGCTTCCTCGATATCGGGAAAGAACTGACCCTCGTTGATAAGAACTGTATGTGCATTCTTGATAATCTCGGCGTTATTCATTATTGCTTCAGTGATTGTAGATGCAAGAATACACGGTATCATTTGTTTGTCATGTGTTGAAAGCATCGGCTCTGTAGTATAACGAACATCTGCAGCATAATTGATGACTGCAACTGGAATATTACAGAAAACACACTTCTTATATACCTCTAATAAATAAGACGTCTTTCCTGAAAACATAGAACCAAGAATTAGTTCTAGATATCCATGATTTGGGGTTGTCATCAAATAAGGGTGGGGTGTAGTTATGAAATAGATTGATACTAGTATATATTTATAATTACGCAAAGTATATGGTTCAATTCTTTCCGCGATTTGTATTTCAATACAATACATAAACATATTTCATACTATTCATTATATTTCATGGACCCATCAAATCCAAGCATTTCTACTACCCAAACAATCAATAATGCAATGCCTTGGGTTGAAAAATACAGGCCATCATGTTTTGATGAAATTGTATTAGACCCCATGAACCGAACAATTCTATCAAATATCCTAAAAACAAACTATTTTCCCAACTTATTATTTTACGGTCCGCCTGGAACAGGAAAAACAACGACAATTATCAATCTGGTAAATGCGTATCAGTCAAAATTAAATATGCAAAATAGAGGATTAATGATACATTTAAACGCATCCGATGAACGAGGAATCGATATTATTCGTAACCAAATCAATAATTTCGTAAGTACTAAATCCATGTTTGGAAACGGCATAAAATTCGTAATATTAGATGAAGTAGATTATATGACGACAAATGCTCAAATTGCATTACGATATCTACTCACAAGTTATACTGACAATAATGTCCGATTTTGCCTTATTTGTAATTACGTATCCCGTATCGATGAATCTCTCCAAACCGAGTTTGTACGCATGCGGTTTAATCAATTGCCAGAAACTGATATATTCGCATTTCTATGTAAAATCCGCGATAATGAACAGTTAAAATTATCGGATGAAAACCTCGTATCTATCCAACGGCAATTTCATTCTGATATACGAAGCATGATTAATTATATACAAACAAATCAAGATGATTTACAACATTTGCATGTGATAACAAATAATGTTTGGGATGAAATGGTCCATCTTTTCGCAAAGTCAGAGGATGTTTCACATATTATAACGTACTTTCGAGAGATTAGTTCAAAATATTCGATTGACCCGAGAGCGATTATAAAACAATTTTTATATTATATTGTACGTCATCGTACAAGTGAATTTGTCGGCACTGACATATTGAACAGTATCGAGCACATTATTCATCTTCATCATATACGAACTGAATACATTATTCATTATTTTATACTGAAATTTCGCGGGTATTTCGCATCTCATTCAATATCTTCCAACTATCCCGTCCTTACACTTACGACAACAGATACTACTCTAGGTAAAAAACGCATTATCAAAATAAAAAAACGAACTAACAAAAGTATTTCATAATGATTTTATGAATAGAATTGAAATGAAATAGCTGATTATATGAATATAATAAGTAGGTACTATTAATCATTGTTTAATTACAAATGGATGCAGCGCTCGATACCGAATGGATGAAATTTATGTCACGTCTGTCACGCCAACAAAATTGCGATAACGATGATGCGTCTAGCGGCGGAGATGATGAATACATTGCGAACAATGGGCAAGAAATACAACAGCATTTTGCATCAGAAACTACAGTTGGTTCTACAGTGTTGGCCGCTAGCGACTATCAAACAACCATCGTAAAACCATCTACCGTGTCAGGGAGTACTGAAAAACCTAAAAAAACATGTATATCAAAAAAGGCACAGCGACGAACTTATTCATTTCTTGACACGGCAGTCGGCACTGTCTCTCCAGCGAATAATACTACTAAGAATAATGAGGGGGTCGATGGACCGGCTTCACCCCCGGTTGGCGTTTCTATGAATTCGCCAACATCTTCCGTCCGTTCAAAAATATCGCCAATTTACATTTCAACAAAGACAAAAATAGCCTATTTGAATAAGTCAGTGAATATATACGACGCTTTCTGGAAGGTTCCTGTCCAACATTATTATCGACGATGTGAGGGCGTTATTAAGAAACAAATTAAATTTCAAACAACTGATCCCGCATTTATTGCGTCTATCAAAGAAAAATTGGAACAACAACCTCGGTGTTATGATGAATACATTATCGAACATATCGAAAATCCGAATGGGCGCATCCCATACAAAGACCAGCGAAAAGTTAGCATTGGTTTATGCAAAAAAGACCTTCAAGGTGGAAATTCAAAAAAGAAACGCGCATTCTTCAACTGCTTCGTTCTTATCCTCCGTATTAACGGAGGTATTGCGCCTTTGGAAGAACGAGCACCCGAAGATGACATCCTCTACAAAGAGATGCATGTAAAGGTCTTTAATACCGGTAAATTAGAAATTCCAGGTATTCAAGAAGACACCACGCTTATTCATGTATTACAATTGCTTGTCACCGTACTACGCCCGCACCTAGGAGATGACCTTGATTATATACAAAACCGTTGCGAAACCGCACTTATTAATTCTAACTTCAATTGTGGTTTCTATATTGACCGGGATAAACTCTTTCAATTACTCAAATACAAATATCGAATGAATTGCAATTACGACTCTTGTTCATACCCCGGAATCCAAAGCAAGTTTTATTATATTCCTGATAAAAAAGCAGACGACCAATCCGGACAACAACCCGTTACGATGGATATGCCATACTATGAAGTATCATTCATGATTTTCAGAACAGGAAGTATATTAATTGTTGGAAAATGCAACGAGGAAATCCTTCTTGTCATATATCGGTTCATTTGTTCCATACTCGAAACAGAATATTCACTCATACAAATGGGCGAAATTCTATCATTAAATGGTGGTTCAGTCGCATCAGGAACCGGCGCGTCATTGGACAAAGCTCCCAAAAATACTAGGAAGAAGAAAATAAATATAACAAATATTCAGTTCTATCAAGATGAACCCGACGTTTAGCCAAATGTGATAGAAGAATGATGTTTAGGAGAATTGAAACATGTTCGTTCGTAAAGAATATAAAGATTTAAAAATTGAGTATTCTATATATAAGTTATTTTTACTTCTTCTTATTATGTCATCATCCACACAGAATGGAGGTGGTGCCGCAATGGTACCGGCAGGAGCAGTATCCAGTTCTTCGGGTAATTCATCTTCTTCTTCCAGTGATAATCAACAGATTAGCCGTATTCCGACTTATGCATGTTTTCAGCACGCAACAAAAGTTGCTATTTTGGAAGATAAGCCGATAATTCTAGATTATTGGACTAGTTCTTTGGAAAAATCATGTCTAATCGGGGTTCGTTCGAACAATGAAAAGCTTCTCGTTAAGAGTGAGGATGAATATACTAGTCCTATTGCAAAGATTTTCAAGGTTGATACTGAATACATTATTGTTACTGCAAATTCGGTATATATTGTTTCGGCCGACATCAGCACTAGACGTATCAATTAACTAGTGCAAAGCATCGACCAGGACGACCCGGCCTACAGACACCCATCAAATGCAACACGATTATCATACGACAAAAAACATCAACATTTCGAGGCCAGAATATATTCTTATAATCGATGTAATTATTATAAGAATTCAAGTGACTAATAGTATCAAAAATCATTATGGCATCAACAATTATATATTTAAGTGATTGCACCCCCCTTTATACTGCATTAGGCGCACCTGAACGTATTCCTCGTGTAAGCGGATTTCCTTTACATAAATCGGTGCGATTAGAATGGCAACTTCCACCAAATTCAGACAAAGTACCCGTTGATTCATATGTTGTCCGTTATAAATTCAGTGGCGCACCTCTTTCACAAACATTAAATGAAATACTTATATTCTTTCCAACAACAGTTGTAACTGGATTATCGAATGGTGTTTCTTACGATTTCTGGGTTGTCGCGAAAAATCGTTTCGGCGAAAGTCCGCATTCATCGACTATTAGCGTCATTCCAGGGTCAGCCCCTTCTGCAACTCAAATCGTTCGTCGTTCATACCATTCTACAGTCAGTGGCGATGGCATTCATGAAGGTAATCCTCAAAAAGTAGGTATCGAATTTACGCCATCTATCGAACAAAATGGTGAATCGGCACTCATTTTTACTGTTAGATATACACGTTTAAATGGCAATGGAGGTAGTAATGATATCACAGATATATCATATAGCGTACAAGCAAATGAACATATTTTTGATGCATCAGGAATAAAGGCTGTCAATACAACCGGAATTAAGGGAAATTATATACGAAAAGAAATAACACTTCCGACCGCTGCGACGACACCCGCATTTCAAAGTGGTAATTACCGTTTTCAAGTGTTTTCTTCGAATATTTATGGAACATCACCTATTCCGGATTTGTCATTTGTAATTTATTTATACTCAAACGCCGACGCCAACAACTCAGGAATACCGCGTTTTACAGCACCAACATTTTCATCATATAGTATTCCAGCCAACGGAGATATTGTCGGTGTAGATGCAAGTGATTCTCTTATTCGTTTTCGTTGGAAACAATATCTAGGTCAAGGAACTGGAAGTACTGGTAATGATGCCTACAGTGGATGGTCATATCGTATTCAATATAGTGACGATAAAGATAATTGGTATTATCCACCATTAACAGTTTCCGCCCCAATGACATCAAAATTCCCTGAATATTATCGCGCATATGACCGAACAAGCGTCGGTTATAACACATCGAATTTTGAATATTCCATCGACATCAGTCGTAATATTATTAATGGACAACGATATTATATTCGATACTGTGTAGTAAGCGCTTCCGGTGATACAAGCCAATATACGCAAGTAACAAGTTCAAATATCTCGATTGTATCATGCATACCCGGTAAATTACCAAACCCTCCGCCAATTTTTAGAGCAAGTAGTGCCGACCGTAAAGTTCGACTTTATTTTGATTGGAATACAAATCCGCCTAGCCCAGAGCTAACCGGTGGCTTGCCAATATTAAACTATCGTATCATAAGATATGAACGTTCTCGGCAAAACGGGGTTATTACAATTTTACCGGAAACATATACTCTATTAGATAATATTACCGGCCCATACCATGAAGATACGTATGAAATAACGGTGAATGGCATTGAATATGAATATCGTATATATTCGCGAAACGCATTCGGACTTTCGATAAATTATAATAGCGTGAGTGCAATTCCTTCCAGGCCGACAAATGTTATTCGAAATGTAGTTTCATATATGAATAATGGCGAAATCACATTGAGTTGGGATAATCCAGAAACATTAGAACCAGATGAGTCGCCAATAACTCAGTATTATATTGAATATAAGGAGTTCAACGTATTTAATACGTTTCAAGAAATGAATAGTATTTTAGTTAATGATGTACTCTGGGATAGTGTAAAAACAACTGTTGTAGGAATATTTACAAACTCAAATGAACGTTCATATACAATTCGCAACATCCTTAATAAACCGTATATATTTCGTGTTGGAGCAGTTACACTAGACCAGGCGCGACGAAGAACAATAGGATTGAGAAAAGTAATTGGGTTTAATAGTCCTTATTTACAACATCCAGTTATTATTGGAAATATACCGTCAAAATTGTCTAATGACATTGAATACATAAATGATGATACTAAAATTATCATTAGATGGACCAGTACAGATATTCTTAATTCTGAAAATATTATACGGTTTATTGTTGATTATGATATTGCAGTTAGTGATACGGGATATTCACAACGTCAGACATTTGAATATGAAAATGCAGCATTTCCTCGCGATGGCAGTTCAACTCGAAAATTTCAAATTATTGTAACTGGATTAAATAATAATGTACCACAACGTCCTGACCCAAGGACAAATAGTTATGTAATGAAGATTTATGCCGAAAATCGGGTAAATTTTACAAATGATGAAAATAAGATAAAACTACATGAACTCCCATTAAAAGATATTTATGAAGGGGGTTTAGTTCCTCGTGTCCTTCGTCCAAGGACAAACCCGTCTATTATCGATGAAGTAAGAACATAATGCGGATGAACGCTTTCTTTTTCAATATTATTATTATGTATAGATTTCATAATAGTACTGGCATTAGTTTTAATTATTGTAATGACAACGCCTATATTAGGAAATTTCGTTATTACCCCGCGTATTTATGGCGACACATCATTTAATCTAATAGACCCATTATCTAATAATACAAACCCAGAAGCTACATTCTCATTTACAAGTAGCGAACCATCAGTTGCTGAAATTTCCAATATCCGAACAGTGTCAATACGAAACTCTGGAGTAACAACTATTACTGCAAGACAAGCAGCTACTCCAGGTTTTACAATTGGAGAAATTACCGCTATTTTCACAGTAAATAAAGCCAATACTATCATGGGAAATTTCACGATTTCACCAATTGAATGGAATGATGGTTCATTTAATTTAACTGACCCAAGTACGAATAATCCAACAGCATTTTCATTCGAAAGCTTAACACCAGATATTATAACTGTTTCAAATCGTATTGTACGATTACTCCGAGTTGGACGCGCACAAATCAAAGCATCACAAAATGCATCTACGAACCATTTGGCTGGTTCTACAATTGCAACATTTGATGTATTGTCGAGTATTGTTCGAGTTGGAACAAATAATCGTATTGATTTATCATGGAATACTCCAATTCAAAATGGGGCAACCATAAAAAATTACTTTTTTTATAATGAAGAACGTCGATTTATAAGCACAACAACACCATCTCAAGCAGCTCCACCTATAAGCACAGTCATAGATACTATTGCTCCTATAAATGCGTCTTACTATTCTTATGTATTACCGATTGCATACTCTATGCAGATATTATCTGCTACTACGAAATCACCGACAGGTATTGACGTAAATTCTACAATACAAACTTTCGACATTACCACTTTACCCGAATATACGAGACCCAACTTTTTTGATTTGGGGTATTATGGTGAAATCGAAGTCAGTTGGGAATATCATAATGACCGTCCAATTGTCGAACTTAATCCTAACGCATCAACGACGATGACACTTTCTATTTATAAAACAAGCACGTCTGCTGGTGATAATCGCGTGGATCTATTATTTAATTCATCACGGTTTTATGACGCTAGTGTAAATTGTTATGGTCCAATGCCTCAAAATAACAATAAAATAATGACCGATATATTTCCTATTACGTTTCAGAGTGTAGTAACTAATCGCGATTTAAAATACATGAAACTAACTGATGTAATATCCGGGCGTGTTTCAATATCTAACAATACATATTCGCCTATAAATGACCCAACTCTTCTGCGTGAGTATAGTATTATTATTAAAAGCATACGTATTGCACCTTTTCGCTTTCCAATTTCGAGAGATTTTACTTCACTACCATTCGGAATGGGAGTTTCAACTACTGGGGTCGGATTTTCAGTTTCGACATTTAATGCATTATCAGTAAGCGACTCCAGTGGAGGAATAATATATCATATGCCAAAGATGACACAGTCTATCAAGGATTTCAATAAAGCATCATGGACATTCACATGGAATTATGCAGCAAATCTCTCAAAACTTGCAACTGATATTTCGCTTTTACCTGTAGGCGGTAATCTTTCTGCGAATTTGAATATTCCATTCAATATTCGAATTCGCGGATATTCTCGCCCATATGCAAAAACAAAAACTTCTATAACAGACTATAATACCACGTCAATTCCTGCGTTTTTGATGAATGTTTCTGATGCATCTTATAATACACGCTTACTGTTCGACGTATCTTTGAATGACAGTGCAAATTTCGCAAAGATAGCTGCAACAGCTTCCACACCTGATGCATCATTCGGTATTGTTTCACATACATTTGATATTTCCGGTTCGAAAGGATTTCCTGCATTTACTGAAATACTGGACTATTCACACACACAATTTGTATTTTTATTTCAACTTACAATTCCAGACACCAGTTATAATTCATATTTTAAAATGATGAATTCTCAATCCAATTCATTCCAGATAAAAATGTTGTCACAAACATTTACTCCACATCAAACATATCGTTTTGCAGGTCCTGACCCAACATTGGAGACATCCAATTCATTAACAAGTGCAACAAATACAATATTCAATATCGACGATTATTATACCCCGATAAAGCCATTCTATTCATTTTTTGACTTATCAGACGGCACATTTTATTCATATCGTATTGCTTCTCATAATATTATTGGAACAAGTCAGTTTTCACAATTACTTACACGCCGCTGCGGGTCATTACCAAATACAATTATCAATAATAATACATTTACAATTGAATCGGAAAGAACCACAAACCGTGTAAATATTTTTTGGGTAAAACCACCATTCACTGGATATGAAATAAAGTATTTTATTATTCAAATGATGATGGACCTTTCAGGGCGCTGGTTAAATTCAATTGAATATACTCCAGACGTTTCATCGGATTTGATAGCTTTTAATACTTTTGATGATATTAAAGTATATGTTACTAATGAAGATGTAAATATATTTGACAAACAAATTACTACATATACATATAAATCTGACCAGACACGACAAATCATAAATCAATCATTACGTATAGACACTAGTTTATCTGGTAATCTTATCAATGGATATAAATATTACTTTCGTTTGGCGAGTGTAAATGAGTTAGGTCGTTCGCCATATTCATCCATTTTGTCAGGTATTCCATTTTCAGTACCATTGAATTCACCAACGAATATTATACAAAAACAACAAGTAAAAGGCAACGGACTCGTAATTCTTACATGGCAAATTCCGGATGATGATGGTGGTTCTCCTATTTTAAATTATATTATTGATTATCAAGAAGTATATGAAGGCCCTTCTTTATCATACGGGACTAAAAAAAGATATTTTCAAAATGAAATAGAATATAGATTATGGAATAAAACCAACAATTTGTACCCATTTGATAATTTTCGTAAAATATACACTGATTATAAAAAAATTTCATCTCTGACTACAGCACAGAAAAATGATTTAATTGCATCACGAAACCAACTATATCAATTTGTTATACCTCCTAGACCAATTACTATAAATAATACGGATAAAGCTTTTGGTACAGATATTTCAAATATTATTTTATCTTTTGATAATCCTTCATATACATACAAAAGCGCATTGCTCAATCAAAACGTATTTGATATTTCAAATATTCAGTTAAAATGGTATTATGTTCAAGATACTACTAATGGTAATCCTGCATGGTTTAATAATGATATTTCATTATCATTTCATTTGTCAATAAGAGCCCACTTAGAACATGATAGTATCGACCGTTCTAGAGATATCTCTGGAATATTCGATATTTCTGGTATATATACAGTATTTAATACAATAAATACAACTAATCTTTCAAACCCTATTAATAATGTTTATAACTATATTGGCTACACTAATGGAAATATTATTACAGATACGGTACCAGTTATCTATACACCAACTCTTCCTCGCATTGATCACAATAATGGACAAGGTTATTTTTTAAAGCTTGTATTTTCAATGAGTATTATTACTACTCAAGGTAACTATCGGTTCAAATTAAATTCTGGACAAGTTATTATTAATGGAACTGCACCTATTCGGACAAATCCTACAATAAAAACAGAATTTACAGCAAAGATAACAAGCAACCCTTATTCGCCACTTGATAATGATAAAACATATCGTTTTACAGTAACGCCATTAAATATAAATGATTTTTTTCCCGACCCTTTAGGACATAATCAAGTAACCTTAAAAGTAGGTTCATCACTTACTTCTATTACCGATATGAGTTATTCACTCGTACCAACTAGTCTAGGCGGAATTGTTACACTACGATGGAGGTATCGTCAGAGATGCGATTATTATATCAACATAAAAATACCAGAAGAATATGTAAATAATGATGCCGACCAAGAATATCCATTACGTTTAGATATGAATGGAAGTTCGATATTAGCTTCAGGTCTTACCCCTATAAATGATGTCGTTACATATTCAATACCATCAGATTTACCAAATGATATATTGACACAAAATGCTCAAAAATATTTGAAATCTGGTCGTGGTTACCATATAAGCGTTTCACCTGTTGAGATTTTATTCGTTAATAATGATAATCTCAAACAAATCGCACCTGCGCGTGATATGTTTGCAACTGATACTTATATAATACCGTTTCGCAAACCAAACGGACCGCTATCATTTTCATCCCAAGGAAATAATGGTTATGTAACATTAAAATGGATACTACCTGATTTTAAAAATGATCCTAATTTTTATACTACACATATTACAACTGAACCATATTATCGGTATAAATATTTTACACTAGACCAATGTGATATAAGTTCATCCAATCCTTTATTGCGAGATTGGCGAACTATATCCAACGAAATCGTAATACCAACACCTCAAAATGGTGGTGTCCCAGGATATCAAACTGAATATAATATTTTAGGAGTTACCAATGAAAACTATATTCAGTTTCGTATTCGTACTGTAATCGTGAATGAATATAATGGCCAACGTGAATTTTCGGATTATAGGTATATGAGTATTATTAATAATATTTCGGTTCCAGAATCATCTGGAAATTTTGTTTATCCGTCACAATATCCATATAAACCATCTAGGCCTTTCTTGCGCTTTGCAAACAGAACTAATATTGATAATGGTTTGACAATAAGGTTCGACTATCCTAATTATAATGGAAATGCCGAATTTTATGAGTGCGACGTTTATTATACTCCAGTAGGAAGTAACGGCTTAATTGAAATATTTAATGCAAATAATGGTATTGCCGACCTTTCAAATAATATTAGTTTGAATGGTTCATTATTTACAACAAATCGAAAATTAAGAACAATTTCTGCAGATACAACTGGTAATCAAACTATTACAATATTATGCAAATCTACTGTTTTAAGATATGGAATATGTATTCGTTTATATCCACGTAACGGATTAAGTACTGGACCCGATGGGTTCTATCCTATTTATGGCGCGAGTTTATATTCTGATTATTCTAACATTGATTACATTGATATTTAAAGATTAGATGTTTGAATTATATTAATTTGCTCTTGTGTTAGTGTTTCCGGAAAATCAACATTGAATTTGATTTTCAGAACACCCGCTTCTCCGTTTTTCTCTAAACCCAAACCTGGTATTGTTTTTACATTACCTGGTTTAATTACATTACCCGGTTTGTTTGCTAGTTTGAAAATGCGACCATTTAGGTGTGTTATTTCAAAATCAAACCCACAAAGCGCAGATTTAAGTGATATTGTTTTTTCAATAGTAAGGTCAAGATGTTCAACCTTAAACAAAGCATGCTGAAGTACGTTGATTACAATACGAATATCACCTTTCATACCTGCCTCATTCATGTGCCCACATTCATTTAAAATTATAGTATCTCCTTGAAGAACGCCTTTTGGTATTTGTGCATGTATTGTTTCACGCTCGATTTTCACAATATCATTATCTGGTACCTGGCGGTCGATTTCAAGCGGAATTGTGCAACCATTATAGCATTGCTCTAGTGTAAGTGATACGGTTTTTATGATTGTTTCCGGAACTTGATAGATGCGGACATTCGGTGTTGGTTGCGTATGTGTCTGATGCTGCTGATTCATGAACCCTCCATTCATACCATTCATACCATTCATACCATTCATACCATTTATATTTGTTGGACGACCATTATGAAATGTTTGAAATACAACTTTTGGGCCCGGTCCATGTTGCCCATGCATTGGATGCCCTCCACCAAATAACATATGCAATAATTCTTCTGGAATACCCGGCGGAAAACCTGCGCCATGTCCGCCTCCGACACCTCCACCTCCACCTCCACCGCCACCAAAATGAAATACATTTGGCATACTGCTACCTCCTTTTCGCATCATGTCGTAGGTTCGTCGTTTATTTTGGTCAGATAATGTTGCGTAAGCATTATTCAGTTCTTGGAATTTTTGCTTGCTTTCTTCTGTATTACCATTTTTGTCAGGATGATGTAACATCGACATTTTACGATAAGCTTTCTTTATTTCGTCTTCATTCGCCTTTTCATCCACCCCTAATATTTTATAATAATCTTTATCTTTATCGATATTATTGTCATCCATATTCATATGCGCAAAATCGTCGGCATTAAAAAACATTTCTGGTCCATGCCCAGGAATACCACCGCCAAAAGGAAAGTTGAAAAACATAAAATGATGATTATTGTTAATACTTAAACGTTATATTTATTATACTTTATTGGTACGCAATAGAACGGGCTTGTTACGATTAGTATATACAATGACTACTTCAGAAACAGGTGCATCATCGGATATTCCATTTATCGCAAAATATCAACCGTCTAAGATACACGAATTTGAACAATTAGATGAAAATACTGTAACTATAATTAATAGTCTCATTGAGATGGATAACCTCAATATTATGTTTTATGGTGACTCCGGCTCTGGAAAAACGTCAATCATTAATGCAATGATACGAGAATATTATAAAAAATCAGGTTGCAATAATACAACGATAAAGGAAAATATTCTAGTACTAAACAGTCTAAAAGAGCAAGGCATTCAATATTACCGAAATGATGTCAAAGTATTTTGTCAAACGATGACAATGATACCCGGTAAGAAGAAAATCGTATTATTAGATGATATAGATTTAATCAATGAACAAGGACAGCAAGTATTTCGAAACTGTATTGACAAATATAGTCATAATGTCCATTTTATATCGTCATGTACCAATATACAGAAAGTGGTCGATACATTTCAAACACGTAATATTATCATTAAAATCAACCAATTGAACATTGGGTGCTTAAATAAAATTATGCTAAAAATAAAAAAAAATGAAGGTCTAATGATTACTAAGGATGCAGAGGAATTTTTGTTACAGGTTTCAAATGGTTCAGTGAGAACACTTATCAATTATCTTGAAAAGATAAAACTGATTGAACGAGAGATTTCGATTGAACTTGCAAATAAAATATGCACAAATATCAGTTTTCATCGTTTTGAAGAATATACTCGCGTTATTTTGGACCAGGCTATCGACCCTAATACTCGAGTGTGTTGTGCAAATAAAATATTATTTCAATTGAATGATGAAGGATATTCCGTCCTCGATATCTTGGATAATTATTTCCTATTTGTGAAATTAACGCCGTTATTCAGGGAAGATATCAAATATCGTATTACATCTCTTATTTGTAAATACATTACGATATTCCATAACATACATGAGCATGATATTGAATTGGCATTATTCACGAATAACTTATTGGGGTTGTGTTTGGGGTTTCGACCCCACATGACGCAGTAATAATGCTAGAGTAGGAACGCTACATTATAGCCGAAAGCGCAACACCACGCACAACCTATCGCACTGCGTCGTATTGAGGCGCACCCCCACTAGAACATCCAGTCGCCTTTACTAAAAGGTACTTCCCAACTAACGTATTTGATTCTAATACTTGTTTCGGCGATAATCGTGCAAACCATTGAAACTTACTACGTCTAAGAATCTCTTGTTCGGGTATATACAAACCCGCTATGGTAGGCGATAACGGTAAGTCATGGTCCGCCATCAACTCTTCTAATAATACTGGCTTATTTGTAGTTGTTTTGACGCCGAGTTCTTCTGCCGGGATAACACTAAGCGCGTTGGGTATCGTCATTTGTTTGGCCAACCACCATCGCGTACCCTCTCCCGTAAAATCCATGTCTTGTGTTTGGTCTCGATTATTAATTTCCATCAAGAATTCCATGTATTCTTTCATAACAGGATCGAACTTGCGGCATCCCATTATCTTCGTAGATGGTGAATATTGTTTTTCAGCAGCGAGAGATGACATTGTACGGAGTTCGCCCATTACAACATTTGCTGCATCCAAGTGGGCATCATATAGCGAACGTAAATTATGAAAACAAATAAACGAGCTGGGCAATATAAAACCACCATAAATATGAAGAATTGTCGCAATTGCAAGGTCGCGAATATGGCTTCGAAGTGGTCGCGGAAGATGTTCAACACGCGTACGCCATTCCGGTATTATCTTTGCAAATGCTTCATCGTCAATTAGACATACGTTAAAACTCTCTCCACAATGCTCAATAATATTGCGAATAGTTAAATATTGATACGGCTGGTTCAAATTTTCACTAGTTCTTGCCCCAAAACTCTCCCATGACCTTGCATTCTTGTCAAACTCAATATGAACCCATAAAATAGGTTTATTGTTTTTGGTAATACTGCTGTCGTTAAGAAGATACTTATTTATAAGTTCGCCATCATCATACTGTTCTTTCACTTCGATTGTTTTCTTATATTTATTATAAATGAACCCAATCAACATAATTAGTAAGTAGGCAATCGCCAGTTTTACGACTTTGTTTTCCAGCATTTACGCTTTGTATTTATGTATTGTCTATTATATACCCGAGAGATTAAAACGTAGCGTTTTATAATTTCAATTCTCTAGTCGAAACATATCAGAGTATAATTTCTTATGAATATCACGAGAGATTTCGTCCTGTTTGGCTAAAATGAATGCACGCCGTGTATCCTCTTCCTCTTGTCGCATCCGCGATTGTTGATATATATGTTCTTGTTCCGCTTTACTCGTTTGCTTGTATAAATCTCTCCGCGACTGGTCTCTAAATGTCTGTAATTCATTCACAGTATTGAACCGTTTGGTCTTATAATAATCTTCTTCTGTAACTGGTATTACCGTTTCTGTATGTGCTTTTTTTAAATCTTCATATCGTAAATTACCAAATATTCCACTCGAGTATTCTTGTGGTCGTTCTCTCGTTAAATCGTATCCACCTCCAGCACTCCCATTCTCAAAACCACCTGCGTATTCCAATTCCTGTCTCTCGACAAGTGCATATTTATTTCGTAGTTCTTGCTTTCGTTGGTTCAATCGTGCGACTTTATCTGCCCATGACCCGCTGTCATCCGTATTTTGTTCTGGATTTGTATCATCATCTGTCTCTCCACGTAACCATGCTTCATAACCTGTCTCAAGTTCATCATCCTTTAATCGGTACTGTTCAAATTTTTCATTAAACCAACGATTGAATTCGCTTACTTTGGTTGTTGTAGTGCTATCGGTGTTTCCTCCACCTCCTTCCCATTTCTCATTATTCATCATCTCATCTAAACGACGTTTCATTCTCTCGTGAGAGGCTTGTGAATACTCATCATCTGTTCTATAGCGATAACCTTCTCCTTGCATTAATCGGTCGTAATCCACTATATCTTTCGCCGCGGTTGCTGCCGCCACTCCTCCGTCAATCGGTGTGTATGGCTCTCGCAGTGTATCCTTTGAGACACACCTAGGGGCAATTGATGGGACTACTGAAGCAGATGATATTCGCGGAGTTCGCTCAACACGTTGGGTATAATGCTCATTAATGGTTGGATGCCGAATAGTATATATCTGATGCACAATACGGTAAGCTTTCGTGAAGAAAAGGAAATACTCTTTTGGGAGTTGGCTTTTATCCGGGTGCGTTTTTAATACGGTGAGTTTTGCACGTTTCAAGTCATTCTCGTTAAATAATGTAGGTAGATTGAATAGTGCAAGAATATCTGGCAGATTGTAATTGTCAATGTTCAAATCGAGACTTTCCATAACAAATATTCGTATATATGATATTCGTATTGTAATTTTATGTTATTTACTTGTAATCACTTGTACATAACATAAAATCTCTCGGCGTATGCATTTACACCTTTGCACATCTAGCAAAGAACTCGATGATATCCGGTGGATTAGCGCCTGTAACGGTGTCATCTGGAATGTATTCCATATTTCCAGACTTATAGAAAAGAAACACAGGAATACCATTGACCATACGTTTCTGTTTCATAAATGCGTAAAAATCAATGGAGTCATCCACATTCACTTCATAACATTCAATCTTGGTTCCCGAGAGATTTGCTACTTGTTGATTTGCGAGTTCTTTGATCATTTTACACGGCCGACACCAATCCGCAGTGAGTTTCAATATAGTGTGCTTATATTGTTTAGAATTGAATTCAAGCAAACCCTTGAAAGTTTCGCGAGTGAGTTCTACAGAAGTGAGAGACATGGAACCAACCTTGACAAATTCAAATACGGACCTATAATACATAAACATATTAATACTATTTAAATTATAATAATTATGCATCTTTTTATTGTTCCTTTTTTTAGTTCATGGTTGTATGTTGTCGCAAGTTATTACGACTACACTCGCAATAAAGAATTATATAATACCAAATTAAAACAAACTCATTTTGAAAACTTGTTCTGGAATGTTTTTGTCTTCCAACCATTATCATTGTGGGGTATATTATACATACAACCACCTATTATTGTTTATGACACCATATTCACTGAGATATGTTATATGATTTTGCAAATCGGGTTTGGTGAGGTTTGGTTTTATACTATTCACTATTTAATCCATAGTAAATATTTATACCGCTATCATAAAACCCATCACGAAAATACCGAAGTTATTGGTATATTTGCATTATATGCACACCCATTTGATGCAATTATAACCAATTTGGGTTCAATGTTGTTTTTACATTATTTTATTCGGTTTTCGTTTTTTCATATCTACTTGGTTGGAACAATTGCAACACTCAACACTATTTTAATGTCTCATACTAATATGAAATGCGGGTTTCATCAAGAACATCATCGGCGATTTACGTGTAACTACGGAATGAACTATTTTATGGACAAGTTATGTGGAACATCTGCTGCATAATATTATTTGGTAATCGCCATGTGATAAGCCTTGTCAATTCGCCCATCTCTCAATATTGACGCATCCTTTTCGTGTATCGCTTCACGAGAGATGTTTGATGTCAATATCAAGATTAAATTTGGATAAAATCCTAAGTCTGTGATTTTATCTAACATACTATTCCAATCAGATTTATCCATCATTGGTATCGGAATATATAAATGCGGTTTAATATTCCCATCTAAAACATTAAATATCATCTTGTCGCATTCTTCGAGCACAAGAACTAACGGTTTGTCATCATCAGGTGCAATCGTACTATATACTTTTGACAAGTTATCGCCCGGGTCAATGGGCTTCCATGTATCACAATAATATGCGCCGATTTGTTTTGCTAGAAGCAAGGTGAGGAGAGATTTGCCAGTTCCTGGTTCTCCATAAATAAAAAATGTACCACTCCGGGATGATTTACTTTTCACGACGGAGAGAATATCGTCGATAATATTCTGTTGGTAATCTCGCGGATTTCGTTGTAAAAACTTGGTTGCATTATATTTTCGGTCAGAATATTCCCACCACCACGGATTACCGCGTCGTTCGCGAATGTCGATGATTTTATTTTCAGGCGTTCTACTATTCTCTGACGTTGTATCTGGATGATTATTATAACCTTGTCCAGTAGTACTTTCATATGTTGTGCGTTTCATAATAATATACATGATTTGTCCTTGACTTCCATGCTGTGTATCATTCGAGTAAATATATCCAATATACCATTTACCATAAAATAAACCAAATGGGCGGTCATTTTGTCGGAATACGGAACGATGGATATTTAATTTATGGATAAGTTGGTTACATTCAGTTTGGTCCGAAATTTTATAGCCTTGAATTTTGAAAAAATGCGCAACTATCATTGGAAATGTATAAAGTATTGGAATTGTTGTAAGAAGCGACATTGCAATAATATCAAACACCGCCATTTTTGTTGAGTATAAAACCCGGTAATAATTATATTACAATAAATACGGTTTATGTAAAAATCCTGGAATTTGTAAAGAACGGAAATATTGAAAACTCGGTGTTCCGCCGAAAATATTTCGTTTGAAAAGTCAATGATTGGCCGAAAATATTTCGTTTGAAAATGGAAAATCCTTCGAATTCGAAAAATGGACATTTATTTGGTAGGCCTCTTTGACCATAGTCCATGTTATCATTGCGCCAGAAACCTGCGTACGTGACCATATATGGTATGGTAAGACCACGACTAATTTATTTTTCAGTCACAATTTACCCCTCAAAACTAGGCTGCCCAATAAATGTCCATTTTGGCTATAGCGCCGGAGACTTTTGAAAACGAATGCAAAAAAGTGCTTGTGACTGACATGCTCACAAACATTTTTTTTTACTCAAAAAAACGTGACTGACTTTTTAAAAATGCAGTTTTCGGGGCGTTTTGGCCGACCCCCAAAAAGTGGACATTTTTTGGAAAATGGTAATTTGGTAACAATAATTACCATTTTTAATGGTCTCGTTATGCTAAGAAAGTTGTGAGCTGGCATATGTATCACACACCATTACAGTAAGCAACATTGACGTATTACGACAAAACGTAACTTTAACACGACAAATACAGTATATGTTTATAATTTAATATAAATATATTATATACTATACTATAATACTGCTATGTTGTACTATTGCAATGTTTGTATTCTTTGTACATCAAACCGCGCAGACTATAATAAACATTTACTAACAAAAAAACACATAAAACAACAGTCGAACCACCCCAAACGTAATGAACTATATAATCAACCGAATTCAACAACGACCACAACGGAGACAAATCTAACTTTGAATATTTCTGAGGTTGATTGTCACGATGATAATCAAACAAGTACAAAAAAAATATTTAATAAATTCCAAAGATGCAAACACTGCGGAATTGGTTATTCGTATTCATCTGGACTGTCTCGCCATATGAAAAAATGTATCGGTTCTATGAATGGAGTTGAAGGAACTACTACACGAAATGATACATTATCAGATGATAGTAATAACCTGAATAATATTATCACAGCTTTGATACACGAAAACAAAGAGTTTAAACAAATGTTAGTGGATGTTATGAAAACAAATCAAGATACAACGAATAAAGTTTTAGAGATATGTAAAAATAATACGAATAATACATCGTCAATTACCAATAATATATACAATCATAAAGGAGATAACAAATTTAGTATTAATGTATTTTTGAATGAACAATGCCGAGATGCAATGAATATGACGGATTTCGTGAAATCAATTGATGTAACTATGGAAGATATGGAAAATGTTGGTACTCGAGGTTATGTAAAAGGTATTTCGAGTATTTTTATCGATAATTTAAAAAATACCGATATTCATAAACGCCCCATCCATTGTAGTGACCGCAAACGTGAAGTTTTATATGTGAAGGATGCTGACAAATGGCAGCGTGATGGCGTTGATAGTCAAAAATTGAAAAATGCAGTTCGGGTTGTCGAACAAAAGAGTATTGGAAAGATGAATGAATGGGCAAAGCAGCACCCTGAATGCGAAAAGAGCGATAGTCACGCAAATGATATGTATATGAAACTATCACGTTGCGTTCTTGATGGCGATGATGATAATATACTGAAAGTGGTTAGGAATATTGCAAAAGAAACAATTATAGAGAAGGATGTACTTATAGCATAGTTTGTTATATTCGTAAAATGAATATAAAAGAGTATAATCATATACTATATAAATTTAGACGACATGGAAATTCCATATAAAGCACATATTGATAAGGCATTTGATAATGCCGAAAATCATATCTCAAAGATTACGTCCGGTATTATTCATATGGATGGAATGACTGGAACAAAAACCCGGCATTTTTACAATAACCTGTTGGATATACCCGATGCGAGATATTTAGAGATTGGAACGTGGAAAGGTAGTTCAGTGTGTTCTGCAATGTGTAATAACAAAGCAACTGTTGTTTGTATTGATAATTGGAGTGAATTTGGCGGACCGAAGTATGAGTTTTTGGAAAATTTTGAAGAATTTAAAGGTGAAAATAATGCAAGATTTATTGAAAGTGACTGTTACAAGGTTGATGTCTCCGATTTGCCAAAATTCAACATGTATATGTATGACGGAAATCATTCGGAAGAAAGTCATTATAAAGCATTGTTACATTATTATAACTGTTTAGATGACACGTTTATTTACATCGTGGATGATTGGAATTGGAGCACGGCTAGAGATGGAACCACGAAGTCGATTGAAAAGTTGAAATTGAACGTATTATATGAAAGGTTTATCCGGCTAACATGGGATGAGTCGCATACCCCACAACCAGAAGCAAGAAACACATGGCATAACGGCATATATGTGGCCGTTTTACAAAAGCCATCATCATCATCATCAGAAACAGAGAAAGACGAGTAAAATAAAAACAGCATGTTATAATAATATGAACAAAGCAGTTGATATTATTATAATTGGTAGCGGTATCGCTGGGTTATATGCCGCATATCAAATTAAACGTCTTGCACCAGCCAATACGAAATTCCTTATTTTAGAGAAAAACAAGAGAGAATGGATGGGAGGGCGCGCTGGAAACCAGACATTTTATGGTGCGGATATCGTAGTTGGTGCGGGTGTCGGTCGAAAGAGTAAAGACTATGCACTTATAAAACTTCTTCGTGATACAAAGGTAAAATATTCCGAATTCGAAGCCACACGAAATTACAGTAATAATGCATCATTCAAACCCGTCGATATCATGCAAATAATGTCAATACTGAAAGCAGAGTATAAAAAACACCCGGAAATGCACAAGAATAAGACATTCAAGCAGTTTTTCATTGATATACTTGGTAGTACTATATATAAAGATTTCGTAATAACGACCGGTTATACCGACTTTGAAAATTCTGATATTTATGAAACATTATACCATTATGGTATGGATGATAATGTCGGCGGATGGACGGCTCTTCATCTTTCATGGAACGAGCTAACCGAGAGATTATACACTGAAATTGGTGGTAGGCATTTTCGATTTTCAACCGATGTGAAACATATTCAATCCATTGAAACCAGTGGCGCCGCTACTGATGCCGATTGGCGAGTACTCCCCCGGTTCGAAATTACGACTGCTGATGATAAAAAATACTACGCTAATAAAGTTGTTGTTGCAACAACAATATCTGCTGTTAGGAAACTACTACCAGGTGCATCGTCGCCCACGAGCATATATCAACAAATTCATGGCCAACCCTTTTTAGTTATATATGCAAAGTTTGACCGGATTAGTACTGAGATTATGAAGAAATACGTCAATGGTTTTACTGTAGTTTCGGGACCTCTTCAAAAATTGATACCAATGGACCCAGATAAAGGAGTATATATGATCGCTTATACAGATAATGAACACGCGAAAAGATTAAAGTCAAAAGGTGCGCTTGTCAATACGCCGCGTGTATGTGAAATGTATTCAAAGTGGATACAAAATGCACTTGGAATGCCGAGAGATATATCATTGCATATAATTGCAATACGTGATTATTATTGGAATGACGGTACGCATTACTATTCACCTTTGAATACTAAGGAATACAATAATAGACCAGACTTTATTCGAAAGGCACAACACCCCATGAAAGGGATGTTAGTTGTCGGTGAAATGGTGAGCCGTCATCAAGGCTGGGTGGAAGGTGCATTAGAAAGTGTAGATACAGTGATTACGAGAGAATGGATTACTACATCTATGCATCACTAACTTCATCAAGTAGCTCAGATAGTATAACATATAACATATATCCGCTTACTGTTATTAAAGGAAAAAACTCAATCATTATTATGTATTATACTTACATTATATAACTTATACTCAAAAAAATTAGTTAAACCGTTGTATTATTTTACCTACAATCCTTGCACTACCCTCTCCAATTCTGAAATACGGATGTGCGGCAACTCAGTATGAGCTTCCCAGAAATATTTGCAATACGACCACTTAAAATCCAGCTTATCACAATAATAATGTGAGTAATAACGCTTCAATTTCTCCGCCACTACCGTAGGCAACAATCCGTGTGATGCCATTGGAAGAACATAACAGAGTTGTACCAGGTCGCGCACCGGGTTCTTTACAGCTGTTGCATTCGGAAACAATGCTGTATCCAAATGTGGCATATAACGCATTAAATCGACCAGAAGTGGCGCATAAGGGTATTTGTAGGTCCAACGCCAATCAACGCAGCCACTTGAGTAATAACGCATTGTCCATTCTAACCCTTCAATATAATTCACGCAAATCATCTGGAGACGGTCGATGGATGCAGTGTTTCCATTACTACGTTCTTTTGCATAAATATCAATTCCAAATAGTGCATCATAATATCGGAACTCCCAATTCTCTCGGAATGGGTCGATGTACTTCTCAGCAGCACGTTCTTGCATTGGTATTGACATGAATTCGCTCATTGAGTGACATTTTTCTAGATTTCCGACCATTTCTACGACACGACTACATGCGATTTTTGTTAAGTCCTTAATATCTACGGCAATAGGTGGTGTGTTATCTTTAGTAATATTTGTTGCTGATGTAGATCCCCGACCCCCTCCTCCTCCTCCTGACATTTTTCCTTGGCGGTCGCGTGTTTTATGTTCATTCATAAAACGATTATGTTCTGTTTCAGCCAATAATCCAATAAAAGTTCGCATTGTTTTCCATACAATGATTGGCTTTCCGCCGACACGCGAAACCAAATATTCTTTACTATCCTTGAACATATTTGCATACGTTTGAAGTAGTACTGTCATTCCGTTAGTGCGTAAATTCAATGAAGGAAAATGTGGCATGAAATCATTTCCAAGCATAAACGTCATGACAATATAGTCGTCGATTGCAGCAACAACCTCTGGAGTTATTTTTGATGACGATACCAACGACGCATCTGATAGATTACTAATAATGGCAGCCTCCGTTTTTGCGTCAGAAACATATGTGGATTTGTTATTATGAAACGTAATACTGGAATTTTTTGTTTCGCGCATAATTCCTTCTAATGAGCATGCGAATTCTGGAATATCAAGATAATATTGGTCACTACTCGAAAGCGTACTGTCTAGTGACTGAATAAATTCAGGCGTATCGCGATAGAGATATATATTATGTGAAATATGCAAATGGTTCAAGCATAACATAATCAAATCTGCGTCTAGACCATAAATAAGCGTAGTGGTATCCTTATGATACACCGCATTTTCTCTAATATATTCGAAAATTTTGTGCTCACCTTCACCTGGAGTATCGCTACCTGAATATATATACGCAATCGTATTGTCGATTTCACGTCCATGCATTTCACAATAGTCACGCATTCGCGTATTTAATTTGGTCATGAATTTCGTTCCAGGTGTGATTGCCGACGTGTTCCATGCTTTATGACCATCCTTTACGGTTGTTGATGAGTCTGCCTGCAATGGGTCCAGCAATGCATTTTTTTGTGTAATGGTTTGTTCTACAACCGAAGTAAACCACGATTTATAACGCCTCTCACGTTGTTGATTTAATTTAGCAACAGGTGCAACTCCATCAAATGCAATGAATAATTTATCTGTTGGTCTGAAAATTTTCATATATTCGTCAATTTTGCTACAGACCGTGTCAATAATACGGGTTTCATAGTCGTCATTTGAAATTCCACGATTACTTCCAACTATGCGTACTGCATCATATATGAGACCATTTGTGTCCATGTATAGATTATGTATTCTTGGCAATCCAGACAATTTTTTAATAATCGCCTTGTGGCGTTTTACAACATTGGAAAAATAACTTGGAATACCCATTTCACGTGATAATCAAATAACAAAGAAGACAACGACAATTATATTATCTCGACGAATGTGTTTAATATCAATTTATCTGCAGTAGCTGGATATTAAAATACTACCATAATATAACGATAACACGCATGACACTTCAACTTACATTTTCGAATGTCGTCCAAATATTCAGTATATTCGCACCTCTATTTTTAGGAACTTTTCTTGTTCTGGTTTCGATATTTAATCAGAACATCAAAGGGTTGATATATCTAGGTGGTGTATTAATTGCATCAGTGATTAATTATATGATAAGTATGGTTGTTGGAAGCGAACCTCTCGATAATGAAGGACCCATCTGTAATCTTGTAGAATTCCCGCTTATTCCGTCACGATACAATGTTCCGAATTACAATAGTATGTTTATTGCATTTACACTTATGTATTTAGTTCTTCCTATGTGGAGTAATAACCAAATTAACTTCTGGATTGTAGGTACGATTGTTAGTATTTTCGCTGTGGATGCTTATGTAAAACTTCAGTATTTCTGCACCGTTCCTCGCGGCATTACAATCGGCGGAATTGTCGGATTATCTCTAGGTGCAGTGTGGTATTTCTTATTGAAGTTCAATAACTTTGAAAGTCTTCTGTTCTTTAATGACCTCACCAGCAATAATGTGGTATGTAATCGTCCTAAGAACCAGACATTTAAGTGTTCTGTATATAAAAATGGACAAGTTATTCAAGATTTATAAAGTTGCAACACAATAACGTGGGCAATATGTTGTCATTATTCTACGAACTACGTATATATTATAATACCTCTTCATAATATATACACAACACTATCATCATATGCCCTCCAACAAAACACGTAAGGCGCCATCTGAAAGCGCAACTTTATTTACAAGTGGAACTGTAAAAAAAGGAAGCGATGGTAATAAATGGATGATTGTTACTAATAAACGTGGAACACGTCGATGGCAGAAGATTAAAACTAACACACACAAGAAACAGCGAAAATCCGCGCGCGTACTAGCCATAGAAACCGACCATGAAAGTGTATGGGGAAAGAATAAGCCGCTTGAAAATTTTTGGAAAGAGTTGGCTTCAGGTCGAAAGGTAGTAATTATATATGACAACGGTTCGCATAAGATAATGAATGTACCAAATAGCAAATCTGCAAAACGAGCATTTTTTGATAGTTACGATGCCGACCCTACTGTTGTAGCAGTTTTATCATCAAATATGTCGGGTGATGCATATGAAGTCTATTTATATCCCAAAGCAAAAGACCATGATGTTGAATATATCATTCGACATTACAGGAAATTTTTTAAATCTTATGGGCCAATGCCGGAGGATTTGATAGAAAAGGGCATTCCCGCCCAACGCAAAGTAATGTATCCAGGCTAATGAATGGTGCAGACACGGTTCCCTTCATGCTGAACTTCATAGTATTATTAGCTAACCATAAAAATTGGAGTAATTTCGCACCATCCATGCTGAAAAATCAGATAATAATAATTGTTTTTGAAAACCATTAACAAACATCTTTAAATTACCGCCACTTGAACGCTCACCATATATTTTGAAGAAATATTGAACAACATCTCCTGTTTTTGCGCGAGAATATTTTTCATTCGCCTGTTCATATGTAAAAAGTGGTTTTTGTTTTCGTGAATTTACAGCATTATGAAAATCAACTAGAAAATATTGTAAATGTTCCTTTGTTGTTATCGCAGATAGTATGCGCGAATTCTGTTTCATATACTCAGTTGCATGTTGCGTACATTCTGGACACGGTAAATTCGCACAGATACGTTGTATATACTGTATAAGTTCGATTTTTATTTCTGCGAATTTGTCAGGCACTGCTTTATATGCGAGTGTATGAAACATAAACCATACTGATGGCCCCCAAACACTTTTTGAAACCATTTTTATACCTTTATAAAATTCGATTACGATATTTGTTATATATGAATATAAAAAAAACACGTTATTCATATATACATTATGGCATCCGGAGTTATTTATGAAATCGAAGGCAACCTTGATTTTTTCAAGGAGTTAAAAAACATGACCACAAAACATGAAGTTGAGACACGAGTGTCATCGGTTGTTCTGAAAATAGAAGACAAACCCGTTGAAAAATGTCTAATAACTGATGAACGGTTGCGTAAAGACCATATTATATTAAAATGTGGCCATAAATTCAATTATGTACCACTCTTCAAAGAGGTTGTATTTCAAAAATGTTCGTTATTGCCTAAAAATGTTTCATCAAGTATTGTTACAAACTATATAAAGAACACGTCACCGCCATTACAATCTTCTGCAGCAGCCAGCACACTTCCAACATATACCAGCAGCAATTCTACTACGAACCAGTCGTCAAATATAACAACAGTAATGTATAATAGTTCGTATAATCTAGAAACTACAAAGGTACAGTATAATGAAATGAAATGCCCGTATTGTAGGTCAATTACGTCTTATATTTTACCTTATTATTCGTATCCAGAAGTAAATAAAATTAAATACGTAAATGCACCTGCCGACTTATCACTTCCAGGTGCATTATTGTGCGAATATCATCAAACCAAGGACCCGGCCACAGAAACTGTTTGCAAAACAAGTTGCATGTATCATGAAACGTATGACTTAATGTTATGTAATAAACATTTCAATAAAATGGAAGCAGAAAAAATAACAGTTGGTTATTCTACAAAACAAACCAAGGCGAATACCGCTACGGAAAGAATAACGCGACGAAATTCCAAAAAAACAAACGATGAAAAACGAATAAATGAAGACGAACTAGACAATGAAAATCTTATTATTTCACATCATAATCCGGCAACTACTGTATGTAGCTTTATATTATTATCTGGACCGCGTAAAGGATGTATGTGCGGAAAACCGATGTGGGTTCCAAAAGTAAATAGTTCAATTATTAATCCAGTGTCATCAGTGGAACCATATTGTAAAGCACATTATGATAAAGGAAATTATAAAAATAAGACGTTATAATGAGCCAATGTACCTTTCGAATACTATGTGTAAAATATTGTAAAAAAGTTGAAGGTTATAAGATTTTACAATATCTTCGAATAAAAATACAAATTATTGTTACATCCATTCACTACATCTTCATAAAAACATTATTCACGCGAGAGTTGCCGGGTAGTGGTTGAAGTCGGCAGAGTGATGTAACGGGTGGGCTTGATTTTTGCAACTTTGCACGTCGGACAGATATGGATGAAGCGCCAACTCCAGAACCCGCAGTATAAGATGCATTCTTGTTGTTGTTATGGACATCGGCCATTAACGTCAATCTTGCACGTTTTAACATTTACAATACAAAATTCAGTATATAATACCTTAATAAAAAATATTAGAGTATTATAACTAGATAGGTAGGTAGTATGCAGTTTATAAAGCGTTACCTCCCTGATACATTATCCAGACGAGACAAAATACGACAGAAAAATGAACTTACGAAGTCGCGCAAATTGTATAAAAAACGAAAATATTATACGCGTAAAGTGATGCGTTCATTCACTTCAAAACCATCTAAACATGTAAAACGCGCCATGATGTTGTACAATGTTGATAATATACGTCCATCGAGAGAATTGGCGATAAAAACGGGATGTTCTATAAAAGGATTGAGGCAAATCGTTCGAAAGGGTGAAGGTGCATATTATTCCTCGGGTTCGCGGCCGAACCAAACCCCACAGTCGTGGGGATATGCTCGTCTTGCAAGTGCAATTACCGGAGGAAATGCTTCTGCAGTAGATTTTCATATATTGGGTGACGAATGCGACCATAGCAAACGCGCGTATCGTTTAGCACAAAAATCGCCATCGCGAAAAGAATGATACATTTTTTTGTATATTTATACATATAATCAAAATGAACGTCCAGCAATATCCTCTTCCAGGAAGCGATATACATAAAATGGGAGTAAGCCACGATAACCAACGTCTCTATCAGGCGCAATCACAGGCGACATCCTCGTCATCATCTTCTTCTGTATGCATGGACCTAGTGGTACCTTCTCACAATAATGGAGTTGAACAAGTATCTACCCAGCCGAGTATAACGAAAGAACAGCTGAAGGATTATTTGCGTCAGTGGGTTCGTATTGAGAACGAAATTAGCACCCTTACTATTGAAATAAAGAAACGAAAAGCAATTCACCAGCAATTATCAAAGTCGCTTTTAGATGTGATGCGCAAGAATGAAATAGATTGTTTTGATATTGCAAATGGGCGTATCGTATATTCAAAGACTAAGGTTCGCGCTCCGCTTAATAATGGACAACTCAAGACGGCCCTTACAACATATTATAAGGATGACGTTGAAAAGGCGAATAGTCTTACCGAATTTTTACTTGCTTCACGTGTTGAAAAAACCCGCGAAGCGATAAAAATGAAAATTCCAAAAATCAAATAAATATATATGTTATATGAATATTAGTATTTATATATAACATTATTCAGTATGTTTTATATTGGAGGCGCACATGATAAAAAAAAAGCGGTGCGAAATATTTTTAAAGTATCAGACGTTAATGATGGTATCTTACATGAGATAGACCCCGAAAACGATAATGATGACACCGACAGTAAAAATGATACGAAACATGCAACAAGAAGCCGGCCATCATCCAGGGCAAAGTCTCGTTCGAGGTCTCGTTCGCGTTTTACGAATAAAAGTGACGAGGAAAGTGAAATAGAAACGGAAACAGAAACAGAAACAGACGAATTAGACGACACAGATACAGTTTCATCCAATACAGAAGAAGAAAACCATGACTATATAGCAACAATAGGAAGTATTAATATAAATGGTTTTCATCATCATTATAAATTCGTCGAAGATGAACTTGATTATGATATCGAAGAGTTCGCTGAACAACACCCTGAAATAAAACATTACGATATGGTAATTTATCGAATGAATACAAAATCTTCAACAGCTTTTCTAGAGTTCTTATTTTATTACGAAAATTCTGTTTGTAAGTTGCCATTTTACAAACATGCAACAAAGAAACATATACGTAAAGAATGCGACGATATAATGAAACAATTATTTTCTGGAAAATATCGCTATAGAGGGTATCTTTACGATGAACTTACTGGAAAATGTTATATTTTTTGTGAGAAATACTTTCGAGTGGATAAGGTGAAACCGGAATTGTTATCATTGCAACATACACATAATTGGTTTTGGATATGTACTACCGAAATAATATATCAGAAAAAATACATGACATTAGCAATACATGACGATGCAATTGACCTATTTAACGCATACCCGTTATTGGGTATTCTTCAAGCAACTATCCCCTTTAAAGATGTACGTGTTCGCCGTGTTCGCGCTGATGGCGGTAGCGATGGGAGAATTAAAAAATACAAAGATGAGAGATTTCAAATAGTGAATATTGAAGCACCAACTATATTGTATTATGGTTCAACATTATGTTATGCAGAAAATACGGCATTATATGGCCTCAAGAGAGAACCATTAACATCAAGGTTTGGTCCATTTTACTATTTTACATCGTTGGACCATTCATATTATTGGGCATGTTATCATAATACGAGCAAGCATACTAAGAAAGAACGAAATGTAGAAGGAGGTATATCACGTTACGCTGTATTTACAAAAAGAATGAAAACCATATTTCACGATGACGACTATGACGTTGATATGGTAAAAAAGTATGTTGAACGAAAGAATATATTCGAAACTAAAATCAACCAATATCGACAGACACAAGAAGTATATCATCATGACATGTATGATAGTATTTATAGTCAGGATTATACATGGACAACGAACTATGATACGATATATAATGGATTATACAATACTACAAAATTAATACGACCAGTATGGTGTGTATGCGACCATCGAAATTTTCAATTGTTGTCTTATTATGAAGTAGATACAAAGAATATACCTGATACATATGAACCAAGTTATTTGGATTATAAAATTATGTAAAATAGTAGAGGTTATATATATCACGAACACGATACAAAATGGGTTTATTTGATAATAAATTTTATAACTTTATTGTCTTATTTTTCATAAGTGGCATTATTGTTCAGATTATGAATTTTTTCGACATTGAGTTTGTATTTTATATTAGTTATCTATTGTGGTTTATTGCAATTGGTATTTTTGTAATTGTTTTACCCCGAGGCCAAAGTTCGGTTATTTAGAAGATTAAAATGTAGAAGATACATATATATAGCAATTAGTGGTATAATGCCGCCGAAGCCTATCACATATAATACTGAACTAGAACGCCTACTTAAAGAAAATTCGGAAGAATGCGAGTCGCTTTCAATATTGCACCGAATGTCTTATGAAAAATATAACAGGCGTTCTAATTATATTAATATACCAGTTATCATTTTGAGTAGTGCAATCGGTTTCATTACCGGTATTGATTTACAGTATGACCAGATGAATGTTATTTTAGGTGTAGGAAGTGTGTTTGTTGGTATCATAAAATCAGTTGACACATATTTTCAATTGGCAAAACGTGCAGAGTCTCATCGAATTTGTTCCTTGCAGTTTTCTCAGATTTCGAAAAAAATACAAGTTGAGCTAACGCTTCATCGAGACCAACGCCTTACAGCTGAAAATATGATGAATATTATTAAAACCGACATTAAAAATATGCAAGACATAGCACCATTGATTGATGATGATGTTATTAATGTGTATAATGCAAAATACCGAAAGTATAAACGTGTGAAGAAGCCTAACTTTGTGAATGGCTTGACAGAAGTAAAAGTAAATCCGCATAATAATGAGAATGAATACGAGTACGCAAGTCGCCAAGGAAGTCGTGAAGCAAGTCCGTCGAATAATCAAAATGAACCCCGATTATCTTCTCATGAACCAGAACAAGAAACGGAAAACGACCAAATTCAGTTGCAACTACCATCACTGAACGAACACATATTACAAGAAAAACAAAATTCAATGCAAAATAATGGATTTTTTAATCCATCTGGACAGAAAGATGATGATAATCATAGCGTTGATCCGGTTCAACCCACGATTATACCTACAAATATGACAGACGTAAATAGGATTATTACTAATAATATTGAACAATCTATTCGTAAAACTCCATCATTATCTTTTCAAGGTAATAATATACCAGCATTACCGTATGCATCTGTAGCATCAGTTCCTGTTTCAGTTCCAATTCAACAGCAGCCAAATCAGCAGTTAGATAATTTACAACTATTACAACTACTTAATCAATTGCAACAACAAGGAATTGGTAGTGGAATATTAGGTAATCAACCAGTACAATCTCGTTCGCAGGTACAATCACATGCGCCATCGCCAGCACAACCGAATGTACCACCACCAAATGCGCCATCACCAGCACCAGTCGATGTGATTGTACCGATTGATGTTGAAATAAATAATATTGTAGGTCCATCAGTATCTCCTGCAGGAAGTGTTAGAAGTAGTGCATCAGTTCCTCTCGGCACAATACAAACTGACAATAGTGGTAATCAAGTAGTAAATACGTAAATAAATTGATATAATATTGAAAGAATATATAGATATACAGGAACGATTTCATCGTATATCTATTATCACCATGGAACCAATTGTCAAATCTTCGTCTTCTTCTTCGCGAAAAAAACTAACCGCAAAGAATGATGACGCTGAAAAAATAACTGAACATATAGAAGGCGGTATAATTGTTAGAAGATACAAAGGAGAAAAAATAGAGCCTTTGTGAAAAAAGAAGAAAAGAAAGAAGAAGAGGAGAAAGAAGAGGTAAAAGAAAAAAATTGAAATGATAAGAAAGGAAAGAAGTAGAAAAGAAGCGAGCAAAGCAAAGCGAGATGGAAG